CTCAGTTCTTGTCTCAAAAGGTGAAAGTTTCCACCTGATCCTTATTCTCCCGCCACACAAGACGGTGCTACCATGCCTTCCATGAACTCTGACCTGTTCACCTACCGCCCCACGCTATCCTTTGAGCAGAACAAGCTCGCGGGCATCGAACTCAGCGAAAACCCCCAGATGTGGTCTCGGGAGGTTCTTAGTGAGCTTTACCGCCAGGTGCCGGAGGTAGCGGACTACACTCCCAAGGTCATGTTCATGCAGGTGGACGAGGAGCAGGGCTATGGCCTTGGCTGCATCGTGTTGGCAAACACGACAGACAGCGCGCTTGCCGTAACTAGGACCGGCACAGCCTCTAAGAAGGTCTTGATTCCAGTCATTGTGAAGGGGCACGAACTTCAGCCGCTAGACATCCTGATGACGTCAAGCGGGAAGATGCTTCCGCTAAATGGAACGCGTCTACGAGAAGCGCTGTTTCGTCCTGAGACCTTTGAGATGGTTACGGAGGACAGCGGCGACAGCAGCCTGTGGAACCTTTTCTACCCGCCCGGACGCTCAGACAACACCTTTGGCGCTGGCATTTCTCAGGGCTCTGACGGCGGAACTGCTGGCGCCGTAACGATGATTCAAGGCCCCGGCATGAAGCTGAGCGCCGACCAGCGTTTTGAGCTTCTTGAGGACGTTGTCGGCCCATCAGCGCTGAAGCCGGACTTAGAGGCTTTGGCGAGCAAGCTATCGTCAGACGAGGCTCTGCTGTCCGCTGTTGTGGAAAACGCGGCCAGCAGCGATGCGATTCGGCTCTTGGCTTCGTTTGAAGCTACTTCCGCGTCCTCGGCAGCGAACGCGATGAAGCTGGCTGCCGACTCTGCGAAGCCCAGCGTCATCCAGCTAGGCTTTGAGCCCGGGGAAGGCTACTGGGTAAAGGTAGCTAGCCGAGAGGTGTTCTACCACACCAACCCCACTTGGATGGACCGCCGCGATTTTCTAAAGTTTGCGGGTCCCGAGGTTACCCACAAGGTAGACACTCAGGGAACGGTTACGCTTTCTACACAGCCGGTTGTCGATGAGAGCGTAGACCCGCACGCGTCGAAGTGGTCCGTGGTAGAGAAGCCCGGGATCTATAAGGTCCGTACCCTTGCGGGGAAGGACATGACCGGGTGGGTTCTTCCAAACTTACTAGACCTTGATGGCACCCGCGTTCCGCTTGCAGTGTTTACAAACGGGGCTGTGGCGTCTGTTCAGAGTCAGATTGCCGGTGCGCACGTTGGCACCGGAATCGATCTACCCTCAGCTCCAGCAAAGGGGCCGGGCATCTTCTACGTAGCAGGCCAGGGCGGCATCGAAGGTACTGTCCCTCTTATGGTTCTTGGGTCTGAGGCCCAGATGAACGGTGGGGATTGTTACTTAGTGCGCACCATGACTGGGCACGAGTCGAAGGTGTGCATCGTTCCCGGCATGTCAGGTATGCGAGCCTTGGGCGGCGAGTTCCATGTAACCCCCGCCGTCAAGTTCCTTCCGCTGGACACTGAGGTTGCGATCCAGCTCATCGAGGAGCCGGCTGATCTGGCAAAAACCGCCGCCGCCGTTGTGGACAGGTCCATTCACATCACGGGGTCTGGTGAGGGCGAGTACTACTTCCGGTTTGATAACCTGCCCAAACTTGCCGGGATGTTTCCCCGCTCACTAGACAGCGACCAAGCAATGATGGTTCTTTGTCTTGCCGGATTAAGCGCTCAGAGCGCCGTAGACAAACTGGCGTCTGCCGAAGACGGGTTTGTCGACGTGTCGGGCTTAGTTGACGTAAAGACCGCTCACGACGCTTTTGGTGCTATGCGTAAGGCCGCATCTGCAAACGCGGCCAGCATCCGTCAGCTGCGGGTAGACCTCGTCAAGGAGGCCGCCGTGCTCCCAGACGCGATGACTGTGGACGCCGTTCTCAGCCTTGGGTTCATCAACTCTGAGAACGTGCGTATGTTCATCAGCCGCCTTCCGTACCTTGAGAAGGCGCTCTCTATGATCTGCGAGCTACTACTCGTCGCTCGGCTTGGTCTTACGGAGATTCCGGAGGGTGCCACGGCTCGTGCGGCGCGCGGACTTGACGAAGCTGTGCGCGGTCTGCGGGCGCTCTCCCTCCGAAAGCTGGAGGACGACGGCTTGGTGTCTGGATGATTCGCCTAAAGCATCCGGCGCGGCATTACATTCACTACTTGTTGTCTAGGCGGAGCATGTCCATCAAGGACGTGCTCCAGCACCTTGGGGATTTGAGTTTTCCGCTGCCCCAGGAGCGCGTAGCCTTTAATGACTTCGTAGGGGATTTGCAGCGCCTTCAGCGGGACATGAAGATTCCCGCAGGCTTTGATCCCACCGCAGAAAACTGGAATGCGGCCACAGTAGCCTTCCTAGACAAGTGGAAGATTGGGGCCATGTGGCGAAAAGATCCGTTTGTGGATCACGCCACAGATGCGCTCCTAGACCCGCACATCCGGCGGTCCCTAGAAGTATTGCTCCTTGGCCCACTAAACGTGGGCGGGATCGCAAACCGAGTATGTGCGCGCTGGGGACTGAACCCCGACGTGATGAACGCCCGGGTGATCCGAGAGTTTGGCCACTATTACTGGCTGTATACGGCCATGAACACGTCTGAGTGGAGAAACTTCTTCTTTACTCATTACCCAAAGGGCGACCACAGCGACCTGCTAATGGCGTTGAACTCACCCCGCACTTCAGCCGGGGCGGCGCTGACGCTTGCGGTGTCGGACCGTGGAGCCGACAGCCTGTCTAGTGCGGATGCTTACAACGCGTTCCGCAACTGCGCGTTCGTCATGTACATGCAGCACGCAACGATGGAGAAGCCGTCTCTAGCTAGAACGCAGGGGGCGTTCTTTGCGCTCCAGGCGTTCCGCATGGCGGAAGAGGAGCTAGACAAGACTCGTGGCGGCAGCGTTGAGCTTCTCGACGAGCTTCGAAAGATGGAGACGGTGTACGACCGCGGTAGAGTGCTTACAATCCGCGAAGTGCCAGTACTCCGGCCAATGCTCCCCTCGGGGGCTATGGAAGAAAAGGAACCAGCAACATGAGCAGCACACTTGACGAGGCGGAGCTAAAGGACATCCGGGCAGATTCTCTGCTGCCGCACATCCCGCACCCCCTTGCTAGGGACACGAAGGACTACCTGGTTGAGTACGGTGTCCGGTTGGACGACCAGGCGTTTGTCTTCCACTTCTTCTCCCCCAAAGACCGAGAGACGTGGGACCCTTCGGCAAAGATGGACGAGCGGCTCAAGCGCGCGATTGATAAGTGCTTTCGAGTCCAAGACGTGACCGCCGGGTTTGCCCCAGAGATGGATAGTTTCTACATCATCGTCGGTGGTCTGGGCGCGTCGCTCGATCCGTGGCCGCTTGTGGACCGGTTCTTCCGCGCTGTGGACGATCCGCAAGCCTGATCCGAAAAGCATTCGGAAAAGAAACAGCAAACCGGGTCCTGTTTTCCCGGTTATATTCCCGAATGTAGGATCTAAGGCTGTCTTTTAAGGTTGACGACGGCTCCATGCGCATCTGGTACCAGATGGCGCCGTCGTTGGCTTTTGAGGATTGATGGATCAGGTCCCCTAGCGCCTTCCACAGGAACCCCGACATGCCATCGAGACCTAACTTTAGCGACTTAGACACGTCACCCATCGTACGCGTGTCGGGCCGGAAGGTCGATGACCCGTTTTCTGGAAAGCGGAAGACGACCTCTGGTGGTCGGATTCACCTTAGACCGTCTCAGTGGGCGTCCAAGTTCATCAAGATCAAGGGCGGGGACACTGGAACTCTCTTGCCCATGGACTTCTCTGAGCGGCGGTACCTCGTACGTCCCTACGACACCCCGTCTAAGAAGATCCTGTTGATGACCAGCCGTCAGACTGAAAAGTCGACGACACTCGGCAACAAGCTGCTTGCGCTTAGCGTCATGCGGCCAATGTACACGTCCCTGTTTGTCACACCCTCGGCGATGCAGACCAAGGTGTTTTCTAACGCCCGTTTGGCAGACATCATCGACATCTCCCCGCTGATCCGGGGAATGACGCACAAGAACCTAGTGATGAACATCTTGGAGAAAGAGTTCTCCAACAAGAGCAAAATTTATCTCCGGTACGCGTTCCTGTCCGCTGATCGTATCCGCGGCTTGTCCACAAACTCGATCTTTGTTGACGAGATTCAGGACATGCTCTGGGACCTCATGCCGGTTATTGAGGAGGCCTCCTCCCACCACAAGGACAGGCTCTTCGTATACTCCGGGACGCCCAAGACGTTCGACAACACAATCGAAAACTACTGGGCCAAGCACTCCACTCAGTCAGAGTGGGTGATTCCTTGTGAACGCCACGGGACGCCGAATAAGCCGTACACCTGGCACTGGAACGTCCTAGGCGACAAGAACATCGGGAAGCGCGGACCTATCTGCGATAGGTGCGGCGCGGCTATCAACCCAGAGCACCCTATGGCTGAGTGGGTGCAGATGAACCCGGGGGCGGAGTTCGAGGGCTTTCGCGTCTGCCGCCTCATGGTGCCTTGGTACTGGAAACCAAACACGGGGTCAGACGACCCGTACAAGCAGTGGAACACGATCCTATCTGATCGGGAAAGGTACCCGACGGCGCAGTTCATGAACGAGGTCATGGCGATGAGCTATGACTCCGGAACAAAGCCGATCACCAGGGCTGAAGTCATCCGCGTATGCGATGACAAGTACAGCATGGATGAGGAAGAGGTTGTAAAGATCGCCCAGAGCCACACCCTATACGGAGGGGTGGACTGGGGAACGGGCGAGCACAGCTACACGGTTCTATTCGTTGGTGGATACACTCGCGCCGATTCCAGCTTCCAGGTCGTATACGCAAAGCGCTTCGACAAGCAGCTGACGGACCCGGAACTTCAGATCAAAGAGCTTGAGCGGCTCATTCGCAAGTTTAGGCTCAAGTTTGTAGGGTGCGACTGGGGCATGGGCTTTCATCCCAACAAGGTGCTCAGCTCCCTGTTTGGCCCACAGCGCATTCACCAGTACCAGTACGTCGTTCGGGCTCCCAATAAGGTGGCGTATAAAGGAGCCTTGCACCGGTTTCTATGTTTTCGCACACCGATTATGAGCGACGTGTTTAACGCGATCAAGTCGGCAAAGATCAGGTTTCCGGCGTGGGACGAGTTTAAGTCTCCGTTTGCAGACGACATGCTCGCTATCCGGTCTGAATACTCGGACAACCTAAGAATGCTTAGGTATGACCACCCAAGAAGTACTCCAGACGACAGCTTTCACGCGCTGGTTTACTGCTTATTGGCCTCGATGTTTGAGGTAAAGCGGCCTGACATTATGGCCCCCATTCGCGAGTCTGGATCAGAAGCCGCCAAGAGTGCGAGCGAAGACGCTGCGCTTGAAGAGCTTTCGTGGCAGGCGTCTAACGACTACGCTCTAGGTCCGGAGTAAGGCAAAAAGAGAGGGGGCAGCAACTGCTGCCCCCTCTCAGTGGTTCACTTCGTCTGGTCGGTGAACCACCGATTATAGGCGTATACCCCACCCGCGCCCACAAGGGCGCAGACGAGCCCGATCCCGAGCACGTGGTACCACTTCCACTGGAATCCAGCGGGGGCATCTGGCAGGACGAACGTCCCTGCATTGCTGAGAGCGGACAGAGTAGAGCGAGCCTGCTGCATTGCGATCATGGACGCAACCTCCGGGGGGACACCCCCGGAGACCATCGGGGCGGCCATGGCCGTCCCGATGGCGCCTACGGCGGCCTGGTGAGATCCGAATACGAAACGGCCCGGCTGCGCCGGGGTGGGAACGTGGGCCACCCCGTTTGTCGGGATCACCCCGACTGGCCCCGCCTGCTGCAGCTGTTGCAGCTGAGCTGGACTCAGCTGCACGACCTGAAGGCCCGGGACAGGCGCAGGCATCTGCGCGACAGGCGCAGGCATCTGCGGGACAGCGGGCATCATCTGCTGCTGCTGCTGCACGAACGCGTGCAGCGCGTTCAAGGTGGTCGCCAGGTTAGCGAGCTGGGCGTCCATGTTTGCCATCCGGTTGTCCGCCTTTGCAACCTGGTTGCCCAGGTCGGTCATTGCGGTCTGAATGTTCGGCTGCTGCTGATTGTTGTTAGACATGCATGCTTTCTTTCTAGTAGGAGGGATCCAAGCTTCCTACCAATAACTTATAGGCGTATTCCCCATTAATTTCAGATATCTAGGCCATCTACGCTTAGTGCGTTATCTTCAATCCAGGCACGCCTGCTCTCTACGTCGTCTCCCATAAGCAGGCTAAAGTACCGTTCTGCTTCGACTGCGTCTGTGATCGTTACTTGCTTAAGTACTCGGACGGCGGGATCTAGCGTGGTGGCCCATAGGTCTTCCGGGTTCATCTCCCCGAGGCCCTTGTACCGGGTAACGCGCATGCGCTCTTTCTGCGCTCCCGTGAGCGTTGACCTAAACGACTCAAACTGCGCGTCACTGGTGAAGTAGTAATCGTTGCTATGTCCGCTTAGGCGTACACCATAAAGAGGGGGCTGAGCCACGTACACATGGCCGAAGAAGATCAGCCTCGGCATACACCGGTACAGAAACGTTAGGAGAAGCGTCCTGATGTGTGCTCCGTCTACGTCTGCGTCGGTCATCAAGATGACCTTGTGGTAACGGAGGGCCTTGAGGTTGAACGCTTTGGCCTGCTCGATTCCGCACCCTAGCGCGGTTATCAGCGTGCCCACCTCCCGGTTCTCTAGGATGCTCTCTACTCCAGAGCGCTCTACGTTCAAGACCTTGCCGCGCAGTGGAAGGATTGCCTGGAACCGCCGGTCTCTTGCCCCCTTAGCAGACCCGCCCGCGGAATCGCCCTCTACGATAAACAGCTCGCACTCCTTGGGATCCCTGCTTTGGCAGTCTGCAAGCTTGCCCGGGAGGCTAAGCGGATCCATGAAGTCTTTTCTTGCGACCTGCTCTCTTGCCTTCCGCGCGGCCTCCCGCATCTTGGCGCTAAGGATTGCTTTCTCTGCAACCCTCTTTGCGATCCCGGGGTTATCCTTCAAGAACCAGCTTACTTGGTCTTGAAAGACCCCCTCAACCATCGTTCTGCCAGCGGGGGTAACAAGCTTCTCTTTAGTTTGAGAAGAGAAAGCTACCTGACTCATCCGCAGGTTTACGATGGCGACTATTCCCTCTCGGATGTCGTTGCCCGTAACTCCCTCACCGGTTAGCCCCTTAGCCAGTCCGTGCTCGCGAATGTACTCCAGTAGGACGCGGGCTAAGCCGTTCTTGAACCCAGTCATGTGGGTCCCCCCGTCCCGGTTGTGCGTGTTGTTGACGTAGCACCGGATGTCCTCCGCATCGGTATCCGTCCACACCATCGCGATCTCTACACCTTCGACTCGGAAGTAGAGGACGGGGCTAACCCGGTTCTTCTTGCCAACTACGTCTTCAAGGTACTCACGTATACCTTGATCAAACTGGAACGTGCGCTCCCACCCCGCTTTTCCACGTTCGTCAACAAGCGTGATCTTCAACCCTGGATTCAAGAACGCAAGCTCCTGAATCCGATCGGCAACGAGCTTGCGGTCGTACTCAGTAATCCCCTTGAAGATCTGAAGGTCTCGCTGCCAGACGACTTGTGTGCCTGTTGGGCCAGTCCACTCGCCCATATCCTGTACGTCGCCCTGTGGTACCCCCTGGGCGTACTCTTGGTGCCAGTAGCGCCCGTCTCTCCAAATGTGAACGTCACACCGGGAACTCACGGCGTTTACGGCGCTAACACCAACGCCGTGTAACCCAGCGCTCTGCTCGTACGAATCGTTATCGAACTTGCCCCCAGCGTGCAGGGAGCACATCACCATTTGAAGGGCGCTTACGCCTTCTTCTGGGTGAATGTCTACGGGGATGCCCCGCCCGTTGTCTTTGACTGAGCAGTAACCGTCAGCGAGGAGGCGCACCTCGATGGTGTCGCAGTGCCCCCCAAGGTGTTCATCCACCGAGTTGTCCACTACCTCTTTGATCAGGTGGTGGAGCGCGTCGCCCGAAGTAGGATCGCCCAAGTACATACCCGGGCGCTCTCTGACGGCTTCTAGCCCTTTTAGCTGTCGAATCGCGCTAGCGTTGTAGGTCTTTGCTTTCTGTTTTGTTTTGGACATCAATATCTCCGTCGCTATTTCTGATAGCCGAAGAAGCCACCCGAATCGCGAACGGATGAGCCATCACGTCGTACGGCTGTACGAGGTCAAGGCCCTGCGCGTTTAGAAGGTCTTGGGCCGCTCCAAGGAGGTGCTCCCTAGCCGGAGCAACGTCAAAGCCGTTTGACAGGTAGTCGTCGAGCATCGCAAGCATCGGCCGCCAGGGGTACGGGTCACCCGTGTTTCTGGCTAGTGTTAAGAGTTGCCGGGCGTCTAGCGCAAAGATCTGCCGACACCACATCCTTGCTAAAAACTGGCTTTTTTCTGAAGTTTTGTGCGTGTCCAGGTAAAGCCCGTACAGGAGATCAACCCGTAAAGGTTGCTGCTCTAGCCCATACACGGAAGATTCCAGCGTTCTAATTCTCCTCTGGAAATCCGAGATCGTGGCTTGTAGACTTAGATTGTCTGCGATATCACTCATGTGTACTGGGTTTCCCTGGAGGGCCTAGATACGCTACCCTAATAACAGATCCAGAAAAATGGATACCCCCATGGATGCTATGACCTTCGAAAACCTCGGAAAGCAAGCCGCACGGCTTGCCGAGACCGGAGATCTAAGCCTTACCGAAGCCGTCGTTCACACGATTGGGCATGTAAAGCTTAACTCCGAGCAGGTTCGGCGCGTGGTGGAGCAGGCAAATGTTGAGGCGTTTAATCGTAAGTTCGCCTCGACCTCCGGTTCCATGCGCGCGGTTCACATTGACGGTGGGCCTGCGGACCCAGCTGCCGTGCTACAAGCTCTTAACGACGGGGCGCGGCCCCGGGAGGTAACAATCGACGTGCTTGAGTACTCGATGCCTCCTGAGCAGTTTAAGACCTCTTCGTTCTCCTTTGTGGATTCGGCTCGAACGGCAGACGGGGTGCGCGGGGATGTGCACGCCCTGAGTGACCGGCTTCGTGCTGCTCACGACGAGGTTACGCAGAACTACGAGGCTGCTCGCGGCGATATGAACGAGCACCTAGTTTCTCTATCTGGTGAGGTGAAGGCAGCTTCACTCCAAGGGGCCACCTCCGGCGAGATCTTCTCTGCTTGGGCCAAGGTAGACGCAGAGCTTGCAAAGCTGGCGTTTGGTAAGCTTAGCCACCTTATGCACGGTGACGGAACAAAGGTAGCTGGGCGAGAGATCAGCCCTCGCTCTTCTGTAGTTCGTACGTTTGCGGACTTCTCTAAGTCCGCGCATAGCTACGAGGCCCACCAGCGGGCGCTCACCGAACTAGAGGCGGAGTTGCACAAGGTTAGCAACTGGATCAAGGCCAACCGGAGGACCTCATGACCTCTCGTGGACACGCTATTGCGCGCGCGTTGCTCAAGACCGCAGGCAAATCAGAGACTGCCGCCTCTGCGCTAAAGCAGCTTGCTCACGGCACGATGGACGTCATCAGTCATGTGGGTGAGCATGGCGGCCGGTTTGCTGAAAGCCTTGGTGCGCCCAAAAACCTCGGCGTCGGACTTGCTGTAGGTGGTACTCTGCTTGGGGGCGCCCAGCTTGCTAAGTCTGGCCTAACCGCAGGAGCAAACCGGGTAGACCAGTGGCGCGCGCGCCATGGTCTAATCTCTCCGGGCGCGGGCTATCCACAGGGTTACTGACCTACAGAGGTTTTTGTGGCAATTCGTTACTCACAGCACACTAAAGTCGCGCACGCGCTGGTAGAGGCTACAAAGACTGCCAATGCTCCTCCGCCCAGTTTAATCAGCGACATTGTCCGGCACCCTGCGTTCTTGGCTCCGCTAGCCATGATGGGTGTAGGTGCCGCTGTTGGTGGCGCTCAGTCGTTAGTGACCCGTCTGGCGGACGCTAAGAAAAAGAACGACACGTTCCGTGGGATGTTGCAGCTAAACCCGACGCTCCGTGACCAGGACCAAACCACGGTGAAGCGCGTGTTTAGCAGCCTTCACGCCGCTAACCCCCACTTCATGAACGACCCCATGGTGGCGGGCGCGCTGGTTCACAGCACTATTGAAGCTCAAAGCGCCTACGGCATGGACCAACCAATGGTTGCTCTTGCCAAGCAAGTGTCAGAGCTTTCTCAAGGCCGCGCCTCCATCGTTTCTTCTCTGGAGAAGGAGCGGAAGATGCGCAGTTCTTGGGGAGAGGCTGCCCAACGAGCTGTTCAGGGTGGCTTTGAGGCGGTAAAGGACATTCAGGCAGAGCAGAAGGCTCAGCCGCTCGCAGCTCTTCGCAGGGAAAAAGAGAAGTTTGAGGATCAGGTAAACAAGTTCCAGCGGGAGCGCGCGGTTGAGGCGCAGCGTGCTGCGGTAGATAGGGCTACGCGGGAGATTGAGCAGCTAGAGAACCGCCGACAGCGAGCGCTTCAGATGCTGGGGAACGTTCCCTCCAGCCCGCCTTCAGCGCCGCCAGCTACACCGGCACAGCAGTCTCTGCTTGGCCGCATTCGGTCTGTCTTCCGCACAAATCCCTGATGCTTATCAAGCGGTCATACTTCGCGGGGGAGCACGACGGGGAGCCCCTCGTCCGTGTTCTTCGTCCGGGTGAGATGGAGAAGGTGGCGGGGCTTGCTCCAGAGGCACAGAAGTTCTGTGACTGCTTAAAGCCAGACCCCCGGTACACGTACGTTCTTTGTAACGCGATGGGGTACTCCGAGTTTTACGGAGCCAACTCCAACAAAGACTGGTACGGCTACAACTCTCACTTAGACTTCAACGGGCTCTTACACTCGTGGGACGACATCGGGTGTAACGCTGAAGCTGACCGTATGAAGGGGAAGGCTTGGCCCTACGGCTACCCTTGCTTCTACGGAGCTACCGTATACGCGCACCACAAGAACACGGACCCGCAGCAGTTGGGCTTTGGTGACGTGATCTTTGCGACGCTCAACCCAGCCATGAAGCGGGTTGAGCTGGTCAAGCGCGTGTTCAACGAAGAGGCCCAGAAGAAAGGCCACACCTCCATTCTTGACCGAGTTCGCGCGGGAGAGCGCGTCGACGTAAGCATGGGGTGTAAGGTTCCTTTTGACCTTTGTTCCATCTGTACAGACTGGAACGAAGTCAAAAAAGCCTGGAAGACTTACGACGAGTCCCGCCATCGGCACCCAGGAATCGCAATCCTTGAGTACCACCGAAAGGTCCGGCCGATCCGGGGCTTGGCGGTGACTAAGGTTGACTACTGCCAGCACATGATCAACGAGGGCGGGAAGGTGTACCCGGATGGCCGCAAGGTCTTCGTGTACAACGACTTCCCCCGCTTCTTTGACATTAGCTTCGTTTGGATTGGCGCAGACCGAACGGCCCGCGTGATGTGGCATCTGTCCTCTCCAGATGCTCCAGTGTCTGCCCCGCGCTTAGGGCCTCCAGCCGGTATGCTGGAGAAACTCCTCAACATGCTTTCGGCTAAGGTGTCTCACGCATCGACAAAGCGTTCGATGATTGAGAAGGAAATCCCTGGCGGCGTTTCTGAGGCCGCGTTTAGGGATGCGGACACCACGCCAGAGCTGAGCATGAGCGTTATTGTTCGTGGGTCGGGCTCTGACCCACGAAAGGTGCTGTCCACCCTCGCTGCTCTTGGCATCATTCCTACCCCCGGAGAGTTCCAGTCTTTGGTGTTGCCGGGGATGGAGGGTGGCGATCTGCTCAAGAAGGCGTTGGACGAGCGTAACGCTACGTTCGACACCCGAGCCCCTGGCGTAGACAACACATACGCAGTTTCTCCTCAACACTACGACGCCAAGCTTGCTTCGGCTTTTTCCGCCCTAATGGACGAGCGTTCAAGCTTCGACCCGTTCCTCATGCGCCGCATGTCTGAGAGCGGGCCAAAGCTTGCTTCATCTCGGCGCGTAGAGTTGAACGCTCCGCTCCTAAACAAGGTTGCGGAGATGTACAACGGCTACCGAATTTCTGTACTAGAACAGGCGCATTCTCTATTCCCAAAGTCCGCAGAGTATCTGGACCTAGACTTACTCTCCGGAGCTGAGGGTGCGCAGGTTGAACCGGACCTCGGAGAACTTCTCCTAGGTCACGGGCCTATGATACAGTTTATTTCATCGCATCTTCGTCGCTCTGGCGAAGAGGGATCCCAGATCAGCAAAATGGCTAAACTCATCGCAGACAACGGCTCGTTTGAAGCGATGCACACCATTGGAGCTGCCCTCCGTCAAACTATGCTAGTCGACAAGACAAGTAGTTTGGTGCAGGCTGCGGAGCACCTTTTCGGCAAAGCGGGGCTGATGGTTTGATCCTTTATAGGCAGCTCCGCGCCGCCGAGGACCAAAGGATCTACAGGTAGAGAGATACGGAGACAACCATGGATGATATCCGAGAGATCTTTGAGCAGGACACCGCGGGCACCGACCTTGACGCGGAGCTGGCTACCGCTGCCCAGGTGTTAGAGAAGGTCGCCCTCGATCAGGGCGTGGATCTCAGTCTTCTTACAGACGACCAGGTGGCCGAGCTTATCGTTGAGCTTATGCCCAGCAAGCTCGCCGCTGACCATGAGGCCGCTGAGTCCGAGGAGGAGGAGCGCAAGGAGCACGCGGAGAAGCGTGAGAAGCGTGAGACCTCAGAGAAGAAGGCGGGCATCCCCGACACCGTTACGTTTGCCGACGTTGCTGCCGAGCTTGGCAAGTACGCGGCGGCGAACGGCATCGACCTTAACGAGGTTAGCCGCGAGGCGTACCACGAGGCCTTTGACCGTATGGCCGCCGCGATGACCAGCCCGGAGTACGAGGCTGAGAAGATGGCGAACGCCGAGGTAGAGGCGAAGGTCGCCGAGGCTGACGCTATCGGCCGCCTTATGGCGCGCGCGTTTGTTGACGAGCAGTACAAGCTGGCCAGCGACGCGAAGACCGAGGCCGCTAAGGGCGTTTACGAGAGCATCAAGGGTGGCCTGTCGAAGGCTAAGGACTTTGTCGGTCGCAACACCGACAAGGCTCTTGACTTCGCCAAGGAGCACAAGGGTGGCCTCGCGCTTGGCACGGCTACGACCGGCGGCGCCTACATGGTCGGTAAGGGCGTGGGCCGCTCGAAGCAGAAGCGCAAGATGATGCAGGACATGGATAAGGAGTCAGCGATTGAGGCGGCCGCGCTGGAGATGGCGCGTCAGGCTCTCGTTGACAACGGGATCGACCCGGACACCGGCAAGGTTGCGTCGGACGACGACCTCGTGCGTATCCGTGCGCTTGAAATCCTTAAGGAGAGCGGCTGGGTGGAGTGACCTAGCAGGTACCCATGCGAACCACCTATCCCGTAGAGATGATCGACAGCTTCATCAAGGAGGCTCAGTCCGCCATGATGGAGCCCTACGGGGTAGGTGACTCGCAGCGGGCTTTGGAGGGGTACAACCGCCGCAGGCAGGAATACTCCCAGCCCAACCCGCCAACAAGCGGTACCGTGCCAGACATGATCACTTCACAAAAAGCCATTCAATCACCGCCAGTGTGAGGAGAGCACCATGGGTAAGTCCCTAAGCGAGATCGTGAACTCGGCCCTGTCTGACGCTGACAGGAACCTCAAGATTGCGTCTGCCTACGACGCTACGACTGTAGACTCAGGGGACTTCCTCGCTGCTGAGCTGGCGGAGCCCCGGGCCAAGACCGCTGCTTCGGAGGAGGATTCCTTCTCCAAGAAGGAGCGTGAGGGCGCAAAGAAGATCATGAAGGAGCACGAGCGCTCCATGCACCACGAGCACGGGGAGCATGAAAAGAAGGAGAGCGCCCTTCGTATTCGGGATGACGCCGCCTATGGGCTGAAGCTTGCGACCGCGCTTGAGCAAAGCGCCTACCTTGTCGCAAAGCTGGCTGCGGACACTGATCCCTCCACGCACCCGTCGCCCGTTACGGTGGGCACCGGGGGTGCGGGTACATCGCCATTAAGCGCCCCCGGCCCAGACGTAATGTCTAGCGGGTTCATCGGGGAGCAGACTGCACACCCGCGCGCTCAGTCTACAGTGTCGGGCCGCATTTCCGGCCCGTCGCTCAGCAACTCGGACCTTCCGACGAGCAAGGCTGACCACACGGGCAAGCTTGACGGTCAGATGCCCCCGAATAACACGGGCAAGACCGCCGGCTGGACACGCAGCAAGGAGGCTTCGGAGCGGGTTCTTCGCGCCAAGGTCGCCCAGGCTGAGCTGCTTTCTCGCCTTGGCCAGACCAAGGCGGCTGAGGCGCTCATGCAAGAGGTCTACAAGCAGGCGCAGGACCCTTCCTCACCTCCCCCGGAGCTTCCGGCCCACAACGAGAGCTTCCGTATGAGCACGGAGCCCGGCGAGTCCAGCATGATTCCGGATAACGCTGGCCTCATTGCCATGAGCAGGGCTCAGGCGAAGGATCGCTCAGTCCGCACTACGTCTGAGTATCTGTCGGAGACCCCGCGGCAGGATAACGCCGTGGCGGCCCACACTCTTCGTACTGACGGCCTGAAGGTTTCCTCGCTTGACGCTGTGGGAGAAGCACTCGGCCTCCCTTTCGGCGGAAGTGAGAAGACGGCCAAGTCGTGGGAGGAGAAGCTTGAGAAGCTCAAGGCGAAAGCCGAGAGCAAAGGCCTATCCGAAAAACAGAAGGCCAAGGCTGAGTTCAAGTCCGAAAAGTACCAGCAGGCGTACAAAAAGCACCAAGCCAAGAATGAGATGACCGAGTCGGCGGCTCGGGACATTCTTAACGCTCGGCCGTCTGGCGCAAAGTACTTCTGGGGCGGGCCCGCGTACGCGGATTGGGATCGTGGACGCCGGGAGGCTGCGCGTGCTTTCCTTGAGCAGAAGGCGCGTGAAAAGACCTCCGCCTTAACCACCATTGACGCTGAACGGTTGAAAGAAGCGGGCGTTGCGGATGCCGCAAAGCACCTGGCCGGAAAGGCTGGTCGTGGCCTACTCACCGCTACAGATCGCGCGCTAGCTGGTACCGGACAAGCCGTCCAGCGCGCTGGGCTAGCAGTACGTAGTGCCGGGGAAGGTGCTGCTTCAGCGGGCCGCCGAGTGGCGGATGCTATCGAGCAGGGGGGGCGCAAGATAGAGTACCTAGACCCGAGGAGGAGTGCAAAGTCTGTAACCTGGGCGGCTGAAGATCTGAAAGACCGCATTCTCAGCAGCAAAACGCTTGCGGAGCTTAGGAAGTGAGGAATCGGAACGATGACTCGCCCTAACGTTGATCTTGGCCGCGCGTTCTTAGAGCGCGCAGTAAAGGTGGCGTCAGACCCAGACGCGGACACTCACGAGCGCGCTTACGCTCAACAAGTTGTAGCCGCTGTAAAATCGGCCAACGACAAACATCTTGGTCAGGTTTTTGCGCAGCTTAGGAAGTGAGGAACAGCATGAGTAACAAGATGACAAAGGTAGCGGGGCAAGTTCCCGGCGTTCTTCACGAGGCTGCGCAGCACATGCGTAAGCTAGCTGAGGCCAACGTCGGCCTTGCTGAGGAAAACGACGGTCTTCGGCACGAGCTTCGCACGATGAAGCTTGCTCGCCGTATGGAGGTTCGCGGGATTGAGCCAGCGCTCGACTTTGAGTCGAAGGTGGCGAAGATCGCGCAGCTTCCCGTCACTAAGCTAGCGGCCGTAGAAGAGGCCGTTGAGCTTACAGCGGGTGGGTTCCGCCTCGGGCACGTCGAGCAGCCGCAGACGGGCGAGAAGCGGGCTTCGAGCGGGGAGCTTTACTCCGCCGGTGACAGCGGTGATGTGTTAGAGGGTTTCGTAGAGACAATGTCCGCCTACAGCTGAGGCTCGGCTGGCCAAGGCTAGGTAAAGAAAGCAACTAGGAGAGAACCACCATGGCATCGTTTGATCGCAAGTTCGAGATCATCCAGCCGACCCTCGACCGCCTTATGCGCAAGCCGCTTGAGGTGGCAGACGTGGGTCTGCTTAATCCCCAGGGCACCTCGCCCGTTCCCCTTATCGACGGTGAGATCGTTCAGGTCAACTCGTCGTACAAGTGGGCGCGCGGGACTGACGCCGCGAAGCCGGGCTTCTTCGTTATCGAGGATCGCGGCGACTACGGTGTTCAGGCCTCGCGTAAGCTCTCGGCCATCATCGGCCCGACCTTCGAGGCGGACACGGTTGTCTTTGACAACGTCGGTGTCGTCACGCTTGGCCAGGCGCTCATGGGCGGCGTTGTGAACAACGCGCTTTCGGGCAGCGTGGCGCGCTGGGGCCTTGTGGCTCACGCGGGCGCTAACATCGTGCTCGGTTACGTCATGCGGCTTCCGGCCAGCAACGGTAACCGCCTCCGCTTTATCCAGACCTTCGCCTGAGCCCCAGGGAAGGCAAAAGAGAACCAGGGCCAGGAAAGGAAAGGAACCACATCATGTCGAACGCCAAGGAGATGCTACTCAGCCAGCTCTCCGATCCGGGTGCAAAGAGCAAGATTGCTGCCCGTTTCGGTGGGTACATTCGGGACCGCCTTCGTGAGGCGTCGTTCGTTGAGCGGGTTCTGCCGCCCGAGAACGTCGACCGCTCGCAGTGTCAGGTCTCGACCAATCACGACGCGCTCGTGAAGATCGAGTACCTTGAGCCGCGCAGCCGCGCGATGGTTGTCACGTTCCGTGGCGAGCCGCGTGCGAACTTCATCCGGGGTGAGAAGGTGGAGGTTCCCTTCATCACGATCATGTCGGAGATGTTCCAGAAGCCGGAGCAGGAGTTCCTTGCTTACGCCTTCCCAATCGGGAAGGTCATCGAGCAGAACGCCGTCCGTGACCTGGGCGAGATCCAGGACCGCGAGTTCACGATTCACATCGAGAGCGCGGTTCAGGCCCTCCAGACGGAGGCCAACGGTGGCGTCGCTACGGCGCTCAACGCGGCCACCATCGGCGCGGGTTCGGTCGTGGAGTTCTCGGTCACGAAGGGCGAGCTTGCTCGTATCGCGGCCACGAACGACGCGGTTGTTCGTCCTATCCAGCGCCCCGACGTGGTTCGGCTCATGAAGCTGCTCGACGGCAACCGCCTAGAGTCGGACATGATCCTTATGACGTCGCAGGACTGGAACGACATCCTTCAGTGGACCGTCGAGGACCAGGGCGACAAGATCCAGTCGGAGACGGTCGTCAACGGCTACAAGTACAACCTGCTTCTTGGCAAGCGCTATGTCCGTACCATCAAGACGGACATCCTTCGCCCGGGCAACGTGTACTGCTTCACCTCGCCGGACTTCCTGGGGCGCTTCTACGTGCTCAACCAGGTCAAGTTCTACATCGACAAGGTCATCAACATCATCAAGTTTGTCGCTTGGAAGGATGTTGGCATGTCGATCGTGAACATCGCCTCGGTTCGTAAGCTGGAGCTGTACTCCGGCGACGCGAACCCGACGACGAACGCGAACGCGATCCTTGCCTCGGTTACGCCGGTGAGCGAGGAGAACCTGGGCGCGCAGAACAACCGTGCGGGCAACCGCCAGTTCTACCCGCAGGTTGTCAGCTTCTGATAACTAGGGGGAACGGCCCCAACCCCAGTACGGAGGGGCACCGGCTACTGTGCCGGTGCCCCTTTGTGCTGATATAAGCAAAAAACAAGGAGCGCCACATGATCCAAGACCAGGTTATCTACGCGTTTGGCTCAGGACGTGACCCGCAGACAAAGATGGCACGTCGGCTTGACCGTTTTGGTGAGCGGACTTTCCGCATCGGTGCGGATGTCGTAGTCCGCGCAGGTCGCCGGATTCCCATCTCAGTGAAGTACATTGCCGACCACCTAGAGGAGGTTATCGGTCATGTAGAGCGGGGAGCCCTTAGGCTTCAGAGCGACTCGGACCGCTACTTAGACCCGAACGAGCTGCGTGCTCTCGTTCGTGGGGAGCCGCTAGTTAAGGCGTCAGAGGAGTATCGGCCGGAGCCGGAGCCTGAGACTGAAGTTCTTCCCCAGGCTGAGCCTGAGGTAATGGAGCCTCTCGTCGAGACTCCCGCCGTTGAAGATGACGCCCCGGAACCCACTAGCTCTCCTCTTGAGGAGCCCGAGCAGGTAGAGGCCGAGATGGCCGCTCCCGCCTACGAGCCTCTCCCAGATGGCTGGCGTACGCAGAGCAAGCGCGTTCTGCTTACCCTCGGCTTAGAGCGTGGCCTTAACGTTAACGACAAGATGTCGAACCGCGAGCTAACCGCGGTCCTGTCATCTTTCGAGAGCAGCCAGGGCGCTTGAGTGCCTACCCAGCTACAGCCATTAGGGCAGTCAAGCTCTGACGCGTTTAACGCGCACATTCAGAGCGTTCGGCTGTTCACCCGCGATTTCTCTGAGCTTAACCTCCTCATTCGTGGGGAGGAAAGCTCAGACCGCATGGTTGCCTGGGCTACCGTAGACTTTTTAAGCGACTTTAATGGCACCCCGTACCTGACAAACTACTCTCTGGATGATCTGTTTTCTCTAAATCTCCAGAGCTTCTGCGTCCGGGGAACTGTCATCAGCTTGATGCAAAGTCTGATGATCTTCTACGCAAGGAACCACCTTCCATTTTCGGATGGTGGGCTGAGCGTATCCATCAACGACAAGGCGCCCATCATCCAGTCCATGCTGGGATTGTTTCAGAGCGCCTACGAGCAGCAAAAGCGACTCGTAAAAACGTCGTTGAACGTAGAGGGGATTATGGACGCCAGTCCAAGCGGTGTACACTCGGACTACTACGCGCTGTCGGCCATCGGATTCTACTAAAGCCACAAGCCGCGTTTGGGCAAGTTCGCCGCGTTTGTGGGCAAGATCAGAAGGAACTAGGCCATGCCACACAAGATCATCGTCGGGACCCGAGAGACGCTAGAGGATTACATCAACGGGGCAACGCTCGGGAACCCAATCCCTACGCTGGACTTGCCTGTGGGGGGAAAGACCCTGGTCTTTACGACTCCGGCGGTAACCGTGACCTTGTCAGGTGCCGTAGGTTCGTTTATGTCGCTAGCGGCGGTTGTGACAGAGATCAACGCCGCTGTTGGCTCTACGGTCGCTGTTTCACGCGCGTATGACTACGGCCCGCACACAACGAGCCGCGCGGGCGACGGAAGGCTCATCCCTAAGCAGCGCCTCGTGTTTCAGCGAGATGCTGGGCTGGCGCTGGATGGGACTGGAACGGCGCTTGCGGACCTGGGGCTATCGGCCTTTACCTCTGCTGGCATCATCCCGATTGCTAAGATCTCTGGGATGACGGGCGGACCCTCCTTTGGGCAGCTAACACTCATTGTCTCTCCGTGAGGGCTCTAATGCGCCACTACCAAGAGCTGGACCTAGACATCCTATCTCTTCAGAAGTCTGCCGGTACACCGGTTCAGGGCGGCATCTTTTTGCACGCTCTTCGTAAGCTGGCTGCTCCCGGCGAGGCCGCACCAGACCAGAATCTGGCTACGCACACTGAGGCGGTAGCTTCGGGTGACGAAGCGTCCCCTGCTGATGCAGAAGCGCTGTACCAGCAGGCAACTCCTGATACCTCGGGCCACCTTGAGGGTGAGTTTGCAGTTCCGGTCGATCAGGCCGTGATGACGATGGCCCAGCTTGTTAGTCACGAGCTAAAGCTTCAGCTAGCCTACCTCTTCTATGCGGAGATGCTCCGCGGGCTTAACCGCGACCTGTCCAAGGTGTTTGGCGACATCGCTAAGCAAGAGATCGAAGATGCTCAGTATCTCCTAAAGCGTATCTCGGTCCTCATGCCGGGCGGTGTGCAGATTCCCATTCCGCCCAGCCCGACTCCAATGGTGGATCCAGTTCAGATCCTTAACCAGATGATTGCCGGGGAGCAGCAGGCTATTGTGCTGCTTAAGGCTCTGCACAGCCAGATGGGGGAAAACCCCATGAAGTACACGGTCGAGGAGATGCTCTCGGAGGAGCAGGGACACCTTGATAAGCTTTGGCAGTTTATGCCAGCTGGCGTTCCGATGCACCAGTCCCCGCAGCCCATGATGGAAGTGGCGCAGGTTCCGGCCGCAGCGGGGCCTAAGCTAGCTGCGGCGATTAAGATCGCTCGACGCAAGAGCGCGCAAGAGATGGTGCCTGCGCCGGGCTCAGAGCCCATTGAGTCCTACGTTCAACGTGAGCACCAGTTATCTTTAGCCCAGAGTGAGGCCGAGCGGCAGGATCTTGCCGCTCGGCTACAGCAAGCGCAGAACACTGCCGCTCAAGTTCAGATGATGGCCGAGCAGTCGAACATGTCTGCGCAGCAGGCAGCGATGCAGGCAAGCCAGGCTATGCAGCAAGCAGCGGCCCAGCAGCAAATGGCACAGGCTGCGCAAACTGCCACAACTCAAGCGCAGGCCCAAGCCGCTGCGGAAGCCGAGGCAAAGATGCGGCTCTCCGTGCGGTTGTCTCAGATTCGCCAGCAGCTAGCGAATATGGCTTCGCAAGATGCAGCTGGTGAAGAGGGTCTTGGCATGCCGGCTGTTGCTGGTCCGGGCGACGTATCTACGGCTACTCAGCAGCAACAGCAAATGGCCCAGCAGCAGGCTATTGGTCAGCTAGCTTCCGAGCAGATGGCCGCTATGCAGCAGGGCGGGCCTCGGGCTAAGGAAGAGACCGCTGAAGCGCAGCGCGCCTCTCAGGAAGCGCAGATTCAGGGGCAACAAGCAGCGATTAGCCAGGCTACGGGCGCCTGACAGGAGATAACGATGTCTCGTCGAACAGATTTAGATGACGTGGTAGCTGGCCTCATCGCGCCCCACCGCACAGAGACCCCAGAGGAGTTGTCTTTGTTTGATATGCGCGCCCTAGCGGATCTGCGAGAGGGTCAAAAGCTTGCTGCAAACGGAGACCCCCTTCGGGAGAAGATGCATCGGCTAGGTCAGCTCAAGAAGAAGTCTGAGCTAGACCCAGAGTTCACAAAAAAGCTCGTAGCTCAGTTTAATGCGCCCGTTGACCGCGGTTCGTTAGAGCGAGCAGTTGCTTCCCGCGGGGCGTCTGCTCCCCCTGTTGGGCTTGGCACTAAGATCAAGGGGTTAGTCAGCAAGATTAAGCGCGCAGAAGACGTTGAGTACGGCGGCCAGGTAAACAACGGGATTGCCACGGCTCCCGAGTGGCCCCGTGCTGCGCTTGGGATTGACTCTGCGGGCCGCCTCGCAACTCGTGAAGAGCGCCGTCAGCAAGACACAAGCGTCTCTCCCGACGTACAGCACGTAAGCCCCCGAACCGACGGCGAAGGCTTTGTTACCAAGGGCGCCCACGACGAGAAGCTGATCTCGCTGTTTAGCGGCGGGGTGGCTAAGGTTGCTCGTGAGCTTCAGAGCCACAAGACGGTTGAAGATCTTACCAAGAACATGAAGCCGGGCGACGTCGTTCTTATGACGCCCCAGCCGCTTCCCGAAGATGCTGGCCTGCTCCAGCGGATTGGTGGAAGCGTCTTTGGTGCTGTATCCGGAGCCATTCAGGGCAAGTACACCCACGCAGGTATCTACACCGGTGATGGCAACGTAATCGACATCCGCGCCGAAACGGGTGTGCGCAAGGTTCCTTTGAAGAGTCTAACCAAGGATCTTGGGGTCGCCGTGGTGCGCCCCAACGTCCGGGGTAAAGCGCGGCAAGAAGCAGTTCAGCGCGCCGAAAGCTACTTCAAGAACCGGGATAAGATCCACTACAACACGAAGGATCTCATTCCCGCGGCGGCTAGCGCCTTCATGGACATCGGCGACAAGCCGATTAACGAGAACCAGGTTATCTGCTCGTCGATGGTCGCCAACGCGTTTGGCAAGCATCGGATTGCTCCTGGGGTAGCTCGCCACGCCACAAAGCCCTCGGACTTCCTTCAGTCCCCGCGGGTTAGTTACGTCGGAAAGTACGACGCGCCCACCAAGGTATCTGCCGCGCTTGGCAAGTACGCCGGCATGAATGACCGGGCTGGGATGGCGCTTAGTGAGCTGTTCCATAACAACCCGTCTGCGGTTGCGGCGGCAGAAAAACTGAAGAAGACGCTCGGCCCGCCCAGAGGACTGCCAGTTGGCCCTCGCACCGACAGAACAAGGTTTATAAGGATTAGCAACCTAGACCTGCCGGGGGTCAAGAAGTCGTCTATGAAGGTCGCGTTCAAGCCGGGCCAGATCCTTACCGGTGGACTGAGCAGCGCCGCCCCGCACGACTTTGGTGGCATCGCTTCCGCTATCCGTAAGTTTGAGAGCGGCGAGGCTCGCGCTGCTAGCCGAGTAGCGCCTACGCTGGTCCCCACTAAGCCCGTATCTTCGCCGCCAGTGCTTACCCGAGGAGTGCCGTCTGAAAAGGGCCTCGCTGCTCGAAGGCGCTTAGACAGTGAGTTGACCGCGCTTGAAGACCGCTATTTGCGAAAGGCCAGCTCGCTGCTTTTTAAAAAGCTAAGCGCTGCGCTCCCCGCGTCCGCTGTAGCTAAGACAGTCCAAAGAAAGCTCATTCCTACGGCGGCTATGTCGGCGCAGGAGCTGTCTCATGGGGTTTCTCACGAAGTAGCTAGGAACCTAGCTAAGCAGCCCAACAACATGCTTAGCGGCATGGCCGCTGCGGGACAAAAGCTTCGAAGCAGCGGGGTGTACCCCACAAACGTTCCTGCTCCGCCGCTATCACTATTCAGTGCTGCTTGACCACCCTGTATGCCGCACTACCTGCCCATCGATAAGCTCCGAGTGCGGAGCCTAGACGTGGATCGAAAGGAGTTCACTTGGGAGGTCAATGACACCCAAGAGGACGCCCTCGATTACACGTTTCAGGTTCTACGCTCGGAGTCTCCCGAGGGGCCGTTTGATCCGGTCACTGCAACGTTTGAGGACCGCTATATCTTTGTAGACGCGCGGGTCCCACAGGGAGACCGGTTTCGCCAGCTTTGGTACAAGCTTCGGGTCGTCCACAAGTCTTCAGGAGATGTTCGTGAGCATGGCCCGGCAACCCATGAGGCTGACCCGGATCTAGTTGCTCAGTACATCCGCCGTAGTGAGATGACACTGCTAACGCAGGTCATTGGAAGGGCTTGTTGGCTGTTTAAGCTCCGCAGTTTTGGGGCAAGGTGCCCTTCTTGCTGGGATACAACAAGCCACAAGCGGACACGGTCTAGCTGTATCGACTGCTTCGACACCGGCTACCTGCGCGGGTACCTCGACCCCATCGAAGTCTGGATTCAGATTGATCCTGCTGCAAAGTCTCAACAGAACAACGCGCAGCAGATTGACCAGCAGACAGCCACGTCAGCCCGTACGTCGTTCTACCCAAACATTGGGCCTGGGGATGTGCTGGTTGAAGCAGAAAACAAGCGGTGGCGGGTTTTATCAGTCACACAGTCTGAGCGGCTACGCGCCCCGATCAAGCAGGAGTTAACACTCCGACAGATTGCTTTGACTGACATTGAATACCGCCTGCCCATCAACCTCACTAGGGCGCTCAAGGACATTCAGCCGAGCCCTCCTAGGATGTTTACAAACCCCACGGATCTGTTCTCCGCGATCGACGAGAGAACCCCCAACATCTTTGCTAACTACCCGACCTACCCCAGCAACGTAGGGGAAGAGTGATATGACTGACCGTCCTAAAGTCGAAGGGGAGTCCGGTCTCCACAGCACGATGTACGCAAAGGAGATCCTTGGCGAGGCCGCCAAGGGGACCGCTGCGGGTACTGCGCTAGGAGCGCTGCTGAAGCATACTGGTGGAAAGGTTGGGCCTGGTACCCTCGGGACCGTGGGTGGTATCATTGGGGCTGTTCACGGCGGGCTAAAGGGCCGTGAGAAGTCAATGCGGGATGTCGTTACGCAGCAGAGGATGCACCAGCGTGCCGAAGCTCGCGCATCAGCCCGGAAGAAAAAACCTTCAGAGGAAACCAAGGAAGCCATGACCCCTTATGACCGTGTTATGTGGGCCGCATTCTCCGACGAGGTTGAGAAGACCGCGTTTCTAGGGGCTACTCTAGGCGCCCTGGGCAAGGGTGTTGCCGGGCTGGGTCTAAAGGGTATGAGCAGCGCTGGTATGGGCAGCGCGGGCGCCGGGCTCTACAATAAGGGAATCACGGCAGCTCAGAACTTCCTAGGGCCGGGCGCCACGCGAGCGGCCGGTAGGGACCTGCTCCATAAGGGTCTTGGGGCGGCTGGAGCGGTAGGCACGCTTGGAACCGCCGCCATGGTAGGCCGGGCGACAAAGGGCTGAGATGCCGCGGGCTGACGAAACTGTGCTGAGGCATACGTTCGATAAGCTATCGAACGTGCCTGGCGTCTTTCGTCAGCTTGATGCTGGGCGGGTGCTCGGCGCAGTAGGGCCAACAAATAAAGCCCTAAAACCGCCTGCCCTAGGAACGTTTGGAGTTAAAAGCTCGATACCTGGGACTGGGATTGTAAAGCGCGCGGACGACGCGTGCGGTGGCGTCACCAACGCCGAGATCAAAACGACTGAAGAGGAATACCGCGCCCCGATCGCTAAGCGCAGCAAGACCAGCGCAGAAAAGATGGACGAAGAGCGTTGGAAGCAGACGCTCAAAGACATCCCTCTTGTTATTCTTGCAACCGGCTTAGGTTGGGGGATCGGAAAGACGATTTCCGGCGCAGTAGGGGAGCGGCTTGCGCGGGAAGGTGTGCGTCCCGAGTGGACGAAACACATTCCCGCTGCAACGGCACTCCTCTCTTCAGTTGGTTCTTACGCCATGGGTCGGAGCCGTGGAGAGATGGCCCGCAGGCGAGATGAGGCCGGTGCTCGGTCTCCGCAGCAACAGGTGCAGGAAAAGCTGTCAGGCGAGTTTTCTGTATTCGTGGGCTCCCGACTTGCGAGACGCCCATGACGGCAATCTCCCCAACTACGCCTGAAGGATACCTACAGGGCCAGGTATTCCCGCCCACCTTTGAGCTGGTCCGCCACATCATTAGCTTTCTAAAATGGCGGTTCTCTACGCTGCCCGCTGGCGCTTACCAATGGAAGCCGGAGGCAGAAAGCTCTCCTGACCAGGCTGGGGCCGAGATTTTTATCTCTGCGGATACGCCCATCAAGCCACAAGTTGTTGGCAAGCGGCCCGCCATCACCGTTCTTCGTAGCGGAGCGGCGTTCCAAGGCGTTGGTATCGGAGATCTTGCCTACGTTGATTTACAGACCGGTGCTCAGGTCCGCATGGATCTGATTCCCACCAATCTGATGATCAACGTGTTAAGCCGCATGCCGGTAGAGGCAGAGTCGCTCGCGTGGTTCATTCAGGAGCAGATCTTCACGTTCCGAGAGGAGATTGTGAAGTCAATGCCCCAGCTCCTCTACACAGGGGCTAGGGCTTCTATTTCTGCCCCGTCTCCCGCTGGGGCACTTGTTGAAAGCACTGATTTTGAGTGGTGTGTTGTAGTCATTTCGCTTCCAGCGTATTTGCAACACAGCACGTCTAAGCTGCCACTCAATAAGAAGATTGTGAGTGGGGTTTCGGTGTCTGGAGCCACGACACCAGCAGGCTCTACGGGTACTTCTCCCGCAGCCTCCGCTACACCGTCGGCCAACACTTCACCAGCTTCGGGCGGGACAAACGTGGCGCTTCTCCAAGGCACCGCGGTGGCACAACCTGTACAGACTGCGGCTTCCCGAAATGCTGCCGTCCCCCCGTCAATCGTGTCCGGCGGTTTCACGTCAGGAGGCGGGGGACTTCCACAAAACGACCAGAACGAGGCACAATACAGTCAGCCTCTGACGGTCAATATCGAGACCAAGTAGGAGAACGAAAATGGCAAGTCCGCCCACGATCGAAAGGCCCGGAGTTCAGGTCATCCAGGAGTTCCGGACGACCTCTCCCCAGATCCTTGTTCCCACGCTCCCGGCCTGCGTCATGGGACCCTGCTTCCAGGTCATTGAGGCTGTCCTTGACGACGGCACTCTGAACTCGGAAGCTCAGGTCACCCTTCCGGCGCGGCTCGCGTTTGGGTTTGTCGGCGCTACCTACACGGGCATCGGCGGAACCACGCTGAGGCTCAGCGTAGATAACGCTGCTGAAGTAGGGATTACGTTTGCGGCGCTGCCTGCAAACAAGACTCCTGCCCAGGTAGCCCAAGCTATCAACGACGAGGAGATCACCGGCCTCCTTGCAGAGGTAGAGGAGAGCGGTGGTAGCTCCCGCGTCGTTCTTCGCACAACTGCGAAGGGCGAGAATGCCACCATTGCGGTTGGGACGACGACCTCGGCGGCTCTCCTCGCTACGGCGTGGCCCGGTACAGGCTTCAACCTACTGCCCGGGTACAAGGCGGTAGGTCGTCTGGGGTACACCAACTTCTTCTCGTTTGAGCCGCAGCTTTCGGACTACCCGGACCCCCGTAGCAACCTTAGCGATCTTACGATTGACTACGCTACGGTCCGCGTGTTCATCAACAACGGTGCCGGGAACGTGCGGGAGGCGCTCAAGACCGAGACCTTCCTTGACGGCGCCGGAACCGCGGTGTCGGTCATCAACGACGGTGACGGCGACAACCTTTCTCCGTACCTTCAGTTTACCGGAGCGGAGTTCCAGGCTCGCAATGCCAGCGTCACGGGCACCGTGGACTGGACTACGCTTACTTACCCCGCCGACTTTGGCACGTTTACGCTTGAAGTATACGTCGACGGTGTTCTCAATAACATCACGTTTGCCAACCCGGTAGACGCTGCGGGAGCTATTTCGCAGCTAAACGCTGGGTTAACGGGCGCAACAGCAGTCCTTAACGCAAGCAACCGCCCGGTTATCACCAGCAGCACCGCGCCTGGCGCTACCTGTGCTGGTAGCATCCAGATTGGTCCTGTTACCGGCGGAAGCTCGATCGGCTTTGGCGTCATCGGGCTACTTCCCAGCCTGTACGGCGGCCCAAAGCCGGGCTTTGCGCGTGCGCTAGGGGTTGTCGACCTAACATCCGTAGCTACCTGGGCTACCGACGTTCAGGGCAAGGTTCTGCGCATGTCGCTTGACGGCGACTACTGGCAGCAGCTTGTTATGCCCACATCGGTTGTTTCGGGCGCGACCCTTGTTGCGGCCATCAACACGCTTTGGGGAGCAAACGTAGCGTCTATCTCTACGTTTGATAACCAGCTGGTTCTTCGTAGCGTCTCGTCTACGGGTGGCGTAACCATCCGGGGCAAGGAAAGCGTCATCCTTATCGACAAGGACGCCTCTGACGCCACGATGCTCTCCACCGTCGGCCTAACGGGTCTTGGTGGCCCATTCGGCGCGGCTGCGTCTACGGGCACCTCGGCTGTTTACGGTACCGCGTTCGCCCCGGCTGTGGGCGACGAGGTGTGGGTAGACGGCATCCGCTTGGGTCAGGTTACCGAGATTCCCACGGGCGTCTCCAACCGTCTGCGTATCTCGGCGGAGCAGCTGCTCACCTACACGGGAACAAGCTGGTACGTCGTCGCCAAGGGCCTGGACAACGACCTCTGGACCACGACTCGCCCCAGCTCGGACCTGTACATTGACACCGACTCGGGCACGGTTCGGGTCAAGCACAACATCTTCCGCGATTCTGGCGGAACTCCCACGGTAGCAGGTCCGCTAGCGATCTACCTAGGGTACACCGCGCTCCGTAAGGACGTGAGCCCCGCGACGGAGGACTTCAACCTCCTTCGAATCGGCAGTGTGGCCGACCTTGAGGCGCAGCTATCTCCCATCGACACCCAGAATCCGCTGGGTCTGGGCATGTACTTCGCCATCCTCAACGCCCCTGGGCTAGAGGTTACCGGCGTGGGCGTCGACGACACGTCAACCACGGAGCCCGAGGGCACCCTCGACGCGTATACCCGCGCGTTTGAGTTCATCGAGTCTAAGGACGTGTACGCCATCGCACCCCTCACCCACTCGGGTGAGGTGGGCCTTGTCGGACAGGTTCACGTAGACGAGATGAGCCTCCCGGCTAACGGGCTTGAGCGCGTGCTCATGCTCAACCCCAGCCGCCCGACGCGTAAGTCTTCTACGCTTGTCGCGAGCGGCCCCCTTGGCAACGTAACTGCTGCCCCGACGTCAAACGTAGTCGAGACTGGCATCGCCAACCTACAGGCTCTCCTGGCTGCCCTAGGCTACCCGGGTCCGTACAACCCCGCGTCCACGGTAGACGTTCCCGTCTACCTGGAGTTCGAGGATGACACCAACAAGTACCTGGTTCAGTCGGTATCCGGCGGCCAGGTAACAATCAACGACGGCCCGCTTACGGCGGGCAACGATGACGGGTTCTACTACGCTCCCGGTAGCCCTGTGTTCACCGCCTCGATTGTTGACCGTCCATTCACGGTCAAGATTCGTGGTGCGCTCATCGCTAACCGCACCGAAGAGGCGGTTGCTTACGGCGAGCTGGCCCTCGGCTATCGTGACCGTCGCGTGATCGCAACTGCTCCTGCCCAGGCCAAGGCGACCTTGGACGGGCTAGAGACGCTTATCGACGGCTACTACCTGTCCTGCGCGTTGGCTGGTAAGACAAGCGCCAAGCTTCCGCAGGAGCCCATGACGGAGTCCACGCTTGTCGGGTTCACCGGCGTCGTGGGTAGCCAGGACCGTTACTCCGAGGCGCAACTCAAGATCCTGTCTGGCAGTGGTCTGTGGGTGTTCTACCAGGAGGCCGATGGCCAGCCTGTTCGGACCCGCCACCAGCTCACAACCGACATGAGCACCGTTGAGAAGCGCGAGTTCTCGATCACCACGGCGCTCGACTTTGCCTCCAAGCTGATTCGCGCCTCGCTTCGCAACTTTATCGGGCGGTTCAACATCACCACCTCGGTACAGGACGCGATTACCACCACGATGGAGGGGTTGCGGAACTTCCTCATCCGCCTGAGCGTCTTTGAGTCGTTTGAGATCAACGCGATTCGCCAGAACGCGACTGATCCCACGCGGCTTGAGATCGACGTCACTGTGGGCGTCTTCTACCCGCTTAACTACATCCAGGTTACTCTGGTGGTGTGAGCACCATGGACGACTTCAAGTACAGCCAGCACGCTCAGGCGCTAGACGACGCCCTTGTTGTGGAGCTTACAGAGCACCGCAGCCGTCAGGACGAGGAAGCCTCAGAGCGTGCCGAGCTGCAAAGCAAGGAGTCGGGCATGGACTTTGTGGCTGGCGGGCGGTCTCCGCGAGAGGTTGTCGAGGAGATTGCCCGCAGCAAGCGGGAGCGCGCAGAAGAGAAGCTGCGCGAGCACAAAGTAAGCATGAAGCTGGCGGAAATGATGCTCGCCGGTCAGCGTACCGTTGACGCATTTCTTCAAGATGTGAAGGGCTGAAGGCCCGCTAGGAGAAGATCATGGCTAACGCTAGTTACGCTAACTGGAAGCCCTACGAGAACTACGTCCAGACGGGAGGTGAAGGCCCGGGCATGGTGGACGGGCAGTTCGTCTCCGGCGCCTTCTGCGGAATCTTTGCTGGCCCGTCACGGCTGGCTTCGGTAGGCGGTGTTCTTGGGTTCACACCCGCGATTTCTACCCCCGCGGGCGGGTCCACCATCGTTTACCCGATTGGTGTTACGCAGAACATCAACCTTAGCCACAACCGGCAGTTCAGCCGTATCTTCGAGCTTGGCTCGGAGCGGTCGTACTTCATCTCGGGCCGCACGATTGGCCAGCTCGGCCTTTCGCGCATCCTGTACCACGGCCCAAGCATCCTACGGGTGCTTTATGCCTACTACACGGACACGCAGCTGCCGACGGAGATCCCCCCGGTGTTCCCGAACCCGGGTGCGGCGGCGATGCCTAACCCGCACAACGTCGTTGTGCCCCCGGGCTACGAGAACTTCTACATCAACCTTGCCTCGGACCTGTTTAGCCAGCCCATCGGCTTGCTGATCATGGTCAAGGACTCCAACCTCAAGACCTACGGCGCTTTCTACCTTGAGAGCTGCTACATCCCCAACCACACCTTTGCGACAGACGCGCAGGGCGTCATCGTTCAGGAGTCGGTTGCCGTGCAGTTTGAGCTAGCGATTCCGATCGCGGTGCAGAACATCACGCTAGAGCAGATGGCCTGAGCTTACCTAGGCAAAAAGATAGGGCTGGACACGATGTGTCCAGCCCTATTTTACTTTGGCGGGTCAATCCCAGTTTGCGTGAGGAACTTCGCGAGTCTGGGATCCTCCTTCTGTAACTCACTCCACGTAGTTTTTACCAGCTCCAGCGCCGCCAGCTCTTCAGCCTTGTCATTGTTTTCGACTGCGATTGCCGCGCGGGTACACGCTTTGTAGTAGTTCTTTAGGGCAGACACTCAACCCTCCTTCGTCTGCTTATAGGCCGTATTGGCAAAAGAAACGCCCCGCTCAACCCTTTCGGGGAGCAGGGCGCGCGGCCCCTCACCAGTAATCGGTGGGGGGCTCCGGCGGCGGCACGTACCGCGGCTTCGGCGGTGGCGGCGGGTTGCACCGGTCGCAGCGCGCCTCGAGCGCGCATGACATATCTCCCGGGCAGCCGGGGCAGTTGCCTGCCCCGTACAAAACGAGGCTCATCTCGGACCCACAGGTATCGCACTTGAACTCGTTGTGGTGCATGTTTCCTCCTATCTTCTTATAGGCGGAAACCCCTTAAATTTTGGGCAAAAGAAACGCGCACTAGGGAGGGGCTAGTGCGCGTTAGGTGGTAACCTGATTCGGGGTGATGGAATCGAACCATCATTCGCGGCTTCAAAGGCCGATGTCCTGCCCTTAGACGAACCCCGAGAAGTGGGACCGGTGGGGATCGAACCCACGACCTACGGGTTAAAAGCCCGCTGATCTACCACTGATCTACGATCCCTAATGCCGTGCAGCATATCCACGGCTTGGGCTTTGCCACCTTCCGGTGTGCCTTTCGCCAGACGACTTGGCGCGCCTCGTACGCTTTCGCGTGGTCAACAGCGACGTTGCTCATCTGACTACCATCCCGGTGCCCTAGTCTCCTGAGAGACCGATCTCACCTCACCGGGACTAACAGTGCGAGCGGAGGGGTTTGAACCCTCACGAGCCTTGCGGCCCCGCGGATTTTAAATCCGCTGCGTATGCCGATTTCGCCACGCTCGCTTAGTACGGGAAGAGGGTTTCGAACCCCCGACTTCCTCCGTGTAAAGGAGGCGCTCTACCCCTGAGCTATTCCCGCAGTTCGTACAGTACGGTTGACCTTCGTCGGCTACTCGACTTTCATCGGCTTTCGCCTCCAGCCAAACGACCTCCAGCCAGAACCGCTTACGGGCTGTACGCCTCCGACCCCTCCGGGGTCCGGGGCTATCTAACGTACGGGAACCACCCCGCTTCTTCATGAGGTATTCCACCCTCACTAGCCCGTGGTTGGCGGGCACGAGCGGAGGAGAAGGGATTCGAACCCCTGGTGGGTTGCCCCACGGCGGTTTTCAAAACCGCTGCCTTAGACCACTCGGCCACTCCTCCCGACCACTAGTTGTGGTCGCGGTAATAATCTCGTACCAAGTCTTTGAGCCTTGGGCTATCAATTTTGTGAGCCTTACAGAAAGCGTCGAAGGACTCGTACGATTCGACGCACAGGACCGACTCTATCGGCTCGCCAAACTCATCCACCGCCGCGACGAGGTACTCCTCGTTTTCAACGTACTTGTCTTGAAAATCCCCGTCGTAGGACGCGGTACCGCCGAAGCAGCAGCCCGGCTCTGAGTACTGAATCTGGTAGTGAAGGCCGTAGGTCTCCGCGAGATGCTTGAAAAACTCTAGCGGCGGAGCCCACGCCGACTCAAACGAGAAGTTGATCTGGTCGTCCGTTACGGCAAGCGAGGGGGTTACGTCCCATTTTGTTCCGTAACGGCGGATCCGCCATTCGTACCAGTCCGCTTCAGGGGGGCACGGGAGCACCTTAGCGAACCACTCATCTTTGTCATCCTCGACCTTGCTTAGCGCCCTAAACGCCGCAACAGCCTCTGGAGAAGCGTTGGTTGGAAGCTTGATGAATCCGTGGTTGCTGCACCAGTTAGGCATTCTGTTCCTTGTGTGGCGGTTTACGGGTAGACGGGTCTGCCAAGAAACGTGTTAGTCGTGTGCCCGCACTGCACAACCAACTGAGACGAACGGCGCAACCCACTGCCCCAGTGCCAGGCGTCTGGGCAGGGGTCTGGATGACGACGACCCCCGAACCAATCACGGGCAACGCGCGCAATCTTCGGGGCAAGGGAGTCAAGCATCCCCCAAGTTATAGATCGCATCCGGCGACGCCGTTCAGAGTCGCACCGACGAGCGGGATCGGCGCACTTTAACGCTGAGACGTAAGCAATCAACGCTGCGACCTCTGGGTTTGACGCTCGGCGAAATGCCGGAAGGGTTGCCCGGCGAGAAATAACCCAGGGTATTGCAAGATGATCTGCGTGAAACCGCCATCCTGCTTCTGCTACTAGAGCTTGGCCCAGTAGCAGAGCAGGATCACGGCGGCCTAGTTCGTAGGGGTCTTGGGCCTCTGCGGTAGAGGCGTAGGCCATCATGAGAGCGGCCATTACCTTTTTCATTCGTACCTCCTTAGTCGGGGCGACAGGATTTGAACCTGCGACTTCCAGCTCCCAAAGCTGGCGCACTACCAGGCTGTGCTACACCCCGTTTGTGCGGGAAGGGGGATTTGAACCCCCACACCTTTCGGCGCCAGATCCTAAGTCTGGTGCGTCTGCCATTCCGCCATTCCCGCGTGAGCCCCCTGTCGGGATTGAACCGACGACCTACGGTTTACAAAACCGTTGCTCTACCGCTGAGCTAAGGGGGCAGGTAAGTTGAGCCGCAATATCTTATACGAGAAACGGCGCATATTTTGGGAGCAAAAGTAAAGCGGCCTCAACCCGTTATGGGGAGGCCGCATTACTCACAGACAGTGGCCACAAAGCCTGATGAAGTCTTTGTGGCGCGGTGACCACCTCGACTGAAGGTGCTCATCGCTGACAAGGCGTCCGCATCGGACACACTCGCCTCGATTTGCAGTGAACACCCGAATTTCGTGAATGGAGATTCGGGCAGGGTCAAGGACCGCCCATTCTTCGTTAAGAAGGGTGGACGATCCATACGTGCGCGTCTGGCCGGGCACGCCGTGTAGGGTGTCGTACGGCGGGCGCGCGTCCTCCCACGAGGGAACGGCATCCGCTGTTCGGCCCAGGGCCACCTCGCATCGGAGCAGCGCTCCGAGGGGGGCCCTTGAGTATGCCTCGGCTTTCTGGCGTCCACCGAAGTAGACGCCCGGACCCATAAGCCCTCCGTACGAAGGCCTAAATCCGTGTATTAGGATGTTCGTGAGATTGCCGAGGGCGGTACCGTGCCACAGGGTCCGCGTGTTGTCCTTGTGCCGAAGCTCTTTCGGCTTCAACACTGTGTAGCTGTAGAACACCCCGCCGTAGGTGTTCTGCCGTCCCGACTCTTTGCAGGAGCGCTCAAGGTGCCTGCGCACCTCACGCATGTCCTCCTGCCCCTTTGCCTGACGCTCACGCGCCAGGTCAGCCAATTGGGTTAGGGGCTTTTGGCCCTTAACCGGGATGGACGCCGCCTGCTGGAAAGCAGGGACGTCCGGCAGGCGGAGGGCTTTCGCCCTCCGCCGCTTACCGTCCTTCACGGGACCAGCTTCTTTCGAAGCTTCGCCGCCGCCATCCCCGCCGCGCTACGCGGCGGGACCGGGAAGTACATCACCGGGCCAAGGCCCGGGACGACCTGGGTGGAAGCCCACCCAGGCATCTTTCCGCCGTTGAAGATCTCCCGCGTGTACGAGGAAATCTCCCTGTGAGGGAGGTTGACGCCCCGGTCACGCAACTCGTGCGTGACCGACTGACCCGTGAAGGGCAGACCCTTCTCCAGGATGGTGGTGACCGCGGCGGATACCGCGGCCTTCTCGCTATCGTTTAGGATGCACATTTTGCGTTCCTTTCTACCTACTGATAGGCAAAAAGGAGCGCTATTTCATCCCTTTGGGTCTGCGCTCGATACGTACTCGGGCCACAAGACTACGTTAGATGGGCGCTTTGCTAGATCTGTGCTTGCGTAAAGATCTTTGCGGATCGCGCTGTAGGCTTGCTCTTGAGTAGAAAACGGGCCCAGCTTTCCCGTTTCGTCTGAGCTGATGTACCAGACGGTGCGTGTGACGTTCACAGGTGCGCTCCTAAAGGGTGGCCGTCTTTCCCCTGACGCTGCTCTGCTTCGGGGTCGGTAAAGAGCAGGAAGCAGCAGAAACTGCTCACCGGCCTATCTACAGAGTATCACGATCTTTAGAAGCTACACGAAATCCGGTAACCACTGTTGGGAGAGTTGCGTGGTCCATCCCCAGCTCCCAAGTGCCGGTAAAGACCTCTTCTTTGGTGACCCGCATTTCCCCACCAAGCCGGTGAACAGCAATAGCAAGTAGCCGACGAAGAAGGGACCGCTCGCGTTCTGAACGACTCATACGTTTGGTTTACCTAGGTCTGGATACAGATAGCAAAGCAAAAAAGATGGGGAGCCTGTTAGGCTCCCCATCTTTCAGATAAACGCCGCTAGCCACGATGTGGCCAGCAGCCCTACGAGCGCGAGGAGGCCAAGCGCGATTTGCTTGACCTCCTCACGAACTTCCGCTGCCTGACGCTCACGCGCCAGGTCAGCCAATCGTCGGTTTCGTCGCATAGTTTCCTCCACATGCTTATAGGGGAAAACGCGGTATTACTAGGCAAGAGAACGCCCGCTCAACCCGGCCGAAGCCGGGGAGCGGGCGGTGTGGTCAGTCGTCGCCGACCGTGACGTAGCTCGCATCGTACGCGGCCACGAGTTGAGCCTCTGCTCGAAGCTCGTCGGCGCTTGCCGTGAGCTGGGTATTGTTGCCGCCAGCCATGTTCCGCACGAAGCGGTGCGGGCTAAGCTGCGGGGAGCCGATCGTGTTCGAGAATGCGAGGACGTCCACAAGGACGTGGGTCGTCCTCGGGTCCAGCCACCGCCTTCCCGCCTCGTCGATCTGTGGATCGTTGAGGTACGCCTCGCGGGTGTACACGATCACTGCCACTCCAGTGGTGGGTTCGGCCAGCTTTCGCCGGCCGAGCAGAACCACTTCTCCCCTCCACAGAGCGGGGAAGTATTCCTTTGGGTCTGTCGTCCGGCGCCCGACCCCGCTAAGGAACTTCCCCAGCATGTACTCGTTCAGCTTCAGCTGGATGAAGTGCTGCCCGGGCGCCCGATCGGGGCCCTTCCAGGAGTTCACCGCCTGGGCGACAAACTCCTGGACGAATTGTTGCATCGGGAACGCTACCCGCGTTCCGACACACGCCGTCTCGAACTTCGAGGCGGCAATACCGTAGACCTGCACGAAAATGCCCGCAATGCAGGCAATCGCGGAGTTCGGCTCCGCGCCGGCGGGGTTACCGCTGTTGAGCGAGACATTGGTGCTCATCAATAGCTTATAGGGGGAATAGCGGGTTTCTTGGGCTTTTAGCTTGGCGTAAGCCTGTGTTATGCTGGGCACCGCATTGGCATGGCCGCACATCCGATAAAAAAGAGGGTAAAGCTCTACGGGTTCGATATTTCTATCGAAAACCCGCGAGGGTCGTCGCGCCATTGGAAGGATCCCCACAGCGGAGAATCTGGCACCACGGTGATGAAGTACGACTACGGCTACTTCCGCCGCACAGAGGGCACTGACGGCGACCACGTCGATGTCTACGTCGGCCCGGATACCGACTCCAGCTCCGTGTTCATCGTCGATCAGATGAAGAAGCCAGACTTCAGGCGGTTTGACGAGCAGAAGGTGATGCTCGGATTTAAGGACGCCAAAGCGGCTAAGGCGGCTTACCTAGCTCACTATAATGACCCCCGCTTCTTCGGCTCGATGAGGGAGATGGGCGTTGAAGAGTTTAAGGGTAAGGTTCTCGATAAGAAGAACCACGGCCAAAAGATTTCGGAGAATAAGATGCCCTTCACGTCCAAGCGTCAGCAGCGCGCCGCATTCGGCGGCCATATTCCTGGCTTCTCAAAAGAGAAGGCGAAGGAATGGGCAGACGAGACTCCCAACATGAAGAACCTCCCTGAGCGTGCTCCGGCCGAGAAGGGCAAGCCTACAATGCGATCAAAGAAAGCAGAAGTAACCAAGCTGGCCATTTCTGCGGCCGATATTGAGAAGCGGGTTGCCGCTGGGCTAACCAAGCGCCTAGCCACCGCTGGCCACGAAGTTACGCCAGACATTGCAAACGCAATTGCCCAGCAGGCACGCGAAGCCGCAAACAGCCGCGTAGTGGGTGGGGTATCCGGCGCTCGCAAAGCTGTAGGAGAGCTGTCGCAGAGCACCCGCCGCGGCGCCCCGATAGAGCACGTGGTTGGGGGGCTTCGTGGTGGCAAGGACCTAGACGACGCGATTCAGCAGGGCTACCGTGCTCGTGGGCGAGATCTAGCCGGACAAGGGCATGCACCAATCCCCGCGCCAACCCGGGGCGTGTCTCCTGCCGCGACACCGGTTCAACCTGCGCCTACTACGGGCTACACACCCCCGCTTCGACCCTCAGCAACAGACCCTAGCGGTCGCTTTCCCCAAGCTGCCGCAGTTATCGATGCAGAGGCTAAGAATCAGGCGCGTGCAGCTGAAAAGGCGTTTGAGCAGAATCTTAACGCAGCGGCAGAGGCCAGCAGGACGCAGCGGGAAAACGTCGTTCGGCAAGCCGTTCAAAACGAAGGTGCAGCGGCGGTACCAGCGGCTGCCCCGGCCGCAACTCCAGCTGCTGCCCCGGCAACCGGATCCGGCGGTTATGCGCCGCTTGTAGTAGGAGGAGGCTTACTCGCAGCAGGCGGAACGGGCTTGTACCTGGCAAACCGGGACAAGAAGGCCAGCCTTGCGTACACGCCGGTTACTCCACGCTACGCCGGTGACGCCGTAAAGCTGGCGCGTGCGGTGTTCCCAGACTGGGACCGGATGTCGCCTGAAGAGCAGGAAAAGGCTGCCAACGTTGCAGCAAACATGTTCGGACGGGTAGTGCGCGCAGGTCAGCAGGCTGTTCAAGGCACGGCTAACCTTGCTGGCCGGGCAGTTCAGGGCACTAAGAACGTAGCCCATGCTGCTGGTGACGCACTAGCCGCAGGATCTGCCCGCAGCGCAGCGTCGTTCAAGGCCGGCCTACAGGGCACAAGCCTGACGCCACAGCAGCTGTCTAACATCACTCAAGACGTAAAAGCCACCCGGGCAGGCGACCGGCTTATGTCCGGAGGCCACGTCAAGTACGAAGGAGGCAGCCGAGTGCCGGCTGCTGCTCCTCCCCCGGTTCCGGGCGCAGCGGTACCTCCGCCTCCCCCAGCCGCTGCCGCAGGCGCAGCTCCAGCAGCGGCCGCGCCCGCAGGCGCACCAGCCGCTGCGGCAGCTGAGGGCGGTGGGTTTAAGCTGCCGTGGTGGGTAACCCCAACCGTTGGTCTTGCCGGCGTTGGAGCCGGAATGTACATGACTAAGCAGAACTCGGCATACGGCTCGGGGCAGGCCGCCAAAGTCGGTGGAACACAACTCGACGCCTTCATTGAGCTGAACCTTGCGCGCATCAGCAGCGGTCAAGACATCGATTTTGGTTCTTTGAAGATTGCCTCGCTGGTTCAGCCTGCAAAGCGTAACGGTGAGCGGAATGGCGTCGGGGACGACATCCCGCCGGTTACCGATTTTGCAGCCTCGATCCAAGGCGATAACATCAAGGCGGCTAAGGACAGCGAGCGCGCCGAGTTTATTGCTGATCGGCTAGACGACGTTGGTATTGCTGCTTTAGCGGCCCCGTCTATCGCTCAGTTTGCTGGCGAAAAGATGGAGCACGCCAGCGATCCAAGGATTAAGGCCATGGGAGCCGCAATCCACGGCGCTGGCAAGAAGATGAAGGATTACCATCTTCAGGAGATCGGCGGACTAGCCCTTGTTGCTCCGGGCGTTATCAAGCCCGTATCTCGCGGGATCGACCGGCTTCTTCCCGGCGGTAAAAAGCCGGAAGACTATGTTCCGGCGGAAGCCCCAAAGACAGCCTCCAGAAAGTCCGTGCTTTCCGAGCACAATGACCCGCCCGGCTACATGATGGTCAGCAACCTCAAGCGGCTTGCGGATCAGTCTAAGCGGCTCTCTGGTGCTGTATCCGTTCGGGACAACGCGGAGCCTTGGGTTGAGAGCAAGATTGACCGTGCGTCGGAGGCGATTGACGCCGTCCACGACTACATGAAGTACAAGTCAAAGGAAAAGAAGGCAAACGCTGCCTTGGCCATGCGGCAGGCGGTCAAGGTTGCTCAGATCATGTACCCCGACTGGGAGTACATGACCAATGAGGAGCAGGAAAAGATCGCCAAAGGTATTGCCCGGCAGGCGCTGGGAGCCCTGAAAGACGTAGGGCGGGAGTTTGCCGACGATGCTATTCACTTTGGCCGTCAGGGTCGAAACTTTGTTTCAGGAAAAGCTAAGCAACTAGGCGCCGAGGTACAGGCGCTTAGGAGCGGAGAAGGGCTTGCGGGAGCAAAGGTCCGGGGTCCGGAGGCAGCCTCTAAAGAGGTAGCTCGCCTAAAGGCTCAGGACACCGCGCGGGATACACTTAAGCGGGAAATGGCCGACGCAGCAGACCGCAACAAGCTTGAGGCTGCGACAGCAAAGGATCAGGCGCGCATTCAGCAGCGTAAGGACCAGCTAGACCAACAGTTTGCTGGGCGCTCAGACGTAAAGCCGGGAACCAGGGCCGCTGAGCGTCAGGCGCGTGAGCGTGCTGCCATTGAGCGGGAAGAACAGGCCGCGGCAGCGCGTAAGACACAGCGGGAGTCTGAGGCCGCCCAAAGGTCAAAACAGCGTGAGCAAAACCCCGTAACGGGCAGCCCGGAGTACAAAGCCAAGCTGGATAAGGCTGAGGCAGCGCGAGCCGCAGCCAGGGCGGAAGACAAGAAGCTTGTCGACGAAGTTAAGAAGGAAGTCTCTGGGCGCGGAGCGGCAGAAGCCGCTGAGGTCCGCAAGGCTCGCCAAGCGCTAGGCTGGGAAAAAGCACCGCCTGCGCCAAAGACTTCGCCTGCGACTGCTCCAGCCACTACGCCCGCTGCTACGCCCGCTGCTGCGCCTGCCGCTAAGCCCGCAGCTAAGCCCCCCGCCACGCCTGCTGCGCGCCCCGCTGAACCTTCGCAAGCAGAGGTTCTAGCAAAGGGTCAAGCTGACGCGGCGGCAAAGGAAACTCGAAGGGCAGAAGCTCTACGAGCCTCCCAAGATCGCATGCGTCGAGAGGCTATTGGGAACGAGGCAACCCAAGTAGCACCTCGACCAGCGCCGTCGTCACTACCCAAGCCTGATCCGGGACAAATGTCCCCACAGGTTGAGTCGCTGCTGGCTAACCTAGAGTCAAAAGCGGTTACGCAAGAGGCTGGTCGCGTTCCAGAGTTGTCTGAGCTAGTTCGTGCCTCCGGCGCGAGTTCCGCGCCCGCGCGGGCTCAGCTGCCCGTAACCCCCGGGCCTGCCCTGCCCCCTGGCTTCTCTCTTGAGAACCAGACGGGGCGCGTTGTTGCTCCACCGCCACCGCCCGCAGCGGCAGCGCGCCCAGTGCCTCCACCCCCACCACCTCCGCAGCGTGCTGCGCCGCCCCCACCTCCGCCCCCGCCGCCACCACCGCAGCAGTCAGCGGGAGTGGCGCCGCCTCCTCCTCCTGCCCCAGCCGCTGCATCTCCCGCCGCTACGCCCGTAGCAGCTACCGGAGCGGCTACACCGGTAGCACCCGCGGGCCAGCCAGCCGCTCCGGAAGCACCCAAACAGCCTGGGTTCCTGCGCCGTAATGCCATCCCGATTGCCGGTGGAGCTGCCGCGTTGGGCCTTGGCGGGCTGGCGGTAGGAGCAGGCCATATGCTAAACCAGACGCAGATGGCGCAGGAAGAGTCTCAGACCTCCCGCCCCCTTGCTGCACCCGCGTACCAAGGCGCTGGTCGGGCATTCTAAGCTAGGTAGAGGGGGGCGCCCGGACGTGCTGCTGATCTGGGCGCCCTCCTTTACTTTTTACTGGCAAAAAGTTGATCCGCCAGGCCCTTGCGGGCGGCGGATCAACCTAGTGTCACGCCTTGATCTTGGCGTGCTTGACGATTTCCAGATCGTCAAGCTGCACCTGTAGCTGCGCTTTGCGCAGCCGGAGTTCCAGTTCATGGATCTCCGCCTCCTCGGGGGAGAGGCGCTTCTGCATGAGCATGGCGAACGCCGGAAGCGTTCGCTCGATGCGGTCCATGACCGCCATCGAGATCTCCAAATCCGCCGCCTTGTTCGCTCCTGCCAGCAGGAGCACCACCTGCCGGAACGAACTCTCGGGCAACGGGCCCTTGGCGAGAATCGACTCGATGACCGCGTTCACGGTCATCGACTGCGGCCTCACCGGCATGAGGACCGGAAGCTCCTCCGGCCTTTCGAAGAACTTCTCGGTCGCCTTTTCGGTACGCTTCTGCTTGTCGATCTGCTCGCTCAGGTTCTTGATCTGCTCGTTCAAGTCTTCAGCACCGTTCTTGATCATGTGGTCCTCCTGCGGAAACAACCGTTTCCGATCTATCTTCTTATAGGTGTTTTTGGCAAAAAGTTACCCCACTCGACCCCTTGGTAGGGGAGTGGGGTAACTGACTCATGACTCCTTGGCCTTCGCCAGTTTGTCCCACGTGGTGCCCGTGCGGGCGATCCACGCAGACTCAACTTCTACCGGAGTCTCGTTGAGCTGCCTGATCAGAATTGAGCCGTCAGAGCGAACGGCCGAGACTCGGCCTTCCGCCCCGCGAAGGTGCTCGGGGGCACTACCTCCGAGCACGACCCATTGCCCGACCCGGTAGGGCGGGCGGGAGCGACGAAGCATAGCGAGGACTTTCCCCGCTTCCTCCACGGTTTGCTCCGGAGAGAGGATCTCTCCGGAGGAGCGTCGCAGATGGCACTCACACTGTTCGTGTGAGCACCCACACCGATAGCACGCGTTTACCGCCACGTTATCTCCTGAATCGCGGCGTCAATAGGTCCGCGCTTCAAACGCTTATAGGGACTTTACGGGCAAAGTTAGGCAAGAGAAAGCCCGCTCGACCCGCCTTGCGGCGGGGAGCAGGCTTGAGATCAGTACTGCTCCAGCTCCTCGCGGAGGAGCTGGAGCTGCCTCTCTGTCTCCTCCAGCTCCTTTTGTTTTTCTTGACGGAGCACCATCACTACCAATGACAGCGCTTCGGTAAGCGCGTTGGCCTCTCCCTCATATCGCACGTCGTTCTCTTGGAACACCACTTGATACCGCGCATTATACTGATCGCGGTTCACAGTGATTTGTGCTTGCTCTCCCGGGCTAAGCCGGGAGAGCCGTCGCAACAGCACAAGCTGGCTGGGCGGACGTACCGCCTCCGCCAACTCCTTGCGGAGTTGGCGGATCTCTTCATCACGAGAGGAGACCAGCCGCTGGAGCGACTTGATCTCTTCCTTTTCTTCTTTTGTCATACCCCTCCTAGCCAGAACATTAGTTCCGGCTTCAACTACTTATAGGAGGTTTTTTAAGGGTATTTCAGATGATGATCTTGTCCCCGAAGTCTTGACCCTCAAAAGTCGGAGAAGACGAAGGGCCCTGTTGGTGCTCTGCCAACGACCGCCCATCGTCCATGATGATGCCCTCGTTCTCTGTTGCCTCTTGCCGATGGCGGGCGTCAGAGATTGCCGACACTAGCTCTTTGCTTTTTGAGCTGAGTTCCGATTGCCGGGTCCATTGATAGAACAGGTCGTCCTTGTCTTTGGTGGTAACCGGGCTAGACGCCTGGGTGCCGTAAACGAGGTGGCGAAGAACCTCTCTCTGCCTGTCGGTGTAGTGATCCGGACGAAGATCTGCGTCGTTTAGAATCTGCCGAAGATCTCCGTTCAGGTAGAAGTCCAGCAGTGTTTGTGGCCGCGGCACGGGGTCTGCGGTGGCCACGAACTGCGTGTACTGCACCGGCTTTACGTACTCATCCCACTGCGCAAGCCCTAGGTGCCTGGGTGCGTGTAAATCAGTGAAGCTCCGAGTAGCCATGCCGCCATTCTACCCAAACATGCAAGGCGGCGCTTCTACCCGAACGCCTTTGCCACCCCACGCGGTATCCCAGTAATGGCGTTTCTCTTTTGTGTCCATGACCTCCCACAAAGAGACACTGATGTCGTTGGCAGCAAGCAGGTCAAGGACGGCTTCGTAATAGAGGCACGCCTCTATTGGAAGGATGCCGTAGGCTTGTGCGGTCTCTTCGATAATGGACCCACGACGCAGGGCAAAGAGGCCGGGCTGAACATCGTCTAGGGCTTTTCCCTTTCCGTAGATTGCAGCAAAGCAAGCTCGCCCCAGCCAGAACTGTGTGTAGTCAGTCCCGGTCTTTTCCGGATAAAGCTCTTGTTGCCGGCGAATAAGCTGCCGCTTCGTCCAGAGCTGGTGCCGGTGCTTAAAGATGTCGTAGGCATTGCGGTGGTCTGACGGGGATTTGCCCGCGACGCGCATGATGTCCCTTGCTTCCTGTAATCCCCATAGGCCCACGGTGCGCGCCCAGACCCGGGACAGAGCCCTGCGGTGCCCGGTACGGTCGTACCTCTCGCACGGGTCTACCTCGGCAGCCTTTAGCTCAGCTACCGAAAAGGTAAGCCACTCCCACCACTCTAACGTCATGCTTCCTCCACTGCGCAGCGAACTGAGCAGAACTCGCCGTACCTAGGGTCCAGTAGCTCTCCGCACGCCTTACACGGCGCGCCGCGCCTAGACAGGTGGTTGGTCCAAACAGTCAGGGCTAGCTCTACATCGCGCTCGCGGAGTCCGAGCGCCTCACATACAAGCTCCGGGCCTGCACCCAGCGTGGTGTTCAGGGCGTAGACCATCCGACAAAGCTCTCGGTAGTTTAGTGGCCTTCGGAGAACGTACTCAGGCGCTTCCCAAAGCCCGTCAAACGGCGAGTGCGCTACGTGGATAGGTGACTTAAACCCGCCCAGTAGATCCACAGCCCACAAGTCCCGGTCTCTCTGGCCTCCCCTGCCGCGCCGACGAGAGACCTGCCGAGACTTTCTCCACAGAAGGACGGACTCTCCCGAGACGTTGGCTTGCTTGGCAAGCCAGTCGTCAGGCGCTCCAGCCTGTGCTTCTGCCAAGAACTCGTCTAAACGCCCGAAGCTCTCTTCTCTAGGTACTCGTGTAGCTCGCCGCTTGCCTTTTGGGCTTAGAGAAGCCGGAGGCTCGTAAGTTCTGGGCTGGCTTGCTGCCCCTTCCACAATGCTGTCTAGCTGAGCAGCAAACTCCTCCCGTAGCGTTCCTCCCATTTTCTCTTAGCTCCGTTTCTTACTACTTGTACTTACTACTTATCTTACTATACCGAAAATACTTACTTGACAAGGAACAAAAAGCGTAAGATAAATAGTAAGTATGAATAGTAAGAAACAGACGCCAGCGCAAAAGGCTGGCCCTAGTTCGTCTTTGACGGGAGCCCTAAAGGGTGCTGGACTTAGAAGTGCCGCAAGCGTAAAGGTGCTCAGGAAGCTTTTAGCTGCGGGGCACGAGCAAGCTGTTCTGGAGAGCGTTGCAGAGGTGCTTCTGTCTGAAGCAATCCAAGCTGGACGCGTTGCAGCAAACGCTGGCAAGCCTAGCCAAGACTTTGCAATGGCCGTCGAGGCAGAAATTGTTGACGTCGTCCGTGAGTACCACGAAGGGGGCAACCCCCTAACTTCCCGTTTTGTTGCCCCTGAGTACCTAGTCTCTGAGATGTGTAAGCAATGGCTTGCCGGCTTCGCTGCACCCATTTCTGAGACACTGTCGGTCCCGGGGCAGATTGACGATCCAGAAGTGTCTGACCGGCTTGCTGTCGTTGCCCTGGCTGCCCGTGACCTGATCCGCAAGAAGGCGGACGCTCAACCGGGCGTGGCTCCTGACGGAAACCCAACAACAATTTGGTCTCTGAACGACTTTGCCCTCGAAGACGTGTGTCGATCTTTGTCTATTGCCCTATTTCTGGCGTTTAAGCATCCAAACGACGCCAACCACGAGATTATCCACGGGAAGAAGCCATGAACTGGGATGAACTTTTTTGGGATCAGATCCCGTTTGTAGCGATTGACACGGAAACCACGGGGCTTGGGCGCGATGATCGCATTTGCCAGGTTGCCGTAGCCTCCTTCTTTGGAGACGGTCGGCTCAAGACGCAGTCTTGGCTGGTTTACCCGGGGAAATCCATCCCCGCAGAGGCTACCCGGATTCACGGCATTACCGATGACATGGTGGCGAAGGCCCCGTCGTTTCAAGACGTAATGGATGAGGTCTTGGAGGAGCTAACTCGCGCACCATGGGTGGCTCACAACCTACAGTTTGACGCAAAGATGCTCCTTCGAGAGATCCCGACAGAACGATGGCCGCGTGGAATCCCTACGCTGTGCTCTATGACATACGCCAAAAAGCATCACGTTGAGATGAAGTACCACAGGGGACACAAGCTGGCTGATCTGGCAAACTTCTTTAGGCTAGACTACAGCGTTAAGGACCTTCACGACGCAAAGACGGACGCTCAGTTACTTGCTCAGGTGACTCGCCACCTCATGCGCGGCAAAGAGGTTGGAAAGAGCTTCACGAAGATGAGCGAAGACTGGGTAAAATAGCAAAAAGAATGGGGGCGTTTGCCCCCATTCAGATCACCGGAAGATGTCGTGGTCTTTGGCGATTGGCTTCAGTCGTCGATTTGACCCGACAACGATCGGGTCGAACAGCTGCTCTTCAAATCCCATTGTGCACAGGGTATGAACCCCAGGTTCTTCGTGCATAAACGGGTGCTTTAGGTTGTTGCCAACGCTGTACTTGTCGGGAGCAACCTCGAACTGAAAGGGCGCTACAAGCCCTGAGGTGTCGTAGCCGAGAAACGGCGCTCCGGCCTCTTCCACAATCTCGTGCCACCCCACGATAGGATCGCGGATTGCCAGCTTCTTCAGGTTCCAGTCCGACAGCCAAGCTGCTGTGTTGGGATAGATACCGTGAGGGTATCCATGGGCGTAAATGACCGGGCTGTTGTACGTGTGCTGTGGGAGGCCACCGTGAGACCTGATGATCTCGAACAGGTGGTCGATGCCATGCACGTCTAGCTTTGAGTGAATAGTGAGCATGGCCTCCATTGCCCACCGCGATACCACAAAGCGAACCTCCCATACTCTGGGGATCTTCTCTTGCGTTACCACGAGCTTCTTTGGAACCGCCCCGTCTAGCATGGCTAGATCGCCCGGCTTGAACCGAGTTCGCGGGCTGTACTGTGAGAGCGCCAGCATCAGCTCTTCGTCATGGGGCGTCAGAAACCGAGAGTCCATGACCACGAGCGGCATGCCGTACTGAGGGTCGTCTGCACCCTTGATGATCTGGGACGAGTAGTTGGTTACGTAATTAGAATCTGGTGTGTGGATCAGCATATTGCCTCCACACACTGATAGGCGCCAAAGATCGTCGTATAAGGATTTGGAGGTATTTATGAAGTGTCTGAACTGTGGCGGAACCCTGTACGGAGTAACCCCAATCGTGAAGCTCATCCCTCTTGCTGACCGAGGCGGGTCAATCAAGATCGGAGGCTTGAAGGTCGGGCAGGTGGACGCTACCGAAAGCTGGAATAACTCAAACGAGGGCTGGGAGTGGATCTCCCGCACCATCACAGATTCGCCAGTTCCGGTGTCTGACAAGGACGACGATGGGACAAAGCTTTTGCGTGGTCCGATCTACTGTTTGGACTGCATGTCCGAGCACTACTACGTTACCAAGTCGGCTAAGCCGCTTCGGCTGGGGTCATACTTTAAGGCGTGTGAGCGCGGATACGCTGTTGTGAAGGGAGAGTAACCTTGATCTGCGTAATCATGAGAGGGCTTCCGGGCAGCGGAAAGTCCACTTACGCTAAGAAGAACTACCCCGACGCCACCGTATGTTCGGCGGACAACCTGTTCGTGAACAACGGGGTTTACAAGTACGACGCCTCACGGATTAACGAAGCGCACCAGCACTGCATGAGGCAGTTCTTGGTCGCCACAATGAACCGTACGCCGACCGTGGTTGTGGACAACACGAACGTGTCTCTGTGGGAGGCATCGCCCTACGTCGCGGTTGCCGAAGCTCGCGGCTATCGAGTGTCATTTGTCCGCGTGGACGTTTCTGTTGAGGTGGCGGCAGCAAGAAACACCCACGGAGTTACGCGGGAGAAGATCGAAGCGATGGCCAGGAGGTTTGAGAAGTCCCTGCCATGGTGGAGTGAACTCCGCGTAGACGGAGCTAAGTGATTAATCGGGGCTCGTCTAAGGGCAGGACAGCGGACTTTGAATCCGTGAATCGTGGTTCGAATCCACGGCCCCGAGCTTTGCTAGATCACTAGGGGGATCGCTGGGCAAACAAACAGCCAAGCAGTTTATCGGCACGTACAAATGTGCAGTTTGCGGCAGGCGGGTGCGAGTCTATGACTGGCTCCCGCCTGCTGTTTTTTGCGCCAAATGCGCAAAGAAGGAGTGGGAGCATGAGCAACAAGACGGAGGGGAAGATGACTGAAAAGCGGGGGCTGGAGATGAAGTACAAGGTGGGAGACCTGGTCGTCCCCGCAGACGGCAGCTCGTACGTCGGGGAGATCACATACATCTCCCAGGAAGAAGATACCGTCCGGCATAAGTGCCTAAAGACGGGTACGGAATACGAGAAGTCGTACTACGGCTTTCCAGTCCGCTACATGAGCATCGTAGAGATGCTGGAATGGAGCAAAAAGCTGTCCAAAGAGAATACCGACCTGCACACCAAGCTGATTCTTGCGACTGAGCAAGGACAAGCGCAGGACCGCGCGCTTAACGGATTGCAGATGATGACCGAGTTTGCGACTGCCGACCTAACACGCATGGAAACCGCGCGGGGCGAACGCGACGAGGCACGGCACTGGCTAGGTGAGCTACTGGCAGTCATTCACGGCGACGGCGGACATCACACCGAAGCCGTCGGCGTTTCACAGAGCGTCTCTGACGCGCACGCTGTCTGGGCAGCTCTGGTAGCTGAGCGCGACACATCGCGCACGGAGACTAATAAAGCCCGCACGGCGGTGGTCACGCGCGTTGAAGGTACCGACTTCGACTTCCGGTGGCGGCAAGACGAGACTCCGGTGGATGCGCTGATCCGCCAACGCAACGAGGCATGGGCTGAGTTGGCGCGACTGACTCGCGCGGGCGCAGCCATAAACTGGGATCCCCACCGAGAGGACGAAGCCCGCTGGGTAGCGGTCATGAAGCAGCGCCACGCCCGCGGTCAGGAGCACGTCTGCGGGCTGGCCGATGTGCTGCGCACCCTTGAGGAGCGCGACGAGGCGCGGGCCGAGGTTGAGCGGCTGCGCGACATCATCCAGGAATGGAGCTACCCGCGCCTCTACGTCCAGCCAGGAGTTGAGCGCGAGACGCTGCTGGCGCAGCTACAAGAGAACCTCGCAAACAAGGCGCGCCCAAGCATTGAGGCTGCTGAGGTGCGGGGCGCGAAGTGGGCCTTGGAGCGTCACGACAACCCGTTCGATAGCAAGACACTAGATCAGTACGCCCAAGAAATCTGTCGATACGCAAGGGAGAAGCGATGAAAAACTGCGGAGCTTGCTACTACCGCGACTCTACTTGGTCATTGCAGCACAGAGAGATGTCGGCGCGGTGTGACCACAACAACGCGCCAGAAGAGTCACTACTAGAACTTAGGGTCGGCGCAGATAGCGTCGTCAGCGCTCCTTACTGGTGCCCTCTAAAAACTGAGGATACGAAGATGGCGGACGAGATCAGGCATACCTACACGTTCATCACAGACACCAATGTAGTGATGCTGCGGTCACACTACGAGCAGCTTGTGAAGGAGCGCGACGAGGCACGGCATCGCGCCCGTCGAGCTTGCCAGGTGCTCGTCGCGGAAATCGGCGCGGACGGCCCCGCCGACGTGGACTCGGTTGCCGAGCGAGCCGCCGCCGAGATCCGAGAGTCACGGCGAGACTTCGTGCGCGTGGCCGATGCTCTCGGCCTCGTCAGCACAGACGACACCGGGCGCATCGGTCAGGTGGCACGCGTCGATGAGGTCGTGGCGACCGCTTGCAGCATTGCGCGCCTCCACGCCGAGGTCGAGATGCTCCGAGGCGTCGGATGCCGCGAAGCAAAGGCTGGCGAGCCCGAGAGCGGCCCCTGCGGCGTGTGCCTCCGGTGCGCCGAGGAACGCGGCGCGAAGTGGGCGCTTGATGCGGCACACAAGGAAGTCGTGTGGGCGGTTGACCAGGACCGCGCAAACATCAACGTGAGATCGCTAACCGGATTGGAAGTGTGCGACTTCGCAAGGAAGCATGAGCCGTGATCCAACTCAACCTAGACGACATCAAGGCGGTCCTCGACCGTGCCAACGACGACGCAGACCGCGTGTCGGTCTACGAGTACCGCGAGGCGCTCAACGCCGTGTACCGGACGGCGATGCGGATTCTGTCGGAGAAGATGGCCCTTGAGGCAGAGCGAATCGAACTGCGTGGAACCGTAGCAAATCTATCCACGTCTCTAGATTGCTCCTCAGAGCGACATATATGGGAACTGGAGGACCTTCGCACAGAGCGCGACGAACTCAAGACGCGCCTCGCGCACGCCGAGGCCGACGCGGAGCAGGCGGTACACAACGAGGCGTTCAACGAGCGTATGAAGATCGTGGCGTGGATGCGAAATCGCGTGGTCCACAAGACAAACGCATCCATGCAGACGCTCGATGAACTGGTTTCGATCTGCGACGCAATCCACCGAGGGGAGCACGAGTGATGAAGCACCTATGCTGGGTTCCTGACTACGAGGACGAGGACAACGCCATCGAGATCGAGGCGATGGACGCGGAGGACGCGGCGCAGGATGCGTGCGAGCGATGGGAAGAGAAGGGCCGCTGGGCTGGCGATCCGATGCCCGACAGCATCGACGTGCGAGTCCGAGACGCCGACGGCGCGCTCTTCGATGTGGTCGTCGGTGTCGATTACTCGATCAACTTCTACTCCAACCGTTCGGTGAAGGTGATTGAGCGATGAGCAACTCTCAATGGCACGAGGATCAGTCAATCGGTGAGCGGGCCCTTCGCGAGCATCAAAGGCGTCGAGAACTCGACTCTCGGCTGGGCGATGCTTTGCGAGCAAGCGGCGTCAACGCGGCTGACGCGCTGTCCGTTCAAGCTTTGTATGCTGTGGCTGGTCAGGCCGGGTCTCATCGAATCGTGTCCGCGATGCGGGCAGTTGAGGACTGGCTGAAGGAGGGTAGAAGCAAATGACCGACACGTGCACTTACTGTCACGGCGTGAGGCTCGTGGGATGGAGCGGCGCTGGACCGATTCTCTGTCCAGAGTGTTCGCGCGATCAGGATGCCTTCACTGTCATTACGCAGGCATGGAGAGAGCAGCGCGCGGCGGTCAAAGAGCTTTTTCGAGAGAATGCGGTCCTCCGGTCGAACAGCGACTTGCTTAGCTCGGAGAACGCTTCCCTGTCGCGACAGGTGGACGCCATGGCACAGCGCATCGAGAGCCTAGCGGAGGAACTGGCAAAACCAGAAGACGTGAGACTGCGCGAGGTGATCGAGGTGATGGTCGGTAGGGCCGTGGTCTTCGACTCTCTTGCTCAGCGCGTAGACGCGTTACTGGTAGAACTGGATGACTGGGTTTCAAGGGCTGGCGAAGCGCAGCAGATGTGCGAGGTGGCGCGCAGTCGTCTGCACGTCGTTGCAGACGGCATGACTGAACACGCGTACCAGGAGATCGCTTCTGCGCTGGAAGCCCTCCCGCGCCCGGGAGAAGCAAATGATCGTTCTGCATAAATACGTAGAGGGCGTCTGCGTGAAGTGCGGCATGGCCGACGACGGGGTGCGCCCCCAGCTATGCGCGGGAAAGAAGTCACCTGAGACGCGCAAGGCATGCCAGAATGAGGTCACGTGGAAGCGGCTCGGAGCGTTGGGTTCTTTGCTGTCGTCCGCAGTCGAGGATGTGCGCCGAGGTGTTGAAGAGAAGCGCGGATACCGCGTGAGTTTGGGCTTGCTTTCGATCATGAGCACAATGCCTGAGGCCCTGCGGCTTCTCGGCCGTATTGATCAGGGTGATGAGGATCGGGTAGCAGGCGAAGCCGAGCAAGAACATGACCGCGCGATGAAATCAATCCGCAACATCGCGATGATCGCGGGGCGTCTTCGCAAGATCGATCCAGAGAGCGCCGAGCACTTGCTGCGGTTCTGTCGCGAAGCGGGGTGGAAACCGTCGATTTTGAGGGAAGGTGATGAATGAACAAGAAATTTCAGATCGTCTATAAGGTTGACGTGACGCTCAATGCGAGAGCGCTGTGGCCTGACGGCGATATGCCCAAGGAGCCGAACGCAGAGCAGGTGCGGGAGCTGATCGAGGACAGCGGCGGCATCCTGCGCGTCATTGATGAGTGGAACCTTGGAGGAGACGACTTCGACGTGTTCGAGGTCGCCCCGAAGAAGGCGTGATGACGGCACCGCAGACTGACGACGGCTGGTGGCTGTGGCTGCCGTGCCCTCGATGCGGGGACTGGTGCCACGAGATGCCGCCGTACCCGCCGCAGCATCCCGGTCACCATCCGTGGTGGCAGGAAGGCGACACGGGCACCTGTGCGTGCGGCGCTCCGCTGGAGGTGCGCGTGGACGACGGGATCGCGTCGCTGCACGACACAGAGGAGGAGCAATGAACGCTGAACGTGAAGCAGAGATCCGCGAAACAATCAGGCTGATGCGGGCGCGGCTTGCGGAGTTCAATGTGACGCAGCCCGCGACGCGCCTCTCGCTGGCGATGGCCGAGGACCTTCTGGCGGCGTTCGACGAGGCGAGGGCTTCCTTCAGAGAGACAAAGGAGAAGGCTAGGCAAGCGGCTCAGACTCTGATCGCAGAAGTTGGCGCAGATGGGCCCACTGACGTGGATGCCGCCGCTGAACGAGCGGCTGGCGTGATCCGCAGCCTTCGCGCCGCGCAGGAAGAGTCAGAGTACCAGATGCACGCGCGCATCCGTGCCGGGTATGACCGCACCGTCGCGGACGCATGGCGCGCGAAGGTCAAAGAGGTCGAAGACCAGCGCAACGCGCTTCGCAGCGAAGTGGACAAGCTGCGCTACGAACGCCGGATGTTCCGGCGTCGCATCGCGGAGTGTCTCCCATGGGTGGGTTGCACGCCCTACCCCAATACGCCGGGGTTCAACGAGATGATCGCGTGCCGCGACCTTGCGAAAGACACGCTTGACGAGGTGCCGGAATGACGACTGAACAACACGCCGATGACATTCACTCGTGCGGGCCGACGTGCAGCCGCGCAGGCTGCGTGGAGGTGCGGCAGGACGCGCATCACTACGTTTGAAGGCGGAGAGCACGAGCGATGAGCAAAGTTGAGATCAGGCAGCTAAAAGATCGGGTAGCGCTTTACTCCGAAGAGGTGACTAGCCTCCAAATGCATGTAGCACGCCTGGAAGTAGCACTCAATGAGTCTCGCAACGAGTCTGCTGTACTGCGCAGTGAACGCCGTCAGCTTCGTCGGCGCCTCGTAGAGTGTCGCCCGTGGGTGGGCGTGAGTCCGACTGATCCTGCCAAGAGGGACAAAGTAGACGCAATCCGAGACTTGGTTAACGACACATTAAAAGAGGTGGTGAAGTGATCACCTTTTCCACGCTGGGTTTGGTCATCCTTGCGCTCTTGGTCACTGCGCCCGAGGTGCTGTGGATGCCCTTCGTGTTCGTGGCGGCGATGTTTGGAGCGATCTGGGACATATTGCTCGGGAAAGGGAACGATCCGAAATGAGGCCCGCAGATGTTCATTGGTACGCCTCAGGCGCGGGGCTCGCGCGGTCCGGGCCGTACAGGTCTCAAATGGAGGCGTACCTAGCGATGCGCCTGACTGAGGATGCACGGCTCAATCAGCGGAAAACACACGGCACCGACAGCCCGTACCCGCACGACCTCGTTGTATGGCCGGAGCCCGCGCAGACCCGCGAGGACATCCGCAGCAATAAGGTGCAGCAGGCAGAAGAAGCGATCGAGCGTCTCAGCAAACTACAGGCAAAGCCATGAATGAACCGCACAAGATTGTAAATCCGCGCAGGCTATGGGTTGACACGGAGACGACTGGCCTCAACCCGTCTGAGCACGAAGTCATTGAAGTCGCCGTCGTAACCGAGACAGTGCATGCAGACGGCAGCGGCAGTATCGTAGGCGGGTGGTCTGCTAAGATTGCCCCTGAGCGCATCGAGGCGGCTGATGCCAGGGCCCTTGAGGTCAACGGCTACACGCCGGAGAAGTGGAAGGACGCTCGGCCATTCAACGAAATCGCTGACGAGCTGGCGAAGCTGCTGGCCTCCGGCAGCATTATCTGTGGGCACAACGTTGGGTTCGACGTTGGGTTCATCGAGGCGGCGTTCACCCGCATCGGGCGAAAAGTCCGTATCCCGTATCACAGGCTGGATACGGTAACGATGGCTTACGCCGCGTGGAACGCGACTGGGACGGGACCCGGTCTGTCCCTCGACAAACTCCGTAAGCACCTCGCGATGCCTACGGAGGGCAGTCACAGCGCGCTCAAAGACGCTGAGGATGCGCGTCTTGTGTACTACGCCGCGTTAAAGGCAATCAGAGGAGAGAAATGAACATGAAAGAGGAAGAGGTCTACCACCTGAGCCCCAAGGCTCTCCTTGGCGAGCACGGACATGACGAGGTCGTCCGCTACATGGCGACTCTCAAGAAGGCGTGGAAGCTGCCTGAAAATCAGGAGGTAGCTATGATGCTGTCCCCTGACGGCAAAGGGCTGGTGTTCTGCGCCTTTCAGACAGGTGGTAAATAAGGTGGAACAAGTAACTCTGCCCTACGTAGTTGGCTCTGGTACCAGCGAAGATGCCGCGAAGAACGAGGCTACAAAGGCGGTATCTGACAACAAGAGGATCTTAGAGCTGTTTCAATCCGCGGGTTCGTCAGGCTTGACCGATAGGGAGATCGAATCGGCCCTCAACCTGCGCCAATCCACTGCATCGGCGCGTCGGCGCGGCCTCGTGCTTGCGGGCCTTGTGAAGGACAGCGGCGGTTACCGCACCACACCCTCGGGTAACAGGGCAGCAGTTTGGGTTCTCACCGGCGAGACAGTTAGCGCGCCCGCCCCAAAACGAGCCAAGCTGCCTAGGCTGAGCCCGGGAGCAACAGAAGTCTGGAACGCGGATCTCCGCACGCTCTTCTTCTGCTCTATCCGATACTCCGTTGGGCGACAAACCTATATGCCCGGGTTGATCCAAGACTTAGTTAAATCGCATAAGCACGTCTTAAGCGTGGACGATCTTAGGCAGCTGGCTAACGAGATCACAACTGAATATGCCTGGAATAACGGAAAGCTCGGATCAGATTTTGATACAAGAGGTTGGATCGCTTTCAAAGATTGGTTACTAGAGGAGGCGGCGTGTCGCTGAACCCCGTGCGAAACCAGATCACCGATGTTATCCAAGCAGCGCAGAGCGCTCCTCTTGGAACGAAGATCCTAGAGGAATGCCTAGCCATTGCTGAGGTGCTTATTCAGAAGAACGCGGCCTACGGCAACTCTGCCCTAGAGCCCGTACGTATTTTCTCCAAGGCGTCCACTGTCGAGCAGCTACTAGTTCGCCTTGACGACAAGCTGTCACGCCTATCACGGGGTAGCGACGCGGGAGAGGACGTCATACTTGATCTGATGGGCTACTTAGTCCTGCTAAAAATTGCGTTAAAGGCTAACGACGAGCCGAAGTAAACGATGGTGGCGGCTTAGGGTGCTAAACTTGGGCTTCTAAGGAGCCTTATGCCCAGCGTGACCCTAAGCCGCCCTCAATACGATGCCCTAATCAGCGCCGCGCTTGCGGGTAACTCCGCTGAAGTCAAGCGGCTTCGTACGATCATTGACCAAGCCAACGGTATCACTAGGTACTCCTTGTGGATCCGTTGGCAGGACATTGGTGGAAGACCACCCCCGCGGATTGAGCTAGGCAAGGGGTGGCCCGAGAACCAGACCTATTTTCTTGAGTTAGAGAGGAAGATCACTAGGGCAGACGTGAATGACGTTTTGCGCACTAGTGCTCGCAATCCCGTCTCTGTGATGGTCACCCCGGACCCGCTTGCTACCGTGGGTTGGAGCCTCGTTGACGACTACGATTTCGCAAACGGAGGATGAGTGAGTAATCCAGTCTCGGCCCAAACGATGGAGAAGATTACCGCCCTGCACCAGTGGACGCTGAGTCCTACAAATGGTGTCGGGGGGCTTAAAGATCTGCTAAAAACGTTCGGTAACGACGAGTTGATCTATACAACCGTAATCTTTCGCTCTGGCGAACCCGCAGGCAGGATTGCCTGGGTGGAGTATGCAAGCCGCCAGAAATACTTTGACTTTGAGATTCGCATCTCAGAGGTATCTCCCAACCAGCTCAAGCTTGTTCTGGAGGCGGAGAGTGAGGCCGTGCACACCACCCCAAAACTGGAGCTTAAAGTAACTTCATGATCAGCAACGAGGACTTTGGATCTTCGTTATTTAAGCTTCAGGGGGAGGAAGCTACCCCTGCTGACACCTTGTCCGTGTTGTCGTCCATCGTGCTTAACCCGGAAACTCGGGAAAAGTGTGGCGGCTTTAGTCGCTTCTCTCGTGATCTCCCTATTCAGCGGCGGCACGACTTTGCGGAGAGCATGGTTGCTGTGTACTTAGCGGTGCATGCGCCTCCGGAAGGCGGACGTATGTCCTGCACTTGCGCTGCCTCTCCCGCTTTTGTTAGCCGCTGCTGCCCTCCCCCGTTCTCTAGGTGGAAGAACCACATTGAGGGGCGGTATGATAAGCGCGGCAAGGCGTCGTCCGCGATCATACGATCAGACACCGTTTACTCGGTGCTTACGGCGATTGAGCAGTTGTGGGCGGTTCCTGGGCACCTTGTAAAGGCGCAGTGATACCTCCTATCAGCTTCTGCGGGAGTCGTACTTCCGTAAGGAGACGTACATGGACATCAAAAACATTCCGGTAGTTAAGCCTCGTACAGCAGCACCCCCCGCCCAACCGGAGGGTTGGCGTCCCGAGCGAAGGTTCGACGTTGGGGTCTTTCCCGGCGAGGTGTTTCTCGTGGTTCTTCGGGGTACCGGAAAGAACTCCGGCCAGACGCGGGTTTCGCTTGTGCAGGAGCGCGACGGCCACGTTGGAGACGTGAGCGTTCAAAGCATCAGCCCACTGAACGCTTACTATGCCCTGACAGATCTAGTGACCTCTTGGAAGCAAGAAGAAGTGGCCCCCACCCCTACGCGTTTCCGTGCTCAGACAAGGTCTGACATTCGACCTGTGATGAAGGTTGCAGATGTGGTTCACCGACTGTCGAAGTCGGAGTCAGACTTCATGGTGGCCGTAGAGACCGCGGGGTACCAGAAGCCACAACCCAACCTGTCGTCTGCGGACAAGTATGAGTTCTTGGCGAAGCAAACCTCGACGGGCGTGCTTACACATGAGGGACGTGAGGTGCCCCGCTCAGAGCTAGGAGAACTAGACGCGGAAGTGCTCTACGAGATCCTTGTAGAGTCAAAGTGACCAGTTGCGGGAGAGTGGTTTACAAAGCCCCTTTTCCCGCAACTTTTGCCAAGGAACGGTATGGACTGGGACGAGATTGAGTGCCTTACTGAGGCTTACCAAGGTGGCTTTGAGGGTGCTCTTGCACTAGGCGAGCGCCCGATGCCGATCGGCATTTCCATCCGCAGGGGGATGTGCGACGAAAGCTTCGAAATTACCCGCACTAGTCTTGGGTACCCCATCCACAGCGTTGAGGACGTTCACTCCCTCGCAGAAGAAGTGTCTTTGCGGTCTAGGGACTGCTTCGCCTCGGGAATGGTTGCGCTTGTTCCGCGAAAGGTTGCCTGTGAACTACTAAATATCCCGCCAGAGGGATCCGCAAGCGTAGCGGTATTGCACATGGAGCACGTTACCGACGGGACAAAAACGTGGGTACTTGACGTGCCTAACTACATTCCAGTTGGTGATTGGGACTTAGTCAGCAAGGGCAGCTGGTCCAAGCTGCCACCGTTCTTCCACACGCTCAGGTACGGCCTTGGAGGTGCAGCAAAATGTTAGCAGACACGATGATCCGTCACGCGTTGTCCGAAGAGGAGCAGTCCTTTCGGCTGGTGATTGACCCGTTCCCACACGATACCCAGTTCCAGCCAGCTTCTGTTGATCTCCGGCTAGGCGGTGAGTTCAAACAGTTCTCCGTTCCGCTCAACGCGCGGAATGCTGAGCCGTTAGACCCACTGTCTTCGTACCCTGACTCTTGGGTATCCACCACAAAGATTCCCACAGAGCTTGGTGAGGCCAGCGCGGCCTTCATACTAGACCCAGGGGTATTTACGCTTGCAACGACCCTTGAGCGGGTAAAAATCCCAAACAACCTAGTCGCCCGCGTAGAGGGAAAGAGCAGCCTAGCTCGCCTTGGGCTCCTGGTTCATGTGACAGCGGGGTTCATTGACCCTGGATTTCACGGAACGATTACGTTAGAGATGATGAACCTGAGCCCCAGGCCGATTGACCTGACGGTGGGCATGCGGATCTGCCAGCTCAGCTTCTCTAGGGTAGACGGCCGTGTTGAGCGCCCGTATGGACATCCAGCGCTTCGCTCAAAGTACCAGGGACAGCAGGGCGTAACAGAGGCACGCCCAGACGCGGAGAATAAGCAATGGAAGAAATGACTGAAGAACAGCGGGCAGCGATGAATGCGGTGTTCAAGCGCGTACAGGAGCTTGATCACGAAAACAAGCAGTTGATCTTGGAGCGGGCTAAACTCAACCAGAAAGTTAGTGAGCTGGAAACCAAGCTTCGGCGCGCCCAAGCAGTAGTCGAGCAGCAGGAGTTGCTCGACGCTCAGTACCTCGACAGCTTCCGGCACCTGATCCGCAGCGAGTTGGAGTTCTACCTGCGACCCGCAAAAACTCTTACTCGTCCAACTCCCGCAAAGAAGCGTCAGGCAAAGAAGTGAGCTATAGCGCGGTTGTTGTGGCGGATTCCCTCGCACAGGGAGTCCGCCTTACTACTTTGGAAGTCACCTTCCCTCGTTACATTCTCGCTGAGTTCAACACCCACAGAGTGTTTAGCAGGAACTCAGCAAGCAGCCGTGCGATCCCGGTAAAGACCCGGGTCCAGCAGGTACAAGATAACCCGTTTATTCCAGAGTTCACCAAGAACAAATCTGGAATGCAGGCGGACGTTCTTCTTGCAGAGAGCGACGCACGCAACGCCAGCGCATACTGGATCGGCGCGTCAAATATGGCGGCTGAGTTTGCCGAAAGCCTTGCGAGTGTTGAAGTTCACAAGCAGCAAGCTAACCGAGTCCTAGAGCCGTACGTTTGGCACACGGTAGTCGTTACCGCGACCGAGTGGGACAACTTCTTCGCGCTGCGTCTTCATCCGGATGCTGCCCCTGAGATCCAGAGGACAGCACAAGCAATGAAGGACGCCATGGATGCAAGCGTACCTAAAGAGCTAAACGTAGGGGAGTGGCACGCCCCGTACGTTGAGCACTCCGAAATGGGCTACGGCCACCACGATGACCCCGACATTCGCATCGTAGCTATTAGCGTCGCGCGATGCGCGGCCGTTAGCTACGAGCGGCAGCGCGTAGAGAAGTCGTTAACGGAGTACGTTGCGCGACATGATGCGCTGAAGGCTAGTGGGCATTGGAGCCCCTTTGAGCACCAGGCGCGCGTAGCTACACAAGAGGAGATCAACAGGGTGGCTTATCACCTCTGGGACGAAGAGCGGGGTAGGCATCTGCCTGTGTGCATCGGCAACTTTGCGGTGCCGTGGTTCCAGTACCGAAAGATGATGCCGGGAGAAAGCATCTACAGAATCGGCTGAAAATCTTAGTTTTCGCCTATCAGAGTTTGAACGAGCGTCGTGTGCCAAGTCCTCCTACTACCAAACCAGTAGGCACACGACGCTTGTTCTTTTGCGGAGATAAATGCCCTACATGCACAAGTTACAAGAGAAGGCGATCCCACTGGGAGGATACGAGAACCTTCCTGCGCCGCACAGTTGGTTGAGGGGTGCAGAGGTGTACAGCCCTGACGGCGGGATGGGCTGGCTCGGATTTCACCGAGAGAACGAAAGGATCAGCTTTTGGCACGTGCTCAAAGACTTTTCCTGTAAGCCGCTAGACTTTTCAGAGATCCACGTCTTGGTGGATTCAAAGACTGGGAACGTGTGGATGTTGTTTTCCGGTGGATCCCAATCCCACCCGTTTCTGCTCTTCCCAGATGAAGCAGTAGGACTGAGCTACACGCCTCAGTATGTGCAACAGCTTCTGTCGGAGCGAAAGACGTGCGCGTGATCATTGCTGGCAGCCTTTCGTTTGAGCCCACACTGACGGTTGTAGAAAACGCGGTAGCTGCCTCTCAGTACGATGTCACCGAAGTGATCACCGGAGGTGTACATGGCGTTGACGGGGCGGTAGAGCGGTATGCACGTAGCCGCAAACTGCGGCTACACCGGTTCTCCGACGATGAGGTCGGCGCTAAATACCAAGGCATGATTCGTCACGCGGACGGGCTCATCGCGATTTGCGATGGAACCTGTGTTAGCACTAAGATTCTCGTGAACGCGGCCAGAAGCCACCGGCTTCTAGTTAGCGTGCATAAAATGGAGCAGGACTATGGCAAGCCCACATGCACACAAATACGAGTTTGATCCCCCTAAGTCTATCAGCGCTGCGCAGGCCCGTATGCGTGAGCTTCTGATCGACATCATGAACATCGAGAAGCAACTTGCCCCGGGAGACCGACGAAGTTCGGATGGGTCTCCCATGCCTAGGGGTGAGTACCGTAGCTGGCGGTCAAGAACCCACGCGAGTTTGGTCTTTAAGCGGGTAGAGTACGGAGACCTAAAGGCTTGGATCCTACAGCGCCGTAGAGAGCTAGATGCGGCCAACGTGTCTGTGAAGGACCCAAACAGCCCTAGGGATGTTCTTCTTGCGGTACGGGCGCTACTTAGAGATTTGTTGGATCAAGACGTGGACCACCAAGACCTTGGGCACGTCTACAACGTAGTGGAGCAGCATCTTCAACATGTACTTTAGTATCGATCCAAACACCTACTACGCGTTATTTCGCGCTGCGGACACAGGATCAGATTTACAAACACACATAGTCATAGACCTTCGGGTAAGCAAAGAACTAGATCAGCTCGTTTCTGAGCTTGAGAACGTTCCAGAGAAGACAAGCTGTCTTCTAGTTACCCAGTACCAGGTTGCCCTATCTTCTGGGCTAGGTGCAGCGCTTGACGATATGGCGTTGCACCTGGCTCTTGAAGAGTTCTCTGATGACTGGGACGGGGCGCCATACCCTGGAAGCGACCATTATTCCGGCATGCCCCTCCAGAGGGCAGTGCAGCAGGATCAAGACCTACTGTTTGTAAAAGGGTCGCAGCTAGAAGAACTGCTCGGGACTGATCCAGACCTCATTGGAGAAGACGGGGGAGAAGTTCAAGTCTCTCTAAAGATCATTCCCACAAGGGACAAAGATTTCTGGATTCGCCCGGTCTTTTCTGTATCAAACCGGGCAACGTTCATGGAGATTGAATCTACCGGCGGGAGGCTTCCCTGGAGCATGGTGCGCCGGAGATTCTTGGAGTTGTCTGAGTGAGTCGCCTATCAGACACAGATGGACGACTATCGACGCGCTGTTTACGCGCTTCTACAGGCTGAAGACCCCGTACTGCTCGTAGTAGGTCCTGCGTGCCGGACGTGGTACGTAGACAGAGATCTAGTTCGGGACGTGATGGCTGACCTGTTCTTGGTTCGGCCTTACCAAGTGGTACACGCTGGTAAGTTCCCCTTCGACCAAGTAGTTGAAGAGGTAGCCGAGCAACTCGGCGCGCCAGCAACTTTAGTAGGACCCGACAAGGACAAACGACTGACCGCCACGTACGAAAGAGACCCATACCTAGCCGTTGGGGTTTCTCTCGTCGTGGCCTTCCCCGTAGAAGATGCTGACGGCAAGCGGCGGTACCCGCCCGAGTCAGCGGATCTCGGAGTGATCCGTCAAGCGGTCTGCCAGGGTATACCGATCATAACCGTACACAGGGATGGGACGATTAGGTGGGTATGAGGGCGGGCCGGGGCCCGCCCTCATACCTTTACTCTTGATCGCCTATCAGGATTTGGAGGTATATGCCGACGTACCGAGTAGAAGTAATCCATCACCTACGCGAACACCTAACGATCAGCGTTACCGCTGAAAGTCGAAGCCTTTTGGAATCCAAACAGGCCGCTATTTACGCGCAGGCTTGTGGGTTGAACGGGTGGAAACTAGAGGACTCCGCCGGGCTGCTTAGCGAAAGCGGACAAATCATTGTTCTGGATGAGGAAGACGGCAACTACGACACCCCTGCGGACGCAAGTATGCTTGTTACCGATCAAGACGTATCCCTGCTGGACCCCGGGTTACGCCCTAGCCGGGACAAGATTGCCGAGATCCTCCTACGCAACTCGTCCAAGTGCTTAGATGATGACGACGAGCGCGAAGATCTACTGCGGCAAATTCTGGAGGCACTCTCGTGATTGAAACTATGGTTTTGGGTCCGGGGCTTTCTGTTGACGTCGGTCCCGCCGGAATTATCTGCTTTCGGTTTGCTAACGAAGATGACGAAGTGACCGTTGTGCCCGTCTATGACCTAGACCCTGGGTGGCAAACGCTCTTGGAAAGGGCGTTGATGGGTGACCCAAAGCGCCTGTCATGAAGGTGATCGTTGGGGTTGACGAGAGTGGAACCGGGGCTTGGGCGGGCCCGTACACGGTGACCGCGCTTGCTTGCTATGAAAAGGACGCAAGCTTACTGCGCAGCGCGGGTGGTCGTGACTCTAAGAGCATGACCGACATCCGTAGGCGCGGATCAATGGCTGCAATTTCTGAGATTGCGCTGTTCGCGAAAACAACCGTCGTCAGCGTGGAGGAGATTGATCAGAGTAAGCACGCAGCATGGAGATCCGCGATCCTACGCTCGGTTGCATATGTGCTTGAGTGCTTACTCGATCATGGTATAGAGAAGTCCTCTGTAGAGATAGTTATTGACGGGTTGTTGGATGTAAAGACAGAAAGAAAGATCAACAAGGAGCTTGGAATATCGAGCGTAAGGTTTCTTACCAGCGCCGAAGATCAGGTACCTGCGGTGGGCGCAGCCAGCGTGGTTGCTAAAACAACACGAAACAACCTCATGGCTTTGCTGCATCAAGAGTACCCAGTCTACCGATGGGTAGAAAACAAGGGCTATGGAACCAAGCAACACGCTGCGGCGATCGAGAGGTACGGTAGATCACCACAGCACCGCAACGTCAAGGTTGCGGCATTAGGTTGGAAGGAAGATTTATGAATCGGTTTGTTGTTACCGTCGTGCTGTGTTTGCTCGCCACTACGTTGGCTGCGGGCCAGGATACCGGTAGTCGAGCACGGCCTATGTCCTCAGCTCTCGCGTTGGCTCTGCTCTGCATTAACGAGGCAGGGTGGGACTGCTTTGAGTCTGGAGACGGGCTTGCAATCCACGAGGTGTTACTGCGTGGCGCTCACCGAAACCGGATGTCATACGCGGGGTTTGCCCGGGCATACGCGGGCCGCCTATTTGGCGCACGACCGCACCGCGTTAGCCGCATGCATTGGGTTGGGGAGCTAACCCCCGATTGCACAGAACCACCCTCGTGGCCCCGGGTCTCTACTCGTAGGGTTGGTGGTTCTGTCCGAGTTGTTGAGCACCCGCCGTGGTCGCATTACGTAGACTCGTGTCGATCCGTGATGGAGCGAGCCCGAGAGGTAGTATCGCTGTCCCTTGACAACGTGGAAGACTGGAGCCGTTGCGAGTCCCCGGTGCATGACTGGGGTGGGTCTATGGATCGCGACCGAGCAGCGCGCATCGGTCTGGTAGAGATTGAGTGTGGGGAGACGGCAAACGACTTTTACTGCCGACCCGGGGTGGACATCGGTTGCCGAGACGCGTCCGAGGGCCCGGAAGACTGATCTTTACAGCCTATAAGCTTCTGCAAGGGATCCTTGTCCCTTGCAGGAGGAACAGTGCACAATAACGGCAACAAGAAGGACAACAACTTCAAGATGATCTCCGTCGTGACGGGGAACCTCAGGTCCTACAGGAACAAGGAAGGGGACCTTGAAGTTCGCTGCGCGACGGCGATCTGTGAGAGTATCCGGGGGGTGCTCCGGTACTCTTACACGGATGGCTGGGCAATCTGCCCGGCGATTCCGGTCGAAAGGATGTCCCTTGAGGACATCCAGTTCATTCCGATTCTTCGTCGTCCGCATGACGACGAGGAGTCGTTCGACCAGACGAGGCGGATGGCCCGAGAGGCGGTGGACGAGGCGCGTTCCACGCCCCGCTCGACCGTTGGTGAGCCCCCGGGGCTTACACAAAACCTTGACCTGAGCCGGGTCAAGATCTAAAAGGCCGTATGCGGTGCATGAGCTGCAACACAGAGCACAGTGGTACAAACCTCAAGCGGTTTAACCACCTGTTTCTGTGCGCGCCGTGCCACGCTATGGCTGAGAACGCGGAGCGGGAGGTTGAGTCTACAATCTCCCGCGCCCGTTCTCTTGCCCATAACTGGCTAGAAACGCACATCGTACAGGGTGGTCTACTTCTCGGGGGTAATGGTCATGGTATACGAGCCGCCGCTGCCTCTGGGGTGTCACTACCTACAGCTGAAGTGCCAAGGGTGCGGAATCCGGAAGAGGCTACTCGTCCCGGCATTCCCTCTGCCCATCGGAAGTCTTCTGCCCGTTGATGGTTTTGGGCAGGACGCTTGCTGCATCAAGTGCGGAGCGGCAAGGCTTGAGGTGTTAAACGAGCCTCCGCCTCCCGCTCCTCCACCTCCACCGTCTGGGTGGGTAAAGAAGCCAGGATGAAGCTGAGTCTATTCTCAGACCGTGGGTACATTGGGTACGCAACGGTTTGGGCTTTAGAGAAGGTCAAAGACCACACGTTGATCGTTTCCCCGCGCATACGGCTGTCACAACCGTCTGCCGTGGGGATGATGGAGCACGGAGAGTCCCTGCTGTCTACGTTCGCCGGCGTTCGCGTCCTTATTGGGCAAGACGAGTGTCAGGTTTCTACGATAGCAGGGGACTTTCTTCTCCCTAAGACAGGTAACCCCGACATCCAGTACTGGGTAGCGACGCTACCGGGTACGGCGGAGGTGCGCATCTCTGATCTTTTGTCTCGTGGATTGCGGCTTGCTCGTTCTTTAGAGCAAGACCGCTAGCGCCTATCAGTTATTGATGCACCACAAGAAGCTCTACAAACAGACAGCTACAAACGCTATTCAAGTTTGGTGGCAAGAACGAGAAGGATCGTCGTACCGCACCCATAGCGGACAAGACGGTGGTCAGATCGTATCGTCAAACTGGACGGTTGCTCGACCCAAAAACGTAGGCCGGTCCAATGAGACCACGCCTGAGCAGCAGGCAGAACTAGAGATCGCCTCAAACTACACGCTCAAGCTAAAGTCTGGCTACCAAGAGACTTTGAGCGGAGCTAGAGAGTCTGATCGTTTCAGCCCGATGCTTGCCAAGGTGTACGAGGACTACGCCAAGGACGTAGCCAACGCACTGGCTTCAGGGACACGACAAGTATACGTCCAGCCAAAGCTGGACGGTGTCCGTTGCATAGCCAACATCCGAGGGCTGTGGTCTCGGCTTGGCAACCCGATCGTATCGGTTCCGCATATTCACAAGGCTCTTCTGCCGTTGTTCGAGCAGGACCCGTCACTCGTATTAGACGGTGAGCTTTACAACCATGACTTCAGCGCAAACTTTCCAGCGCTGGTATCCAAGGTAAAGAAGCAGAAGCCGACTGCCCAAGACCTAGAGGACTCCCGCATCATCGAGTACTGGGTGTACGACGCCCCCGGCGAAGGAGATACCAAAGCCCGCGTTATGGGTCGCCGCGCCGCAGCGGTGGGCGTTTCCGGCGTTGTAATGGTTCCCACGTTAGCGCCGAAAGATCTGCAAGAGCTGGATGAGATCCATGAGTGTTGGATCTCCGATGGCTTTGAGGGCACCATGATCCGACTCGAAGGTCCGTATGAGCAGAAGAGGAGCAAGCTCCTGCTCAAGAGAAAAGAGTGCATGGACTCCGAGTTCCCGGTGATTGGGATCTATGAAGGTGAAGGAAATCGGTCTGGAATGGCCGGGTACGCCGTACTGTCTCTGCCTGACGGAAGAACCTTTCGGGCAAACATTACGGGAAGCTGGGAGTACCTGCGCGATCTATTGGCTGATGTCCCGAGCTACCTGGGCAAAGAGGCGACTGTGGAATACTTCCACCTTACGCCAGATGGAATCCCTCGGTTTCCGAGGGTCAAGGTGTTTCACAAGAACAAGCGGTGGTGAACATGGCTCTAATCGAAGTGCCCAGCATTCCTGGCATAGATCCCAAGTCAGTCCGTAGCCTGTTGAGGCTGTGTGTAGGGCACGACGGGGCTTCCCCGTACGCCCGGTGCCCACACATCTTCTACATCGGCGACGATCCGTATCTGTGTATTACCGACGGCTCTGTGCTCGTTCTCCTACTGCTGGAGAACGGGCTCCCTGACCCAGAAGAAATAGACTGGCAGGAAGACGTGCAGACCGGTGTGGGCCGGATCGTAGAGTTGTTTGGGACTGATTACATCGAGTTCAAAGAGGATGTTTCAATAGACCACATTGAGCAGTGGTGCCGCGTTGACACTGCTGACTGCCCCCTGTGCAAGGGACACAAGCTGTGTATGTTTCCAAGATATACGTCTCAAGGAGACAACGATCCGAAGGCGATTGGCGCCCACACTGGGCGCATATCTGGTGTAAGAGTTGACCGGCGCCGGATCCACATCGTTCTAAAGATGCTCGGGGTCTCCAGCGGTACCTGTGACGTGTTCATCTACCGGGGGCCGCATGTAAGCGGGGACGGGGATGCAGAAGTAGTCCAGTTCGTAGGAGATAACTGGAAGGTGATTGTTGCCCCCGTTGACATAGAGGACGACCCGGAGCGCCCTTTTCCAGAACTTTTCTGAGAGATCGGTCTTGACAAAGATCTGATGAGGGCGCATCACTAAACCGTTGGGATCAGCAGCGTGCTCAGCCAGCCTCCGCGGTGGAGAACAAGGCTCTGCGCTGAATAAGAACGAGGTAGAGATGGCAAAGGGATACAGTTTTACAGACGAGCAAATCGCCTACATCGCCAAGATGGCGAAGGCCCGCGGAATCGAGGAGAAGGAAGCCGCGCAGAACCTCATGGACAAGGGGATCTCGCGCGACAAGGCGCTTAGCAAGTACTCGGGCGCTACAAAGCCTAAGGCAAAGGCGAAGTCCAAGTCGTCGGCCAAGCCTGTTAAGAAGCAGGTCCGCCGAGGTCGTCCTCCTAAGTCCGCTCAGGCTGCGTCAAAGCCTGGTCGAAAGGCGCGAGCCACAATCTCGCAGCCGCGTCCCGCCGCAATCTTCGTTCCGCCTCCTGCGGTTTCGGTGACTAACGGGGCGTCTACGCACGCTGTAGAGTTGGATGAGGGCGCTAGCGCCCAGATGACCGAGGGTTGAGCGGTTGTCAGGGAAACGGGGAGGCTACGGCCTCCCCGTTTTTCTTTGCATTGTGCCCTATCAGCCTTTGGAGGCGCACACATGCATGACGAAGAAGAAGTGAAAGAGGTCGTGGCAGCTCTTGAGGAGTACGCCAAGTCCAAGGAGAAGTTCCGAAGGGGCACCCTCATTGCTGACGCGCAGAGGATCATGCGCGCGTTCAAAGCAAAGCGGCCCGTTTTCCGTTTGTCCGCAGACTTTCGTGAGAAGGCGTCGCAGAACTGGTCTTTGGGACGGGACCTAGACTGGTTCTCCGAACTGGCGGAGGATCCGCAGTTCCGCGCGATGCTCGCCCTTCACGGGCGCGGCTCCGATATGCATTCGGGCCTTGTCGCATGGGTAACTGCAAAGTTGCGCACCATCAGCGCGACGTCTAACTGGTTCGCCCCGAGCGAGGGGCTTACCTACAAGCTCCTCGCCACGGAGCTGAAGGGTGCAGTCGTCGGGGACCTAAAGCTCCCGATGAAGGCATTTTACGTTGAGCTGCCCGACAACCTCTTCTACTTAGAGGACGCGAAGACGGGGTGGCACTGTGTCCGGTCTCTCGTAGTCGCTCAGGGGTGCATTACCCCTCGCACGCTTGAGATCGCCGCGCGGCAAGGCGATACGACCGCAAAGACTCCCGAGCTTGGAGAGAGGCTCCTCATCGAAGCCTACGGAGAGCCTAACGAAAACTCCTCAAATCCGTTCGACGATACGTGGCTGTTCAAGACGTATCTGATCGATAACAAAGAGGAGGACGTCGAATCTGCTATTGAGCGGTCTACCCGCGGCCTTGTGGGCCTGCGCGACAGGACCGTCAATATCGCAGAATACGAACGGACGCTAAACAGCGGCCGTCTAGGAGAGCGCACCCTTGACGGCTTGGAAATCCGAAACCTGCTGCTCAGGTTCGTCTTGAACCTGTGCATCTACATGGGCTCGGAGAAGGCGGCCGTAAAGCATGTGCATGCTGATGAGATTGACCGGCTGCACGGAAACAAAAAGTTCAAGAACCTGCGTAAGCGGGTTCAAGAGAAGATTCAACAGCTTCGGGACGATCGTGTGTTTGCGGTGGGCACCAACGTCTCGGTAGACGCCGAGATGCGGGAGATCATTCGCACCGAAGGCACCGGCGGCTACAAGCTGACGTACCGCACTCTTGTGCGAGGACACTGGCGCAACCAAGCCCACGGGCCGGGTTACACCCTTCGCACGCGTAAGTGGATCGAGCCCCACGTACGCGGCGCGGACCTTCCTACGGAAGTCGTAGGTCACTCGTACAAGGTCGGAGCGTGAACACAGAGTCAAAAGCTCGGTCGTGGGATACCGCGGCCGAGCTTCTCGAACAGACGTTTGGACGGCCGCACCCTCAGCTAACCGATGAGGAGCGAAGGCACATCCTTAACGCCGTCGTGCCCAGTCTGCGTCGTAAGGCGATCATTATCAGGAGCAAGAAAAAGAAACATGGCTGAGTACTTCCTGCGCACAGCGTTTACAAAGCCCCGCTTCAAGAAACTGGGTGGCGAGTGAGTTTCGTCTACAAAATGGGAGACAGGGCAGTTACCGCCGCAGTTGTCTTTGTTGTGTTCCTAGTAGCCGCCGGGATGGTGGGAGCTTACTCGTCTGGTAACGTTAGCGCGCGGTTCTCCGATCCCAGGGCGGCAAGACAATACTGCGAATCCTTCTGCCGCGAAGCAGACGGGGAACTGGTAGAGATGCAAGCCCACGGCTCAGCAGAAGGGCTGACCTGCGTCTGCTTCTTCGGTGCTGTTGATCCGGAGTAACATCATGGACTTCTACAAAACCATCATGGGGCACAAGTTCTACGAAGGAACAGTGCCGCGCCTCGTTCGTGCAGTTGAAAAGCTGGTGGAATCGCTAGATCGTATCGAAAAGGGACGAGAAACTGAGTGTCCCGTGTGCGGGCACCGCACTAAGCCTCGATCCGAAAACGAGTGACACGTGTGGCCCCGAGCGTAATATCGGGGCTTTCTTTTTCGGTGCTGACACCGGCGGAGGCTTTCGTGATCCACCTTTGGGCAAAGAACTTGAACACAGGAAACAAAGAGTGTGTTCGATGCGGAACCCGTCCCGCTTGGGAAGGATCTCGCGGCCCATGCTCAGGAACTACTCCCGGACTCCAAGAGTTGCGGGCATCGTACGGGACTACGCTAGAGCGCCTTTTAACGCGATCAACAGAAAGGAAAACGCGCGCATGGGATACAAACAAAACTTAAGGACCATTCGCAGCGGTGGTCGTCGCGTCGAGTTAATGATCAGTAAGGGAAGCTTTGAAGAAGCCCGAGAGCATCTTCGAGAGGTCGTCGGGGCCGCCATGCTTCTCACGGTGGAGCTTCACACCATGGAGATCCAAGACCGTGTAGTTAAGTACTACAACCAGTCCTTTCCCGCCCCACCGGAAGAGAGCAAGGAAAAGGAGCTGGTTCGGGAGCCTGCCGCCCCAAAAGCATCCAGGCGCCGGATAAAGAAGCGGGACCAAAACGTCATCGCTGAGATGACCCGGGCTGGTTCGTCCATGCGGGAAATCGGCCGAGCGATTAACCGCAGCCCAAGCCTCATCTGGTCCTGGCAGCAAAAATTGGGCATCAAAAAAGGAAAGCCTTAAAAGGGCTCACCCCTCTCCTATCAGTGAATGAAGGAGGACAAACGTCCAATGGATTACATGAAGAAGCACTTGGGATCTCTCCAGAACGGAGTCATCGTCGGCATCGTGGATGACGGGGGATCTCCCCCGGCTTACGGGCTTGTCATCATGCGAAAGGACAACACCTACGTCATCGCCTGGTCTCTCTCTTCTCCTCGCGGCGGTCCCGGCTTTATCGAGGTCGAAGAAGACGGAGTTGATGAGGGTGACCGCGTAGTTGCCGAACGCACGATCACTGAGGGTGGAGAGTTTGGCGATACAAGCGCGCAGTTCCCTCACCCCCAGTACATCCATGCCATGCGCGGTGACACGGGCAAGATCGTGCACGTTGAAAAGGAGACAGTCACGGTCCGCTTCGACCGCACGGGTACGGCGACACTCGTAAGATGGGATGAGATCTCATTCGGAAGCGAGCCTTACATCGACGAAAACGGCGCGACCATCGTAACCGGATGGTTTGAGATTTCGGAGGACACTGTATGACTCCGAAGGACCTCAATAGGTACTACGTCACGTACAGCTACAACGTTCATCCAAAGGGGCTTACCGAAAAGCAGGTCGAGGAGCTGGGGGCCGACGTAGGCGCCTCGCACGACTTGCTCCTTCTGTCCCTGATGCACGGGAGCGACGGGAGTATGAGCATCGTCCCTGTCGCAAAGCAGAGCAGCGGGGAGGAGCTTGACCCCGTAGTCGCGTTCAGGGCCGTCTCAGGGGTCATCGCTGTTCTACAAGACCTCTTACCGCAAGCCAGCTGGCAACAAGCCCTCTCAGTTCAGTTCATTCGGGCTGTTCAGCAGCTTTCCGCAGTAGCATCGACCATCGACGAGATCGCCGTCAAAAACAACAAGGACCTGTCATGAATGCAGATGGATTGGTAGAAGAGATGCGGAGGGTGGCACCCCTCGCGTTTGAGAAGTCCCCGTACACCGCCGCAGCCTTTGTTGAGCGGGCGCGCGAGCTGCTTGAAATCGGCTCGCCCGGGGCCGTCATTGGACTGATGATGGATCTTCTCTCCTACGAGGAGCGGCTTCGGCGGCTCGACAGCCGGGTCAGCCGAAGGCTACTCCGCTGAGGGTAAGAGGGCGGGGAACACCCCGCCCTCTTTTTTGCTTACAAAACCGGTCTGTCAGCCAAAGCTGGGCAAAAGTATGGGGATCCTACTTTCGCAAGATCCCCATAGTAGGCCGGACGGGAGTTGAACCCGTGACCTCCCGCTTATAAGGCGGGGGCTCTCACCGTTGAGCTACCGGCCCGTAGAAGCCAAGTCGTATACGTTGAACCCATCGTATATCCCATCCCATCTCGGGATGGAAAGCGATTCGCCGCAATACCAGTGCTTCTCCAACTCGTCGAAGAACTGGTTGTTGGCGGTGCACCCGTACCTATCTTCACCTACGTAGAACAGCTTCTTTCCACCTGCCCTCCGGTATGTCCGGAGAGCAAGCGCGGCCACTCCGTCATTGTAAGGCGGCCAGCAAATGAAGAGTGCCCGATCGGCGTGTTGCGCTACCGACCTGGTCCCGCCCTTGCGGACGGGGAAGTGTTTTCCGCTGACGTACCGGTTCTGGTACGGCTCAGGGTCGTAGGCGACGACGTCGCCGCCTGCCTCATGGACAAGTCTTGCCCAGTATCCCGTCCCTGCACCAATCTCTACGATTGGCTGCCGGGTGAGAACGTGAATAGCGGTGTTTGTGGGCACGGCCCACGAGTACACACGCACTGCGTGAGCGCGAGCCTCCCACGACCCCGGTACGTACCAGGTTTTGTCCATCGTGTATGATCGCCAGATTTTGTACAGTTCGTTCATGTTTCCTCCTCATTTACTGATAGGAGGATCAGCAAGACGTTTTGCTCATCTTCTTTCTGCTTGTTGACTCTTTCTCCTTGACACCCTCAACTGAGTAAGTATTCTTATCGTATTCTCATGAATAAGCCACCCAACAAGCCACCGCAGGTCGTCAAAGCCACACCGGATGCGATGCGCGTTGACCCGGTGTTGTCTAACTACAAGAAGGGCGTGGCGGAACGTGCAGCGCAGCAGCGTGCGGCGTTGCCCCGGATGCCTGACTTGGTTGCGGCTAACTCTGCCTACAAACCCGGCAAGGATCCGCCGATGACGATTGGCACAATTGGGGAGGCAAATAGGCGTGTGGAGGAAGCCGTGAACGACCCAACCCGTGCAGCGCCCGGTCTGCGTCCAGAGACTATCGCCGGTCTGAAGGCTCTACAGGAAGCTGTAAAGCAGCAGCAGCAACCGTCTGCCCCAGAAAGCCCAAAGATGCCTGAGCCAGAGGAAGTCAAAGAGAAACCCAAGCAGGCGTCCATTCCTACGGACGAGGAGACCAAGAAGCAGCTCCGTAACCGAATGGACGAGCTGGACGACCTGGAGTTCGATCGGGTTCTCCGGAACATCCAGTTCGACGCCATCAACAACGAAGCGGCGCGCAAGGCTGTGCGGGACCGTGTCTCCGCGTTTGACCTGGTGTCCGTGCTTGCAGAGGGAGAGTTCCGCCAGGAGGTGCCCATCATTCCCGGGCAGCTCACTGTTTACTACCGGAGCATCTCAGCGATTGAGAACCAGGCGTTGCGGCTCATCCTTGCCCGCGAGATTGAGAAGGACAAGCGCAAGGAGAACATCGCGCCGGAGATCTACGGCTTGATGCAGACGGTCTGCACCGTCTACCGCATCAACGGCCAAGAGCTTCCGCCGCACATGCTGGGCACGGGCTACAGCAAGACCTTCGATGAGGATGCGTTCCAGCGCAAGTTCGAGTTGTTCATCCGCTACCCTACCGTGCTCCTTCACGCTCTCGGGACGCACGGTTACTGGTTTGAGCAGCGCACGCGGGAGGCGTTCAGCCACGAGGCGCTAAAAACTGGATGAAGACTCCGGTTGGCTGGGCCATGAGCGGCATGTGGTACGACCGCTTTCAAGGCATGCCACCGCGCGGGAGTCTTCTTGAGTCGATCTTTATCCTGGTCTTCCTGTCCCGCCAGGAAGCGCATCTTCTGGCGACACGGGCTATCGTACAAAGCACGTTGCCTGAGGGCGGGGCAGCCAAGCCCGCCATTGAGGCGTTCCAGAAGTACTGCGACAGGATGTTCCCGTACATCGAGCGCGCTGGAGATACAGACAAGGAAGATCAGCACAAGCGCCTTGCCGAGTTCGTCAAGACGCGGGCCTCGATTGCCCTTGCTCCCATCCTCAAGGCGCAAGCCGACCAGCAGAAGAAGCTCGCTACCCACAAGCACCTTCGTGTCAAGCCGAGGTATCCAGGAACATGAAACCTACGAAGCACAAGGGTAAGGCGCGAGGAGTCCGCCCCGGGGCGCAGGATCCTTCAAGGAAGGCCGTCACTGCCCTGGACGTTCTCGGCAAGACAACCTCGGGCATCCGGCAGCTCATCTTGATGGCTGCTTCGGCTCTGCCCAAAGATCAAGTAACCGCAGAGCTATCGGAACGCTTGTCTGAGCTAGCTGAAGAGGAGACGGCGTACCAGAGGAGGCGTGGCGCATGGTTCAGCGCGGAGACTGGTGGGCGCAGAAGTCGGACCGAAGCAGAACCCCGTGGGAAGTCACCGAGTCCGTCAGCGGAGTCGTCACACTTCGATCCGGCAAGCTACCCCCGGTCACAGTCCCAGAGCTAGAGCTGGAAGATGAGTGGGTCAGGCTGCTTAACGGCGCTCCAGCTGTTGACGTCGCCCAGGCCATTCACCAGTCAATGCTTAAGGCGCTGAAGGAGACAGACAAGAACGCGGATGGGTACTACGAGGTTCTGACGAAACTGCTGCGTCAGAACCTTGCGGGCTTCCCGCTGCCAGAGTGGATGACCCACGACTTCTGGTCTGTGGAGCCTGATCCGGGCCTGCCTCATTTACGGGCTCATCGGGTGATTCCAACGATGCTTGTTGGCCGCAACCCAGTCCTAGTCGTAGAGCGCGGGAAGGTTACCTCGTACACCGCAACTATCGGAGAGCTGTTTGTTAGGGCGGATAACCCAATCTCGGCGCTCGCTGGTTTAGCCCGGATTGTGAAAGCAAGAGGTCACTGATGTCTGAGCTTCAAGAAGTAATGTCCGCTACGGCCGATCTGCTGAAGAAGATGGACAAGCAACTCAACCAGTTGCAGCAGGACGCTACCCGCTCTCGGTTCCTTCTGGGCGCAGCGGTTGAGTCCAGCCCCAAGTCCACGTTCGACGATCGGATCAAGGGCCAGATCTGCACCGAGTCCCTTGGAACCATCTTCGCGAAGGTTATCGAGGCACGGACCCATCTTGACGTGGCAGTTCGTGCGCTTGAAATGCAGAGAAACTCTGATTCCTGAGAGGATTAACGCCATGACCACGACTACCGATGCAGTTCTTCTCCTGTCTGACAGCAACCTCATGAAGTACGCCTTTTCCCCGGATCCCGAGGACGGTCCCGGGGACGATGAAGGCGTTGGCGACGAAGGCTTTGACGGCGATTCAGACGACGATCTGAGCGATTCTGACGAAGGTGCTCAGGAGGAGGAGCAGGATGTCGAATACGACGCCTGATGCACGTCACTTTTGCCCAGAATGTGGCGGGATCGACCTTCAGGTTCAGCGGCAGTACATTCTGCTTGCGGAAGCTGAGGACACTGGGGCTTCTGCCCGGTGCCCAAACTGCGGTTGGGAGGGCCCTCTCTCTAAAACCGTCGGGGCTGTCTCTAGCGAGCAGTTTTGGGACATCGAGCGTGTGGGCGAAGTGCTCCTGCGCGTAGTTTCAAAGCACGCGGCGGGTCCGTTTATCCAGGTTATGGAGTTTACGGGCCTTCTTCCTCGTCGTAGGGAGCCTGGAGACGATAAGGACGAGGCCGCCAGGGTTGCCCACAACGAGATTGTGGACGAAATGCGCTCAGAAGTGGTTCGGGCGATGCTGAGCGGAGCGATTACCGGTGGGTTTGAGGCAGCGGAGCGTGCCCACCGTGCCTACGCAGCAAAGTTGGGCACCGAGGTGCACCCTGCACTGGCCGAAGAACCCAAGTCGTTTGGTGGGAACGTGACTCCCATCGATCGAAAGCGGGGTAAACTGCATGATTGACGACAATGAGGCAGACCTGCGAGAGCTGGAGAACCGATCTCGTCGTAAGATTGAGACTCCAGACGAGCGAAAGCTCTTAGACGGCGAGATTTGCTGGCACAACGCGCAACGCGTGTGCGGCGCAGACTGCATCGCCTTCAACACGGACCAGCTGGATGAGTACGGATCACCCGTGCAAGGCCCGGAGAAGTGCATTTTTGTCGTGTTGTTGGGCCAACTGGGCACCAACAGCACGAATCTTGTGCAGCTAATGACCCGCGCTCAGGCAGCGTCTCGAACTCCAGCGGCTCCGCCCCCTCCGGGTATTGGAGGTAACCGGTGAGCATCTCTAGTGAAGACCGGGATGCTCTGCTTTCTGCGCTGAACCTTCTGTCAGAAGACGTGAAGAAGGGCCGGGTCAACCTCTCTCACGAGGTCTCCCTCGTTTACAAGCACGGAGAGGTCAAGATCTCCTACAAGCCGGAGACGCCCGTTGGGCAGATCCACCTGGAGTACAAGTAATGAAGATTCTTGTGGAGTTTATCCGAGCCGAGCAGCACTGGATGCCGGATACGGGATCTCAGCAGAACTACCTAGTATTTGGTTTTGGAGGCCAAGAACACAGGGTTCTGTGCGAAGAGGCGGACATCATCAACGCCATCCGAGAGGCGCAGGCCCTTGGCGTCACACCGGGACCAACGACTCGGGCCGTTAACGTCTCTGGTGCGCCCTCAGACGATGAAGAGGATGACCTAGAGCACGAGATGTTCTCTGGCCCCGAAGATGTGGCCGTGAACCCTCCCGTAATGTTTGAGAACCCCACGGAAGATGTGGTGGCCTCTCGACCAAACCAGCAGCAATCGTCCGAGTCTCTCCGCAAGGAACTCATTGCGAAGGGCCTAGACGCTCGTCCTCGCACTAAGGCAAAGATCGCGGAGGAGAAGGAAGCTCGACGCCGCGAGATTGCCCGCAGGGCCCCCATGCGGACTCTGGAAGTAGATGACGTGGGAAACCCCGTCGTTCCGGCAAACCACCAGGTTAACGGCCCTGCACCGACGGTTCGAATGCTGGAGCGACCGGAGATTCAGGATGACGACCCATTCCGCCAAGGTTGAGCCGGGGGACCTTCTGATTGAGAGGTCTGACGACTCAATCTCCTTCTCGTACGTGCGTGATGGAGAAGAGTTCAACGAGGCACACTCAACCACGGGTCGCGTTAAGGCCGTAGATCTCATCTGTCAGACCGTCGTTAACTCCCGCCCTACGCGCGTGTTTGTAGTTATCGGCGGCAACCTTCACAAACTTTCATCATCAACAGTTCGCATGATCGCAGACGGAAAGCTAACTACGGCCGATCTACTGGCCGAGTAGGAGAGAAACATGGCGGGTCGAATTCAGCAGGGTACTCAGGCTCCGGAATACGCTCCGGGCCGACCAAACCAGGTCATTGGCGTTGTCCCCGTGCAGCAGTTTGCGGTGAAGTTCACCGACGGTGACAGCCGCATCAGCGCGTGCCTTGCCATCTCGTTCGGCAAGGACAAGGAAGACGGCGGTGAGCTTGTCTGCATTCTTGCAGAGCAGGTTCAGATGACTGAGCAGCTCAAGATTGCCGGACCTCTTGTTCGAGATGCCGTCCGCCGGTTCATGGCCGCCCAGCAGCCTGTAACGGCAGATAACATCCCCGCCTCGATCTTGTCGGTTGACGACGGGTCGGTTGGCGATATCAGCAAGACTCCTGTAGGCTGAACGCAAGGAGACTCTATGAGCCATACTAAGCACAGCAATACGTTTTTCCCCGGTGACCGTGTCCGAGTGACTGGGGGTGCCCCCGGCAAGACCGCCTCTAACGAAGAGGGTATTGCCCGCGCGGTGCATCCGACCGGCGGGAGCATTTACGTCCAGTTCCCGGATGGGCGCCGCGAGATCGTGGAGGTTGAAAATCTGGAGAAGGTGGAGTGAGCAGCCACCCGCAAGACACCTACGTAACGCCCGACGGGACAAAGATCCGCATCCTTGGCAACCGGTTGCTCGTACAGATTGACGAGCCACCTTCTGTTTCTGCCAACGGGCTGATCCTGTACCCGTCGGGCGCTATGGAACACGCCAACAACACAGGCACGATCCTAGCGTTTGGCACGATCTGGAAGGGGGCGGAGCGCATTCCCATCCCCGGCCTAGAAGTTGGGCAGAAGATCGTGTTCGTGCGCTTCCTTGCTGAACAGCACACAAACAAGAACATTCGTCACACGCTGGGTAAAGACCTGATTCAGCTTGCTCCAAGCGACGTGCAGCTGATGTACGATCCCTCGGAGCACGATAAGATCCTGCGGTAAGATGCCTGGCATACAGGGGGAGCTGCGGATCGTGGAGCTTATCAACTCCTGGACTCCGCAGCCCCTTCCACCTGGCTGGTTTTCCGCTAAAGACGCTGCTGAACCTGCCAGCTTTACCGGCAGAAGTTGTGCTGTGTACGGGCGCCTTTTCACTAACGACCGGTACAGGCTTTACCTGCAAGGATCTCCGCTTCGCATGGCCTGTTGGGCCACGCTGTCAGAGGTTAGCGGCATCCCAATAGCTAGCGACGAAGCTGAGCAGGTAGCCGCTAACTTCTTTCCGGGCTCCAAAGCAATGGTCCGCTGGATTCTCCCAGGTCTTGTGCTCTTTGAGCTTCCCGACAAACCGGGGGTTTGAGATTCTCTGCCGCGCGGGGTAATGCTATCCTTGCGTCATGGCCGAGTTTCGGATTGACCAAGCGACTCCTGGGTCGGGCATCGACGGTCGTTCTCGTCACGACCTAGTGCCCGGTGAGGTCATTACGCTTGCTGTTGTTAGTCCGATTGGGGTAGGCGTCACGTATACCTGGGAGATTCTCGACCAGGTAGGGTCCGCAGCTTCATTAAGCAGCACTTCTGGCTCTTCCGTGACGATTGGCCCTGCGCTCGGGGTTGTTAGTCCCTGTGCGTTCCTCGTTAGGCTCACAGCAAACGCCAGCGGCGTAGTTACAGAGACCACTAGAATTGCGTCGGTTCGTACGCTAAGCACGAACCTGCGGGTTCCCCTGTTTCCTGAAACCGCCCCAACGTCGAACAAGATCTCGTCGAATAATCCCGACACCAGCACAGACAACGCCGCTTACGCCAACAGGGCGGGGCTTGGCGTATCTGGACAAAACTGGCGTGGATGGGCTGAATGGGCGTGGGAGCTGACTAACGCCGTCGAGTCGCTAAGCGGCGGAGGCTCCCCGAGTACGGGAACAAAGTGGTGGCTGGAAAGCACCGACGATATTATCGTCCCCTCCCGCTACCAGTATCTGGTTCAGGGAACTATCCTGATCGACGGCGGCGGGGCTATTACCGCAGACGTGGGCGGGCAGATCGTCATCATCTGAGAGGACCACATGGCGCAGCTTAAGCTAACGACGGGACCTGCGGCCTCGACCCCTGATCCGGGCCAAGTCGCTGTTTACGCAAAAACAGACGGCTTCCTTTACACCAAGGACGACGCCGGTACCGAGACGGGTCCGCTGGGGGTTGGCGGAGCAACGCAGCTGGGTACGAAGTTTAATCTTCGCACTGGTGACGCGTACGTCATTCCTGCGGATTACCAGTACATTGTTAAAGCGCCGGGCCTAATTGTAGATCCTGGTGCGTCGTTTACGCTATCTCCGGGCGCGCAGCTCATGGTCATTCCCTGAGGAGATCAACATGGCTGGCCCTTCAAACCCGTCAGGCGCAATTATATTTACAAGTGGTGACCCACCCAAGTTCCACAGTGAGGAGTGAGAGATGACTACTGCTGCAAACATTCGTCTTGGTGCCGGCACCGCTCCTACCGTTCCCGCTGGGGAGGGCGCGCTCTACTTTGATCAGAGCGACGACCAGCTTTACGTCATTGATGCTGCGGGAAACACCGTTGGGCCTGTTGGCGGCGGTGGCAGTGTTCCCACGCTCCAAGACGTTTACGACTCAGGTCGGATTGTTGACGTAGTTCCGGTTAGCGGAGCTATTACTCTGCAAAACACAGTTGCGGGCAACAAGGTTACCCCCTTAGAGATTTCAAACGTATCTACTCTCGGGGCGCCCGGCATTGAGATTGCGATGCTTGGGTCCGCGAACGGCCCGGGCATTGCTGTTGGCCTGCTTGCTTCGTCGTCTGGTCCAGGCGTTTCTATCAGCGCGTCAGGATCAGGAGACGGGGCTTATATCTCTGCGGCTGGAGCGGGAGACGGTGTCACCGTTGACCATAACGGTGGCAACGCTGGTATTGTGGTTAACGGGGCTTCTGGGACCAGCTTAGTAAACGGCGAGTATGTCCAGACGCCCCGCGTGGTTCTAGCGGATGGCGGCACCTCACGTGTAGAGATCATCGGTGACCCTGGCGCGGGCAGCCACTATAACCCGCAGGTTCGCGTCACGTCGGGCTCCGTAAACATCGGGGCAGTAGCTCGGTGCTCTGCATCCTTGGTCAACGCCGGTGGCGCCGCGGTAGACCTTACGCTCGACACGTCTTACCCGACGTTTATTGAGCTAGTCCCCGGTGGTGCGGGCGTTATCGTAACGCTTCCCAGCTCCGCTGACTACCCGCGCGGCACGCAGCTTACGTTGATCAACGTAGACGGGGCAAACTCAATTTCGCTCGCTAGTCCGATTGGGCCAACGGTAAGCTCTATCATCAGCCCCGTCGGCGGCGTTGTTCCTGCTGTAACCGTACCGGCCAACACGGGCATTCAGCTCGTTGCCCGTCTTTTTGGCTGGACAGTTACCGGCACGTTCTGAACTAGCAGCGGTAGTTAGACTACTAGTAAGGAAACCCCGTGGATGCTGCAACGAGTACGCTAATTACCCAAGGCGGCATCTTCGGAGCCTTCTTTGTCCTGGTAACAATCCCGCTGGCTCTTTACGCCAAGTCTCTTTCGCAAAGGCTTGGCGAAGTTCAGTCGGCTCGCGTGCAAGACGCTCGCGAGGTGCGCGACACTCTGCTTGCAGTAACCACCGAGTTTAACGGTGCGTTGCGCGAGCAGGTGCGTACGTCTACCGAGGTAAAGAACGTCTACGAGCGCACTCTTCAGACCCTCGATCGAGTTGAAAAGCGCATTGAGATTCTGGAGGACGCCGTACGCGACACCCACCCCAAAGGAGTGCGGCGATGAAAAAGCACGACCCTGAAGAAGTGCATCAGATGCGAGAGTCTCTGAAGCAGTTTGAGAAGGTGGTAAAGACCGTCTCAGTGACGCAGGCGAGGCTTAGGGAATCGTTTGCTCCTCCGCCAACGACAGACTACGTGTTAGAGCGCCTGTTAGTGCCGCCCAAGATTGCGTGAGACGTACGTGGCTTTAGTACCAAACCAGCGCTGTACGTGCGGGTTCAACCGCTTTCGTGAAAAGCGCCTGGCGGTTACGTCCACGGTAGAACGTTGGATGCAGTTTGATCCAATCTACCCTCCGGGCGGATTTGGTGCCACGCCGTTTGGTACGTACTTCGGTGGCGGAGCCCCCGGGACCCAGTGGGGATTGTTCTCCGGTACGTTTCGGGCTTCACAGCTAGAAGTGGCTTGTGAGAGCTGCTCGCGCGTAAGAACGCAAAAGCGTCTCGGCGGCATCGCAGTGTTTGGTGGATTTGTTTCTGACGGCTACTTTTACGTAGTAGCGTCAGACGCGCTGATCCCGATCACCTGCTACTCACTTAAAGTGGACGGGCCCGGAGGAACTTATGAGATACCGCTATCTTACGTTCCTGGGACTCCTCTTTCTGTATTTGCTGCTCCGCCGCCTGTTGTAGCCGTAGCTCCTCCATCGGGAGCGCCAACGGTAGACACAATGCTGCGGGCGCCCTTGCCCGAAGTACCCGACACTGGCTCTTACACGGTAACTGTCGTAGATCGCTGCTGCGGTTGTGAGAGCGCCGTTGCTGTAATCACGCTGGAGGCTCCGGCCATGATCCTTTCTCCCAACGACGCAGACATCGGAGGGGCCCCACGCCAGTGGCTTACGGGCAGCCGCCTCTCTACCTACTCCGGACAGCCGGCAGGCCCGGGACAGGTATCGATCCCGTTTGACAAGTGCAACGTAGTGATTGACTACGACGCTCGAGACGGGGTGTTTCCAGATGCGCAGGGCTGGACCAGGTTTGGCGCCGGGTCACCTGCTGCTTGGTCATTAACGCCGGGCGGCGCGCTAGCTCTGCAAGCTACTGCGCCGGACATCAACTTCTACGAAAAGGCCGTTACGACAGCGGCTGCCCCAACAAAAGTTTACGCGTACACCACGGTGCTGTCTGAGGACATTCCCTCGGGTGCGGTGGGTTCTGGATTTGAAGCTCAAGCCGTTTACGCGGCGGTAGCTTCCCCATACCAAGGCGTAAGGCTGAACTTCAGGGACAACACGGTTTACTACACAGAGCTTTCAGGACTAGCTGAGAGTTCGTTTATTCCGTTCCCTGTGCCGTCTGTATGGGCCTCAGTTGGCGGCGCCGTGGAAACTGGCGGTAAAGAGGTTGTTTATCAAAGCCTGTCGATTTTAGACTTTGTAACCTTCGATCCTGGAGTTTTTGGGTCAGCTGGGTTGTCAGCAGCCAACGAGCTTCGTGTCCGGTTCGGGCACGTTAGCGGTTCTCTGTCGTTTACGGCGTACCTTCGGTCGTTTATTGCTGCCGATGGGCGGTTCATCCGCGCTAGGTTCCACACGGCGGCACCCGTTTCTGCGCCAAAGCTACGGCTTTACCTGACTTCAGACTCAAACGGGTCGGTAGGCAAGACGGCTCGGTTTAAGGTGAACTACGGTTTGGCTACCGGATCTCCGGGCGGCCCGCTGCCGCTAAGTGTTAGCGGCACAGTCAACATGGTTTCGGCCAACACAGTGTACGAGCTTCCGCTGGTACTACCCGGCTTGGCTACCAATGCTCCGGTGTGGATCTCGCTGGAGCGGGATTGGTCTCACCCGGATGACCAGCTTGACGCAACCGTTCACTTCTTACAGGCCACCGTCCGCTCCTCATGAAGCTAGTCGAGCTTATTGAGGGGGCTGTTGAGCTTCGCTGGAGTTGGCTCCCGTATTGGTTAGGGGCCAACCAAAGGCTTCGCGCTGAGCTAGAGGTTGAGCTGCGCGACGTAGCCCTTATTAACGGGCTGACCACCAGCGCTGAAGATCTTAGCGCATTGAGCCGGGTGGCCTGCCGCCGCATCCAAGTTCGGTTCCCCGGATTGGTTGGTCTTGAGCAAGCGCTCTTGGCTCTCTCGTCGATTACGGAGACAAGCAACACTTTCTGAGCCGTCGAGTAAGTATTCTCTTGACGATTGGTATTCGCTAAGTATTCTCAAGCGATGTCTCGTCGGAGAGACGGTTCAAAAAAAGCAGCTCCTACGACGGTCCGGTTTAGCCAGGACACGTTGGAGTTTCTGCGCGCAGCAGCTCAACACCACGAGGCTGGAATAGCCGGAGTGGTGAACGACGCCGTGCGCCTGTATCGAGAAAAGCTCGAAGCGAAGAGCGAAAGGATCCTCGATGGAATCAGCAGCAACCCAGGATGAAGGCCGTAGGCTGCGTACGCACAGCCAGCCCCTTCCTCGCACGGTCGAGGAGATCGTGGCGCTGTTTAAGCGCGTGGTGGAGCTGCCGGACACCCTTGAGATCCGCATCACTCCGACTGAGTTTAACGTCCAAAGGCTCGTAGCCGACGGCGAACAGGTCATTCCAAGCGTTGAGGTTGCTCAACACGTAGACGCAGCCTTTGTGCTGGAGCGGGTAGAGGCGTCTGGGAACCTGTCATCGCTGCCTTTTGACCCTGAACGGCACCCGTACCTATCGTTAGAGCTAGCAACTCGAACACTCTCGGCGTACCGCGTAAAGCCCACGTTTCTGGCAGCGCAAAAAGCCGAGGATCTTAGCGCGTTCTTGGCGCTTGAGGATCCAAGGCCCCAAAGCGTTTTTGGGATGCCCGCTATTTACTCCGATACCCCGGCGTTTGAGGACAAACTCGTCGTTATGGGCGGGCCAACCAACCTCTTAGCCGACGTGACACACGCAATCATCATCGACATGGGAGCTTGAGATGCGTTTAGATCAAGCGCTTGGCCGTTGCAGCACTGAGATCGTCACCCAGAAGCAAGACTCTGCGGGATCAGCAACCCTCATGCTCCGAGTAAAGGACCCGGCGGTTTGGGCCGAGGTCGTTCGGGAATATTTGATTACGCAGGACTCGCTTGCAGACAAGAAGTGGTCTGTAGACATTAGCCGCGTTTACTTCCTAGACACGACATCCAAGAGCGTCCGGTACCTCTGGCGAGTCGTTATGAAGGGCGCGCCTAAGGACGCAGCAGAAGTACTTGGCCAAACGGTAATCCGGGTGCTTAGTCAAGGCGTTGAGGTCACCAGCCAACCGCTCGTTGGCAGGGTAGATACAGCGCCCGGAAGCACCAAGGGCGCACACTCAATCGGCGCGGCCTCCGGCTTGGTTGCACAGCACTTTAAGGTGGGCACGTGACTCGTGGCGCTCAGGGCATGGTAAGCGCCGACGGCAGCAGTGCGCTGTCCGGGGGCCTTTACGACATGGCGGAGCTTGCCCGCGATGCCGTTCTTGACGAGGAGGTTGAAGAGAAGCTGTCAAAGATGTTTTTGACAGATCTGGACGAGGCGCAGGCCCGGTTCAAGCTGGAAGTTTGCTTCTCGCAAGATCGCTCTCTTCACCGACCATTCTTCGGAATGGTCAGCGTGTGGACTAACGGAGGGTTCTTGCACGGCGGGGGCGACGAGGTTGTTTACCTTTGCCCCAGCAAGGAAGACGGCAAGGACGGGTCAACCGTTACGTGTGGTGAGCCGCTTCACATTCAGTTTGTCTCTAAGCGGGTTGCCGTGTGCCCGAAGTGCAAGTCGGTACACAACCCAACCGACCTCGTTGGGCAGGTCATGGCAAGGCTCCCGCTTCAGCACTGGGTGACGCTCGTCTACAAGATGTTTACCCGCCTAGACTGCAACGCGGACATTGTCCTAGAGCACGTTGAGGGTGATATTCGGCGCGCTAACGAAAAAGAGATGGAGCGTGATCGGGGCGGTGAGGTATACGACAAGGTCAGGAACCGCCGTATGCGGATCGCCTACCCCCTCGCAAACATCCTCAAAGACACCTCTTCCGGTGCAACGCTTGAAGGGCGTCTCCGGGCATTCCTTCTGGCGTAGCCATGGGCGTAAAGGCTGGAACCGTAATCGATAAGATCTCGGAGATCCGCTCAAGGATCTCCGTGCTAGAAGGTCTTATCCTGTATCTTCGGACAAACTACTTGTCGTCTGATTCAGGCGACGCTGAGATGCGGTTTACGCGGTCTGACTACGCAACGGTTCCAGAGGTGCACGTAGAGAGCACGATCAACGAAATCGAAGTCAAGATTAGCGAAGCCCGAGACGAGCTAGAAAACTGGGAGAACCTGTCTCTTGAGGCTGAAGAAGCGCTAGAGGGCGGGAAGATCCGCAAGAAAACCAACAGGAAGGACGAAGATGCAGCTATCGGTAGAAATCAAGATCAGCCCGCCCCCGTCGGAGTTAGACGTACGCAAGCTAGATGAGATGCTCGATGGCGAGCTTGTCCAGTTTGAGCGTTGGTTTATCGACCGGCAGCGGGCTAAAGGGCTGGAAGCCGGGCCTCTTATTGGAGCAGAGAGGGGCGTCGTAAAGGCGTACATCCTTTACTGCGCGACGGCGCGGGGAGAGTGATATGGGCTTCTCTCTAAGCTTAAACAAGCAGTGCGCCCGATGTCCCCGCGTAGAGCAGAAGCCGATTACCCTTGATGAGGCGGTTGCGCAGGCAAAGTCGGGAAAGAAACCGGCTTCCGCGCTTGAGATTCGCCTCGACGGGGAGACTCTTGTTGAGTTTGAAGACCTCTGCGAAGTCTGCCGATCTATCGTTGTGCGTTACGTAGAAAACGTAGGCAAGCGACCCAAGCACCAGTCGGCGCTCAGAGAGCAGACCGAAATCCAGGTCGAACAAGATTGAAGGCAAAAGAAAAGGGCCCCCCACGGGGGCCCTTTTCCGTTTTACTCAACCTTCCTTGGTCTCTTGGCGAAACACCTGGGAGGTCATTGCTACCGCCTCTCGGAGCGCGATGTTGATTAGCTCTCGTAACGCGGCAAGCTCAGCCACGGTGTAAGAACTTTCAGGAACGTCTGGTCGGCGAAGTGTCATGATCTGGAAGCATGCCTGAGTGCCTCCCTCTGAGTCGTACGTTCCCATAAGTAACCGGGTCTCTCCCGAGTCAAACAGGGCAACGGGCACAAACGTGGGGTGCTGCTGGGTGGGCTTCTCTTCGGCGTTCTGGGTGTCGGACATAAAACTCCTTCAATGTCTAATAGGCGAACCGCTCCAGTTCGTCTACACTTACTGCCGTGACCGTCTATACGTCTAGCATGATCTCCGGAATGGTCGGGCAGCAGCTCGGCATGTTCCAGGGATACGGTGGGTATGCGTCGGGCTTTGGCCCAGGCGCCATGACCGGCGGCTATGGAATGGGGCCGTCTCCGTATAGGGCTCCTCCGCCGCCAACGTCTTTCATGGCGACCGGGCCGGGGCAGCACGGCATGTACGGCGAACAGACGGCAATGCGCCTAGCCAACTATGGTCGGACGGCCGGTGCCGTAGGAGGCGTTGGCCTCAGCACCGTTGGGATGCTTGCGGGCATTCCTATGGACCCGCTTAGCGGAGCTTTGATGGGCGGCCTTTCCGCTGGTGCGGGCGGGGCATTAGGCGGAGCAGCGTTGGGCGGCGCCATTGGGTTAGGCATCTACGGAGCAACCAAAGCAGCTGGTGCGTACTACAACGCTTTTACTGGCGGTATCAACGACCAAGCCGTCACCAACTCAGTCCTTCGTAACAACTTCAACTTTTACGGAGGAGGCGGGGCGTTTGGCCGAGGTTTTGGTCAAGCCCAAATGGGTCAGATTGGCGGAATGCTGTCAAGTGAAGTTGCGCGATCTCGCGGCGTCACAAACATGGGTGAGCTGAATAACCTGGTGTCTATGGGTGCGGACGCTGGCATGTTTACCGGCGTCCGTGACGTTCAGCAGTTTACTCAAAACTTCCGAAGGATGCTTGATACGCTGAAAAACGTGCAGCGCGAGCTGGGCGGCACGTTGACCGACGCGTTGCAGTTTGTGCGATCGTCTCAGCAGGCAGGCATCTTTCAGAACGCAGACCGAGTCAACTTTGCTGCTGAGATCCGAACTGCCGAAGCCGTTTCTGGCATGGATCGTAACCAGCTGGTTGCGCTAGCTGCGCAGGGGTCTCAGATCTCCCGAGCCTACGGAGGAGTTGGTAGGCAAGGCGCGATGGGCGCTGTCCGGGTTGCTCAGACTCTTGGTGCTGCCGTTCAAAGCGGAGCGATCAACCAAGAAATGCTCTCAGAAGCTACTGGAGGACTCACGGGCACCGACGCAATGTCCGCCTTTACGTCCAACATTCTCAGCAGATCCGGCGCGTTTAGTCGTCGGGCCATGGGGCGTTACAGCCTATTTGCGCTGTCTAACGCAAACGGTACCGGCCTTGACGAAGATATGATGGACCGATTCCGGTCGGGAGATCTGTCTGTTAGCGAAGTCTCCCGCGCCGCCCACAGAAACGTAGGGCGGATGGGCCGCGCTCGTGCGCTAAACCGCGAAGGGTTACTTCGTGGCGCGGTCATGGAAGAGGGAGGACTCGCCGCTCAAATCGGAATGATGCGGCTTACAGTAGGAGACCGTGTCCTAGACTCTGGGGATGACCTAGCTCAGCTAGTAATGCAGCGGCGTTTTCGGATGAGCCGGTCTGAGGCCGGAGTGATGATGGGCTTGATGCGGAATCAAGGGGTCATCGCTGAGCAGGAAAACATTGGTCGGATCTCATCAGCGCGAGAAGTAGCGATGAGGACCGACATTGAGCAGAACCGCAGCTTTGAGGCGTTCACGCGTAACATTGAGCACGGCCTGTCGGACGCTACGGGATTAACTGCCGCACGAGAGATGGGGCGCAGGTTTGCCACGCGTCTATCTAGCGCGTTCGAGCGTGCTGGTAACGCGTTTTTGGGGATTACCTCAGACAGCTTAACTGCTTCAGATCGCGGGGCGTTGGCACGGATGTCTGTTGGTCGGGCTACCGCTGAAGACATCAGAAACATCGCGTTTATGACCAGCGGCACAGGGTCTGCTGGCGCCACTGCTTCTGGGGGCGGGTACTCTCTTCAAGAATCCCTATCTCGTAGGTCTCTCGGGGAAAACTTACTTCACGGCATGGGGTTCCATACGCGGGAGACCGGGGCCGAAGTGTTGGCTCACGAGGGAATAAACATTGGGCCAAGAACTGTCAGAGGCCGAGGAGGCAGAATCGCCGGGTACACGGCCGGCATGGACGACACCCGCGTTCGCGAGGAACTACGTTTAAGCAGCCTTGCGCGTCAAGGCGTCGTCTACGACGAAGCCCGCACAGCTCTAGAAGGAATGATGAGCGATCGTGCAGGTACGGTTAACGCAATTGCGCGCGCCCGCTTAGCGGGGGGTACGGATAGCAATAGAATGCTTGACTACCTCCCTGCTGGAATGGATCGAAGGGCCGCCTTGGCTTTCATGAGTGGTTCTCGGTACACGATGCCCACTGGTACCAGCGAAGTTACTGGGTCTAGCGGTCCCGGCATGGTGGACTCGTTTATGGAGGGTCTTGCTGGGGGAGAGGCTAATTACACAAACGCGCTGAACTTTGTGGCTAGCGGTGGACACCTTGGAAGAAGGCTAGGCAGCGAGTTTCAATCAAGAGTTGAGCGCGCTAGAGACATGGTGACCGGTGCGCACGAGTTTGGCGATACCGTGCGTGGCGATCACGTAGTTTTTGCAAGCACGCTTCGCAGATCTCGCGAAGCTGCAACGCGTCGCATGACCACTGGAGAGCGGGGAGACACAGAGCTTCTTCATAGGCTCAGGGGTGTAAATCGCGAAGCTTTAGAATCCTTTGCTAGTTCTGAAGACTTTAGGTCGCGCGTTGCAACTATGAGTAACCTTACCGGTAACAGGGAGGCTCTTGGTGAGCAACTTGTGGCCGCAAGGGAAGCCGCTATGCGGCTAGAGGATCCTGCGCAGCAACAAGCGGCCCTTGCTATGTATGCACAAATGGAAGAAAACATTAATGTTAGGGGAGGGATTGGCTCAGAGGCAATTTATATCGCGCGCGGTCCAGAGGGCAGAGCCCGGGAAGCTGCTATTCGGCGGCAACAGTCTCAAACAGGAGGTACTTACCGCGCGATTGAAAGTGCGATGCGCAACATGCGCGGAGCAGAGGGCTCTCTGTCGGCACGGATAGGGGGCCTTGCTGGTCGCGCAGGCGAAGCTTTCGGGCTAGCCGCAGCTGGCCTAGGGACGGAAGAAAGCGATCGGTCTGGTAACGCGTCCGTAAACAATCTTATACTTGAGCTGGCCCACGCCGATCGAACTACGTCGGAAGGTGAATCCGCCTACCGCGATGTTATGCGTAGCATGCGCGCGTCGGTTGGAGACGACGAGGCCGGTAGCGGAATTATCAGCGGCATATCGATGGCCGCAGAGAACCGAAGAGAGCGGGAACGGGCGCTTTCGGGTCGCGGTCGTCGTGGCCGCCGGCAGGCAATTGAGACCGTTCTTGCAGAAGCCACCGGCAACACCTTCGGTTCAATGGACTTTACAGTCCGTGGACGTAACGGCGAAGAGACGTCTGTCAGCGGCACCCGCGCCATGGATATGCTTATGAGGGGCGGTGGCAACGCAAATCAGATCATCGAGCAGATGATGACCTCGCTGACAAACCGGAGCGACGGCACGATGTCGGCCGATTCGGTGAACGACATTCGGGGTCGGCTGGAGTCTGCTCTTGGATCGCTTCGCGACGGCGGACGCGGCTTGTCGCAAGAGGAGATTGTCAACCTGATTGGTGGCCGTAACGCTGCGGGCGAGGTTGTTGGCGGTGTCGGTGACGTCGAAGGCATGAGCAAGGTTAGGGAGGGCGCCGCAGAAGACTCTCTGCAAGCGGCAAGGGCCTCGTCTCCGCTTGACGCAGAGCGAAATGACTTGCTTAGGCAGATTCAAGCTGGCATCGAATCCAGAATGGCAGACTCTTCTACGCGCGCGAGGGAGAACGCCGAGTTGGCCCGCACAGTTGGTCGCGAGGTTGCTAGAGCAACTTCGTGGTTTGGCGGAGAGGATGATCCTCCTCGCGATCCGCCTGTACCGCCGGGGACAGCGCCATGACGCAAAGAACGTTTCTTCAGTTAAAGTTTGCTGTAGGCAAAAGAAGCGTGACAGTCCAGGCCATGGATGCCATTGGCCCGGAAGACACGCTCAACGTAGCCATCGCGGCTTCTTTGCATCGCAGGGTGACGCGGGAAGACCTTTGGACTCCCGTGCCCCGAGAAGTAAAAGACTTTATGATCCGGACGAACTTGACGGTTTAGGACTCTTGTACCGCCGGTTATAGCAGCTGGAGCACAAGCCTAAGCTACAGTGGGGACGCTCGTTCGTGGCGCATCGGAGACACGCTGGTGGCTTCTTGCCTACGCCCCACTTTCCTTTTGTGGATCGTGCGTCGCCGGGTTTGTCCCTGTATACGTGGGATGATTTTTCTGTAACTTTGAGAAGCCCCTCAAGAAGCGCCTCTTGCTGATCATCGTCGATCGCGTATCTCCGCTTTGGCCTTGGCGCTAGGGGGCTTCCGGGCTGCGCTCTGCGAATGATCATGTTCAGGCTTCTAGCTACGCGCAGCACTTGATGCTGTAGGAACCCGCTTCTTTCGCAAAACTGCTTCATGCTAAGAGTTCCGCGCTCAAACGGCCCAAGATCTAACTCTAAGGCGCGACGCGTGACAGACCAGGCCGACCGTTTGAGCTTGTTTGCGATCCACGGTACGGCTCTAGCTCCCCAGTAAAAGTGAAGTAGGTGGTCTTCTTCCTCGGTCCAGGGGCAGTTATGCCTTGCGGGCTTTTCTGAGTTAGTCATGGTAGTCATGTCCGCCTGCTGATAGGCTACACGCATGGCTGTCTACATTACGGTGGCTACCGACGCGTTCTCCGACGTAGGCCGAGAGACACAGACCTACGAGAACGTCCGCCGACCTCTTCGCGGAATTGAGATCAAGGAAGACACGTACGCGGTCATCCGGGTCATCAAGGCTACTGGCGAGGAGATCCCTATCTTTGACAGCTCCAGCGCTGACAGCGAAGACGGGGTCGGGTACAGCACCAGGTACTCAAACTTCATTCTTCAGCAAGTTTCTGAGCAGCGGGTAGAGAAGCAGCAGATCGTAGAAACCTTTGGCGAGGACTACATCTTCTTCTTTGGAGAGCGTCCCCGGATCATGACGTTTGCCGGGGTGCTGCTCAACACCAAAGACTTCAACTGGAAAAACGAGTTTTTGGAGAACTACGAGAGGCACCTTCGAGGTACACGTCTTGTGGAGCAAAACGCTCGTCTTTACTTGTACTTTGATGATCTCGTCGTAGAGGGCTACATTCTGCAATCAAGCGTCAACTACGCTTCAGACTCTCCGTATCACGTCCAGTTTCAGTTCCAGATGTACGTGTGCCAGTACGCGGACCTGAGCCGCCCTGGAATCACTAACTGGCGTAACGCGGACATGACGTTTACGGAAGAAGAAGTTGGGGCTTCCCCTATTCCTGAAGGCGGGATTGCCCCGGATACGCCAGAAGGAGCAGCAGCAACTGCTGCGGCAGCAAGTAGAAACTCTCCGGGAAGCGCGGGCCTAAACGCAAACCTAGCGCAGATGCGGCGGTTTGCGTTGGATGCCTCCGTGACTATTCAACGGACAGTTCAGCAGTACCGGGACACGTTCTTTAATCCGCCCGATCCGCTTACTAACCCGCGGGGCATTTGGTCCAGGGCCAACACACTTGCAAACCAAGCGCAGTTTTCGGCTCCTCCGGTAGGCGTGCCGTATTACGAGAACTTTGACGAGTATGTGGTTCGAGAGCCTTCGCCGCTGCTGGTTGATGACGCCGAAACGGCCAGAGTTCAGGAGCAGCTTAGGTTGAACTCTCCAGAGGCGCTTGAGGAAAAGGCTCAGCAGGTACTAAAGAAGTTTGGCGTAGATGCTACTGGTCGTAGCGTCTCGGCGATGCTGCTAGGCGCAGGAGCTTTTGCAGCACGACGAACCTTTGGGGCGTTTGGGTACCGGCAGGCTGGTGGGTCTTTAAGCCCAGAGGCTGTTGCTCAAGCACAAAACGTAGCCAACCTGGGGCTCTGATCTAATGGCCGTCTACGGACACCTACTTCGACTGCGGCTGTTTCTTGAGGGCGTTGAGGTGCCTGTTGTATCGGCACAGATTCAGTCCCAAAAGAACTCACCCGCCGTAGCGTCTATCCAGATTCCAGCAAATGACTATGCCTTAGACTTAAGGCCTAGGACCCTCGTACACTTGTTTATGTACGACATCTACAACGGCGTCCCGCCGGCAGATGTCGTTAGCATTGGGGCTCCTGGGACATTCGTGTCTGCACGGGAGGACGGGGTTGATCCAGAGTTGGCTGGCCTTTTTCCCCCTGAGCGGTTTGAAAGCACGCCAGATCAAGACGAGACAGATCTACTAAACGAGAACTACAAGCTGATCTTTGGTGGAGAGGTTGTTGGGTTTGGGTTTAGTAAGTCACCCATGTCCCGAAGCATCACTCTTCAGTGCCTAGATTGGTCTAGCTACTGGGACATTGCCTACCAGTACCAGGTCTCTGGTTTTAGCCTTGGCGGGGCTGGTATTCGGGGAGCGTTTACGGGCGCGTCTACTACGGTGTTTAACGACTTCCTTGAGGGAAGCGCGGACATCGTCAGCCGCATCATGAACACCCCTCCACGTTCGTACCCGAACATGAGCGGAACGCTCATGGCCGGACTAATGCACGTCATTGAGGCGATCGGTGGCGTGTATTACGGTAGGCGAGCGATCCGTGGCGTAAACGATTTCTTTAGTCTTGCTGAAATCCGACTCCACCTGACCCAAATGGTGGGAGCAAGCCCTTACACAAACCGGGATGAGCAGCGCCTCATGCGGGCCAACGGCTTTGGCTCGCTATTTCGTCGGAATCTAGCCGGGCTTGGCCGCCTTGTATCCATCAGGCAAATCCTGCTAGCGCTTCAGCGCTACATCTTTCACGAGATTATTCCGATCACCTCGCCCCGGTATATTCCGCCGCTTTACGATCCCAACATTCCTCGCTACGAAACGCACACCATTGACCAAGACGAGGAAACCGCCCCGCTTGCTAGGATCGCGGATCGGGTAAAGAGCAGGGCGCTAGACCTAAAAGAGCGCCTAGCTCGCTGTAACACCGCGGATGATGCTTTGCGTGAGAGCAACCTCCGAGGTGGACTCCGCGCAGAGTTGCTAAACCAGAACAGGGTGTGTGTTCGTGCGTCGCGCCTAGCTCGCGCGGTCGGCCGAGGGCGGGCGGGAAGTCCTCTGACAGACTTCTGGGGGATACCGACAGTCGCTGCGAACTTTGAGACTGCGTCAGAGCGGTGGGGAGGGCGCACCGGGGGCATTGGCTCAATGCTTCGCGTCCCGGGAGACCGCCGGGTTCTCCCCGTCAACACAAGCCCAACCTCCAGCGACGTATCTCGTATCCTTGACGAGATCATTGGGCTTATGGAAGACGTCTTGCGCGCAAGCGTTCGCCGCAGGATCCAGCGCACTACCCAGCAGCCTGATCCTCCGCCTAGGCTACTTACTCAGATCTACCGCCCCAATGCTTGGATGGTTGCACCTCCCCGGTGCAACGTCATCTTCCCCGAGCTGTACAGCAACTTTAGCTACAGCCGTAACTACATGCAGGAGACTTCTCGCCTCTTGCTTCGGACGCACTCTGCGTTCTTTGGCAGCGATATTCTGTTTGACGGCTTTTACATGGCTCCGTCAAGGTTGTCGGGGGCGCGGTCTGGTACGCGTCCGCCGGTTACTGCGCGGGACCCGGAGCTTACAAACGCCGACTATCCCCTGCATATTCGCCGTGATCTCATGGATCACGAACTTTACACAGGGATCATTCCAGCGTTTGAGCGCATGAGCGACCTAAACCTTCACGCACTGCGAGGGGGTTACTACGATGTCGAGAACGTTCGGCTTGGCTATGCCCAGCTAGCCTGCAACTTCATCTTTTTCCAGCAGCGGTTCCAAAGCCGACAGCTACAGCTTGCGGGAAAGTTCAACCCGTACTGCGTGCTGGGCTTTCCCATGCTGGTTATTGACCGGTACTTGCCCACCGACTCTCTTCGCGAGAGTACCTACTCTTCAGCGGTAGCCGCGCGTCTTGCAGAAGCGATTGCAGACGGTGAGGGCATCATTCGGTCAGGCGTTCCGCAAGCTGAGCTAGACGCAAGGCTGGCCGCGGAAAGCGCCCGAATCTACGAGGTGCTTTCTGACGTATTGGAAGCTCGGCCCAATACGCATTACCTAGGAACGCCAGAGCTTATCTCCCATAGTCTGGACACTCAGTCTGGGGGCACGACGCAGATTCAGATGTCGTACGCCCGGACAACAAGTGAGCGCACGGAGTTTCTTGGCGATAACGTAGGAACAACAGGCCGAAGAAACCGCAACGTTCGGGTAGTCACAGAAGTTGGGGCCTTACGCCCGCCGCAGGTTGGGGGGGTCGGGTTTCGGGGTGGAACGATTGTAGAGGTTAGAGATATCACCTCTGAGTTCCTGCGGAGGGTAGCTCGGGCAAGAACCGCGCGCCGAACGGAGACTAGTGGGCCTAGCAGTACCCCCGGCACCGGTGCCGCAGGGACCACCGGTGCTACCGGAACAACTGTTTTGGCTGGCAGCACGGCGCTGCCTCCAGCAAGCCGCAGAGCTTCTGACCGCACTGTTCCGCTCTACATTGACGACGTTGCATTCCGAGGACGGGCTCGCCGTGGCACGCGCGTTCGTGTTGGAATAGAGCAGCCTGCGGCTAACTACGGCCCGGAGGTCGTAGCCTACGTAGGCGCCGGGGGGCTCTACAATTCTTCTACGGTAAACCGTGCACCGTGGGATGCGTCAGCGTCAGCGGGAAGCGGTGGATCTGTAACTACAGAAACCCTCGTTACTTTCCGCGCGTACCGGATTGTAGAAAACCTAGGGGCGTACCGGCGTGAGTCGGTTAACCTGCCCCCCGAGGTTCTTACCTTCCCGCCGTGGTACGGGGATCAGTGGCGGTCTGAGCAGGTAGGCGGCCTGTACGCTTACTTCTTTAGCGTAGGCGCTATCACAGACCCACTTCGCGTAGTAGCCGGAAGCGCTGACTCTTCTCGGGCAGACCCAGGAGCGGCAACGCCAGCCGATGGAGTAGATAGAACCCTTCGTGTAACCATGAACGAGGAGTTCTCTACGCTAATCAGCTCGTTGGCGCGTGGAGAGTTTAACGACCCGGCAGCGTCTGGTCCCCAACCAGGTACGTCAGAACCTGCTGTGGCAGAGGGAGAGATCCTTGGGCCAGCCGGAACTCCGCCAACCACAGAGGACCGCGTCGTAAGATCCGCTATTTTGGGATCTCAAGAGCGGAGTGTCATCAGCGAAGCTACTGAAGAGCTGGTGCGAATCTACAGCCTCGTCAAGCTAAACCAGTTTGACGTTCACCAGTTTATCAAGGCGTATACTTGGCGCCCAATCGCCTCAATGGTGGATCTGTTTGGCACGGCCAACCTTCAGATTGCAGATGATGGTTCTGTGACTCAAGGAGTGGAGGGGTTCCACTCGCGAGCGTTTGGAGACTTTGATGATCTGCGAAGAATCATCGGGCCGGGCGACGGCACTCGCCCGCAAACGATCCTTGGGCTAACTATTCGGGATCCAGATGAGACTACGGGGGCTGAGGCAACACGGGCTAGGCGGGACCAGGCTATTTCAGCTCGCCTAGACACCAGAAAGGAAAAACGGGTGGCGGTGCTTCGGTACCTTTACACCATGTTTGCTACCTGTGGCGTTCTAGGCTGAGTCTGTCGTACAATCGGAAACCATGCCGACGTTTGTACCGCGGTCCGGAAGCCCAAGCATTTCTGCCCAGACGCTTATCGACCGTATGCACGGCGCGGGAAGGCGACACATGAGTCACGCAAAGAAAGCCAGCTTAGGACCGGCTTGGTCTGCGTTTTTTGAAGAGCTAAAGCTTGCTGCTGAGGAGATCAGCGACGATGAAGCTCTGGACGCAGCTAAGCGGCTATCCAAGAAGAAAACGCTTGGTCGTTACGCAAAAACCACCGGGGTAATGACGGTTGCCTACCCTCTTGTGGCTGCCGCAGGCGAGGGGGTTAAGGGCTTAATCCAAGGCGGTCGTGCTGGCGCGATGCAGGGAGTCACAAAGCAGCTTACCGGCGGAGACCTAGGGAAGAACGTTACCCGTGGAGCACTTAGCGGATCTGCTATCCAGGCAATTCGCGAAATGATTGATCGCGGCGAAGATCAAAAAACAGTAAAACGCTACGTTCAGGAGCACTCAAATGGGCGTTGAAAGGATCATGACGCCAACGACTGTCAAGTACCTTTACGAGAGCGGAAAGCGGGTCAACGCGCGTCACAAGAAAAGGAAGCACAAGATTGCGGAGGACATCCTAGCCCCCTTCTTTGCGAAGATCGCGATGTCTCTTAAGATGCCAGCAAGCCCCTCTCAAAGCGTGGGCAAGTTTGTGTCTCAAAAAGGCGTTCCCGGCACCATGCCTGCTCCTCGCGTGGGCAAGCCGACGCTTCAGGCTCCGGGCGTAAAGTCGGTAAAGCCTGTAGATGGGGTAATCAACCCCGATATTTCTCCAAAGAACGCCTTACGCAAGAACACACCGGCTACCCAACCCCAAGGGCTGTCTGGCGTTGGTCCAATGAACACCGGGCTCTAGCCTATCAGCTTGCGGAGGACCCTGTGAATCAGCCGATTGACGAGTTCATCAAGGAGTCAGCGTCCGCCGTGGGCGCCATGACCGAGGCTCGGCAGCGTCAAGCCAAGGAGCGCTATGCGGAGCTGCGGTCTAGGCGAGGGCAGGAACTAGACCAGTGGCGTACGTGGCACGAAGGTGGGAGGACCCCTGAGCACCTAGAGCCGCTTCTCACTTCTCTTGATCCAATGATCTCTAGGGAGGCGAACAAGCGCATGAAGAGCTTAGGCGGAGCGATCCCCTATGACTCGATGAAGAACGAGCTTCGCAACGCAACCGTAAGAGCCATTCAGACTTACGATCCGGCAAAGAAGACACAGCTGAGCACACACATCAACAACAACTTTCAGCGCGTTTCTGACTTTGTAGCCCAGAACAGAAACGCACTTTACATGAGCAAAGAAAACATCGGACGATACAGCGAGTTTTCTAACGCTCGAAACGAGTTTGTTGATCTTTACGGGCGAGAGCCCACGGCTCTGGAGCTTCAGCAAAAGCTGCCAGGAATGTCTATCAAGAGGATCAAGGAACTAAAGACGGGATTTTCTCCGGAAGTGCATACGCACATGGGGACAGACCTTACTGAGGAGCTAGACGTAGCGTCTCCTCGGGACGCATTTCTCCTTATGAAGAGCAAAATGTCTCCGGAAGAACGGCAGTACGCGGAGTTTCATCTTCCCGCCGCGGGCGACTCTCAGCTTACTCCGCAGCAGATCGCAAAGAAGATGGGCATCCCGCCGCACCGAGCCTATGACCTAAAAACGCGCGTAGAGCGAATCATTGGCCCTGTGCTTAAGAAGGAATAGCAATGCCGGACTCTCAAGCGTCTGTAGAGGCAAGAAATGCTCTCCTCGATGAGCTAAAGTCTGCGCTAGACGACTGGCACGAGCGAGAAATTAAACGGATCGACGACGAGGTAACGTTCGCGAAGTCGGTTCTTCGTGGACGAACGGGATCAGAACGCCTAGCTCGTAGCAATACAACTGAGGCGCGCGTGCTGGTCATCGATGACATCAACAGCTTTCTAGCCGGGACACCCGCGTAATCCCGTGTCCTCCGCTGTATACGCCAACGCTAAGCTCTTGATGGCGACGGACTCACTCGGATGGGTGAGCCCGTCTGTCGTATTTAGAGGGCTTTTGGTTGGATCGGTATACGCGTTCAACCATGTCCAGACTACCGTGGCGGACATCCTCGGGTTTGAGGTCTCTGGGGGAACGTACCAGCGAGTTAACATTGTTAACCGGAGTGCCCAGCTAGATCTTCCGGGTAATCGAGCGCTGTGCCGAGCAGACAGCGTGGTGTTCCCGCTGTTGTCTGGCGTGTCCGCAGCCCCAAGCGGGCTGATCATCTATAAGCAGATAGGCGGAAGCGACGTTACGCCGGGCGACGACCCCCTCATCTGCTTCATTGACTTTCCAACAACCCCGCCGACCGGGGTAAACTACGTCATCGAGTTCGACCCTAACGGGGTCTTTGCCCTGACGCAGTGCTGACCCATGTACAAGGCAAACCCGGCATCCGTACCCAGATCTGAACGAATCGTTAGGCGCGCGACATGCGCGCCTAGTGATTCTGTCGGTCAGGCTGTTCGGATTACCCTTCCTCGAAGCGGGAATCTTTGGCGTGTGGCGGGGGTTACTTCCGCTACAATCACCGCCGGTATTCCCGCCGTTGGGGTGATCATCAAGAAACTGTCTCCGACAGTTTGTTTTGCCCAGTTTCATGGCACCGCGCCGTTCACCGTTTACAGCGGGCTTCAGCCCGGCAGGGTTTACGTCGTTGGCACTGACGGCAAACCCGCTGCTCCGGGGGACGCCAACTACCCTCCGACTGGTGGAGCTGACGCATTTCAGCAGATCGGCGTAGCTACATCCGACGATGAACTGTTTATTCAGCCGCTCGCGTCTTTTGAGGCTGCGCCTAGCCCCAGCGGCGTACGCCTCCATCGCCAGCAGCTAACGGGGGCGATTGACGGAGCAAACACTGTTTTTGCCTCGGCGCTAAAGTTTGTTACTTCGGGCCCATCCCAAGAGTCCGTGTACTACAACGGGATGCAGTTGGAGCCCGGGGCTCTAAACGACTACACTACATCAGAGTCTGGCGGTCCCACCACGGGCTACGACACCGTAACGTTTGCCTTTGCTCCGAAGGTCGGAGACAAGGTTTGGATCGACTTCGAACCCGCATCCTGATGTGTTAGCATTTCTTCCGGAGGAGCCATGGCCCGTACATTTATTCGTCAAGACACGCAGATCCGTAAGTCCGATGCCTACACGGACAACATCACCCCGTCTCTGGCGAACTACGAGACCAACACGGTCAACATCGAGGACGACCTCAACTCACTGCGGTCGCAGGTCCACAACCTCCTCAATAACTTTGCGGGTAAATGGTACGACGACCTCAATACGCCGTCGGCGCTTGACCTCGGCTCAGAGCGTGGTGTCAACGACCTGAATACGGACCTGCATGCGCTTGAGCGTAAGCGTGTCCTTGTTACCACAGCCAGCCTGACCGACGTTACGGTGGGTGCCGGTAACAACTTCGTCGTGCTGGCTCTCGGAGAGCTGCCATCAAATACGACGGCGGCCATCGGTGCGGTCACGACAACGGGCACTGTTGCCGCGTTCAACGCTTCGTTTGGCGCTCACGATCTGGCGGAGGTAGCCGGGTCGACTGCCATCAGCCCGAAGAACCTTTGTGGCGTCTATGATGCCTCGACGCGTGATCCTGTCCTGTCGAGCAACCGCGTCGTGTACGCGTTGTTCCAGACCGAGTCGAGTACCGACGGCTCAACAATGACGGGAACGACGCCGAACCGGGCGCAGCTCTCGTTCGTGCGCATCAACGCGACCGGTGACGACCTTGAGGCGGTTCCGTTTGCGGACGTTGAGAACAAGGTCATCAACTACACCTCCGTCACGCGTAAGGCGCTTGAGGACCTTACCGAGCAGGACTTCCTGAAGGGCGCTGAGGTTGATGTGCCGTCGGCGTCGTCTGAGACGCGCCAGGTCGCGTACGACAACCAAGGCGCGACTCCGGTCAACCTCACCACCAATGCCATCCTCGACATCGAGGGTGCTGGCCTTTACTGGGAGATCCGCGACGACCTTGAGGCGACCCTCTTCCGGATCACTGAGGGCAGCGCTGGCGGCACGACCACACTTCTTGTGTCGGGCGATGTCGATACCTTCGACTCGTCGGCGGTCATCAACGACTTCGACCAGGGCATCCGGGTAGACACCGGCGGTCAGCGCATCAACGTAGGTGAGACGGCGGGTCTCATCGAGAGCACCACCACGAACGACCTTCGCATCCTTGGCGCGGGTGAGCTGTACCTCGATGACGGTAACCAGACCGGCTCGACGTGGGCGCAGACCAGCGGCATCAAGCTGTCTGACACCACGGCGGAGTGGAACGCATTTGAGGCGAACTTTGGTGAGGTGTCCCTCCTCGCTGCGATCAACGCATCCTACGCGAAGGATCGCGCCGCAAAGGTGTACTCTAACGTTACGGTCACTACCGTTGCCGACGCCGACGTAAGCCTCGCTGACGGCAACCTCGACACGGCGTTGCCGGACATGAGCACCGGTAGCTTTACGCTCGACTACGATGTTTACCTCAACGGTGAGCTTCTTCGTCCAGGCGCTGATGCTTCAGCAAACAACGACTACTACCCCGGCACCAGCCTTGCGACGGCGGCGCAACTCAAGTTTGAGTTCTCCGTCAAACTGGGCGACGTGCTCTGCGTGATCCCGTATCGCCAGCCCTGATAACCAATGAGCATTGAAAAAGCACAAGTAAAGGTCGGGACGGCACACGAGATCGGGTGCCGTCTTGACGACGCCCTAGAAGCCGCAACCAAGGATCTGTACCGCTTGGAGGGGGCTGCACAAGCCTTCCGCCAAGCGGCGCAGTCCGTGGAGGGTCTTGCCAAGCACGTCGACCGCGAGATGGACGAGGGCAAGTTTGATCTTGAGACGGCAAAGCTCATCAAGAAGTACGTTGAGCGTGCCCATCAAATGATGACCAACCTCACCATGCAGGCGGACAACAATCGCATGGCTCAGACGGGGAAGGTATCCGGCGCGGAAGCGGCGGTGCAGCTCGTCAAGAAGTTTAGGGACGACGAGGAACGGAAAGCCGAGGCCCTTCGGGTAGCCCTTGCGGCGCGCGCCGCAGAAGCCGAGGCACCGGTTGCTGACGAAGGTCCGCGCCCCGTGGGACTCCGCCCCGGAGCTTCCATCAAAGAGCGTCGTTTAGCAGAAGAGCTTGCCGCGCAAGCGCCGCCGGAGCCTTTGCCGGAAGAGCCGCGAAAGAAGAAGAGCAAGCGTGCCTAGGACCCCCGATAGACGCCCCGGTGCGCTAATTGAGGATGAGGAGATCCGCCTCATCACCAACGCCATCGGCCCGACGCAGGATGGTGCCCTCAACTACGACGGCACCAGCTTCGTCATGCGCGACTCTATCGGAAACTTCAATCCGAGGAGTGCTGGGGGCGGCATTACAGAGGCGCAGCACAAGGCGCTTCGAGACCTGATCCATTTTATTGATGACGGTCCCGCCGATGGATTTGTCAGCGGAGCCTACAAAGAGACGGTGTACTCAGGCATCCTTCCTACGTCGGAGATCTGGTACGAGGACAGCGGCAAGACACAAAAGATTGTCGAGCTGACTACCTCATACACGGGTATCCTCCCGGTCACCGAGGTCTGGAAGATGTACGACATGGATGGAGTCACCGTGCTTCTAACGCTGACAGACGCCATCTCGTACAGCGGCGTGTTTGAGACTAACCGCACTAGGACGTGGGTATGAGCCGGAGCCCCGCGAGTGTCCTCGTAGACTCAACAGGGAACCTCGTAGGCGTTGTCTACGACGGCTCCGTGTACCGGCTTCAAGTTGAAGCCACCATCGTCAATTCCGAGGGGATCAGCGCGGACATCTTGACCCAAGGGAACCTGAACGCGCAGGCAGTTGAGTCGATAAACTCGACTATGCTACTAAGCAAGATACTCACGGAGTTGGGGGCGATCCGCCGCCACCTTGAGGCCATTACAGAAGAGGACGACCCCCTATGAGCAGCATCGGCGGCATCATCCAGGACGGCACGGGGAAGGGCTACTTTGCCCAGGTAGACTCGTCGAACCGTCTCCGCGTTCGGAACGTGGGTGAGACTACGTATGACGACGCCTCCATGACGGGCGAGTCGTTCAACGTCAACACTCAGTTTGTGTCCGTTACGGTGGGCACAGAGTTTCCTCTATTTTACTTCAAAAACAACGAGGCCTCCGATGTGGTTGTCGTTGCATGGTTTATCGGCATCGGTGTGGCAGGTGGGTCGCCTACGGAAAACGCGCTAATGCGCGTTTACGGCAACCCGTCTAGCGTCACGGGAGGCACAAACGTAACCGTCACCAACCGAAGGATTGGTGACGCCCGCATCTTTGCGTTTGACGCCAAGTCCAGCCCCACATGGACGCCTGCCGGTACTCCGGTGCTGTACCAGACGCAGACCGCCTCTAGCCGAGTCTTTGGTACGGTCAATCTTACTCTCCCCCGCAACGCAAGCCTGATCGTAACCTGCCAGCTTAACGGCGCGCAGACCGCTAACATCTACACCGGGTTTACCGGGTACGTCGCAGGAGAATGAACCATGGCCCGCATTGAAGACGGCACCGGCTTTGGTTACGCCGCAAAAGTAGACAGCACCAACCGGCTTGAGGTCGCCGCCTCGTCAGTGGAAGAGGAGCGGGAGGCTGCCCTAAAGGGAGAGGCGTTTGCTATTGGGACGGGACTTCTCTCTTATACCGGCGTGTCTAACGCGGCGGTGCTTTACATTGTCAACAGCTCCCCGCGCGATCTCATCATAGACCGCTTTCGAGTAATGTTTGGAACTGTGACTGGTGGCACGGGAGACTGGCTGTTTACAATCAGCCGCAACCCCACGGCAGGCACCATCATCACAAACGCTAGCGCCGCGGGACTTACAAACATTAACCACGGCTCTGCTCAAACACCGTTAGGCCTGTTCTACAAGAGCAGCTTTGCCACCATCACAGCAGTAAACTTTGACACCCTGACCGGCGGCACCGGATCACAGTTCCCGATTAAGTCTACGGGGGAAAACCAGCTCATTATTGAGGCGGGCCGCATCCTTACAACAGGATCAAGCGTGGGCCTGCTTGTACAGCCTCCAGCGGGAACAACCGCAGCAAACATCAACATTGTAGCGCGGACGTACTACCGCCCCGACACCTGACAGCCGTGAGTGTAAAAACGCGAATCCATGACGGGACCGGGACGGGGCGCACAGCCGTAGTCACGCCGTCTAATGCTTTGCTAGTGCAGGTACTCCCTGAAACCAGCAAAGGCGTGCCACCCGAGGACTTATCAAACCTTCGGCTGTTTCGAGAGTTTCTCACAAACGCCGGTTCGTCTGATCAGCGAGTAAACGGGTCCGTCACCCCGGTAGAGTTTTCTATTAATGCGGTGGCGGGTGCCACTAAGTGGATCACGGGATTTCGTGTAGTCATTGAGGCTGACGGATTTGAGTTAGCCACCTCTGACTTCCGCGAGTACGGAGCTACTACCACGGGCCTTACTAACGGTATTCAAATCGAGGCGGTGCAGGGCGGTAACACCGTACCGATTGCCGCAGAGCCTATTCGGATAGCAGGCGACTACCTGAACTACGCCGACGACTTTGTTAACTTGGTAAACGCAATCTCAGCGCAGTCTGATTACTTGCAGTTTACGTTTACCTTTGACACGCCTATCGTTTTGACTGAGGGGTCTACGGACCGCTTGATCATGCGGATTAGAGACAACCTGATTACGGCGCTTGTCTCTACGGCCACCCCGCGACAGTACGCGATTGCTCGTGGATACCAGGAGTTCGTCTGATGGGCACTATTGCTGGCGGGCTGCGCGGCCAAGATGGCGCTCCGGTAGTCGCTCAGAGCGCCTACGCCTACTCTGCGGAGGGTGCGCGGTTTTGTGGGCAACTGTGTCCCGTCCCTGCCGCAGGCACCTACTCCTTTGACCTGCGCCTAGAACAGGCGGTGAGGCTTCAGGGCGGGTTCTTCTGGTCACGGGGTGCCTCTGTAGGCGACACCGTGACTCTCCAAGTAGTGGATGTAGATGACATCCTCGGGCGTGGAGCGGGAGCCGTCTTAACCACGTACGTCGATCAGATGCCTTTGGCTCCGTTTGACTACAACGGCACGTTAGACGCGACCACCGCCGGGCAGATCGCGGCGGGCCTGTATCTGCGAGTTCAGATCGTACACACCGGGGCTCCTAGCGCGCTGGGTGTGACCTACAGGTGGTTTGAGGTCGCGTCGTGAGGAGTGCGTTATGACGATCAAACGGTTTCGCGAATACAGCGCCATCCACCCGCATCTACTTCGTCCGGGTAGCGGGCTGAAGAGCGAAATCTTTGATCTGCGGGTAGACATCGACACCTGGGGCGCGCAATTCGACCCGTTTCCCTACACTCCAGACGACCCCTCTGACTGGGGCGCTCCTCCGCCCGACAACGTTCCCGACGCCCTTGATTGGCTCGCGGATCAGGTTGCTGGCGGGGCGGCTGGCGGCATCACCCAGCTAACGAACGATGTCGAAACCGCTCTCGGTACCGGAATCCAATCGGCGACTGTAAAGGGGCTCGACACCCGCCCCTTAGACGCGGCTGCCCCGGCGGTTGGTGATCTGCTGAAGTGGGACGGCACGAAGTGGACGTACCAAGCGGTAGGAGACCTCGCCACCGAGAGTGCAACGCGCGTCATCCACACCCCAGGGATTACCCCAACCAGCGCGACTTTCGTGCCTGGCATTGCTCCGGATGTCGAGTTGATGGGCACCTTGGTCGTCCTTCACTACAAGAAGGACATCGACAAGGTGTACGGGTACTGCAAGATCCCGACATCCTACGTCTCCGACGCCTCGTTCCACATCCATTGGACGAAGAACGTCAACACCAACCAGTCCGGCGCAACCGTACGGTGGGTCATCAACTACACCGTGTTCAACGGTGGCTCTCAAGACGTAACAGCGCCGCCTACGGGCACTCTTACGCTTGACGACACCTACGATGATGCCGGGCTCCTGACGCGGGTTGTCCACCGTACAGGAAACGCGGCTGCCGCGGGATTTGTGGCGGGGTACTACGTCTCATTTGAGATCGGGTTTGACCCCGCGCACACCACGCTCTCCGACCGACCGGCTATTGTCTCTTGCGATATTCTGTCGCGCCAGACCATCAACGAGGGGAACTGAAATGCCTACCCTTCTCGACCTTCGATCAGAACAAAAGAATCCGTTCCCCGCTAAACAAGTCAACGGAAAGGTCGTCAACACGTCGAAGGTCGTCGCGGGCAAGACGGCTGTTCGTAACCCCAAGACGATCACCGGAATCGGCATCCATCAGACAGCGTGTGTCTTCGGGCCTGCCGCTGACCGAGCCAAAGCGCACCGCCGCGCTCTCAATATCCCTGCGCACGTAACTGCCTTTCGTGATGGGGTGTTTGTTGCCGCAGCCCCGCTGGACTGGTACCTTTACCACGGCAACGAGCTAAACGCCTTCTCTCTTGGGTTGGAATGCGAAGGCAGCTATCCGGGCCAGCTCAGTAAGCCCACTGCGGTATGGGGTGGAAACCCAAGCCCACTTACCGATGAAGCTGTTGACACTTTCCGCGCTGCGCTGAAGTGGCTTGTGGACAACGGCCGCGCAGCGGGGATGCCCATCGAGTTCATCTGGGGACATCGGCAGTCCAACGGGCAAAAGCCAAGTGACCCCGGTGAGGGCATTTGGAAGCGCGTGGTGATGGAGTACGGAGTTGCCGTGCTTGGCCTCAAGACGCAGCCCGAAAAGGTCTGGCGTGACGGCAAGACGATCCCTCCTGAGTGGGACCCGCGCGGCGTAGGCAAGTACTAGTATTTGCGGTAAGATGTCGCCGTGGCCCTCACAGCAGGCATCAACGAGACGCTGAAGGTTCCGTTTTACGTCACTGACGTAGACGGCATCAGCCCGCTCACTGGCCTAGCAAACGCCTCGTTTACAAAGGCGCTGGTTCGAGAAGACGCGCTCTCCGCGCAGCCGCTCACGGTGTCGGAGATTGGCTCTGGGTACTACTACGCCGAGTTTACCCCGGACCAGACCGGTCTGTGGTACGCGACAGTGTTGACTCCCGCCCAGGATATGTTTGCCTGCGACGTGCTGGTTGGTGAGTATGACCTACTTGACGCGGTTGCCGTCTTGCGAAAGACGGCGATCAACCGCCTTGAGGTCAACCTCAGCACACAGGAGCTTGTGCTCTACGACGATGACGGCACCACGATCCGTCAGCGGTGGCCGCTAGAGACAGACAATGGCCCGCCCGGCGACACCGTTACAACGCAGGCTGGTGTTCAGACCAAGCGTAAGGCCCCGATCTTACCGCCATGATGTTCACTACGCTCACGGCGGGGCTGAACCAGCGCGGGACGCAGAACACTTACGGCCTAAATCCCCAGCCATTACAGGTCTTTATCGTCGCTGGGCTTGCCGAGGTAAAAGTTTTTACCTTGGCTGATGGGCAGGTTGTCCTTTTCCTGCCAGAAGGTTTTGCCTTCAGCCCGGACGTAAGCAGCTACCACCAAGACGATCCCGGCCCGGCGTCGGTGCAGACAACTGCTACCGGCCTGAACCCGCAAGCGGACCCCGCGCTGCTGCGACCGCTTGATACGCCGATGCAGGCAATGCGCGATGATGACGGGCCCGAGAACCCGCAGACACCGCGCACAGACCTAGATCCACAGGCGGACCCTACGCTACAGTTCCGTCCTGATGAGAAGCGGACCAAGTAACGGAGGACGCCGTGGCTGTCGTAACCAACCAACCGATTCAGCTTAGCTACTTCGTGCAGGACATCGCTTCGGCGCTCCTGACGTACAACCGTATTCGCTGGTATCGAAGCCGAACAGGACAGTACGGGATTTACGAGCAAGCAACCGCAGACTTACCCGCGGTTGCTTCAATAAAAGGGACTGCCGCAACGCCTCACCAGATCAACGGTAAAACGCTCACGCTGAAAGTAAACGGCGTCTCTACGGTTAACGTGACGTTTGCCGACCCGGACCCAGTTACTACGGCACAGGCGGCCGCCGCAATTTCTGCGGCTACGCCCCTTCTTACGGCAGTTGACGACGGTGGTTATCTAAAAATTTCTACGGTTACGACCGGATCTTCTGCCAGCGTAGAAGCCCTAGAAAGCGCAGCGGCGGCATTTCTTGGGCTAACCGGCGCGGCTGCTGTAGGCCAAGATCAAGACACAATCTTGGTGGGCGGCACGCACGAGTATTTCTACACTGACCAAAATAGCGACCGAGATTTTTGGTACAGAATAGAGTTTCGACACAACGTAACCTTAAAGACTACGGGTGTTGGCGTTCCGTTTCCTGCCAACCAAGCGCAGAAGATCCCCACGTCAAAAACAATCGTTGGGTACGTGCGTCTTGCAGACCTGTCTGGCTACGCAATTGAGCAGCGCCGGATTACCTTTGCAAATCCATTTTTGCCGAACACCGTAGTTGACCAGACTCGGCGTTGGGGCATCTTTCGGCACTACGCGCAAATCGAAACCGACCGCAACGGCTACGCCGAGATCCGCCTCATCCGCGGAATGTCCGTGGACATCAGCATCGACGGTACCGGATTTGTGCGACGCATCCTTGTGCCTTCGACCGGAGACGTAGTAGATCTGCTTGACCCCGCGCTTGTGGTTCAAGACGAGTTTGGTATTCAAGAGCCGCAGATTGACTTTGCGATTAGGACCACATGACGGAAAAGAACTACACGAAGCCTGAGCTTCGCAACCGCATCAAGTCCCAGGTCATGGCTTCTGGAGACGGCGGTAAGCCGGGCCAGTGGTCTGCGCGTAAGGCGCAGCTCGTGGCGCAGAAGTACGAAGCGGCTGGCGGTGGCTACAAGGGCCCGCGCACGGGCGCGCAGAAGTCGCTCGCAAAGTGGACCGATCAGAAGTGGACGACCTCAGACGGTAAGCCCGCCGAGAAGCCGGACGGCACTATGCGGCGGTACTTGCCCGAGAAGGCATGGGACAAGCTCACCCCGGGGCAGAAGGCGGCCACCAACAAAAAGAAGGTCGAGGCGTCCCGCAAAGGGCAGCAGTTTGTGGCGAACACCGACGCCGCACAGGAAGCTCGCAAAGAGGCTGGGATGAATACCATGTTTCAAAAGCTTGCCCTGCTTGCCAAGCACAAGAACCCCGAGGGCGGTCTTACCGAAGCGGGGCGTCGTCATTTTGAGCGCAGCGGCGAAAGCAAGGACCTCAAGCCCGGCGTAAAGAAGCCGGTCGATGAGATGTCGACGAAGGACATGAAGCGAAAGGGCTCGTGGGCCCGCCGCTTCTACGGGCAGAGCCCGCTGCCTCCCTTGAAGAAGCCTAACGGCGAGCCGACTCGTCTGGCCCTCACAGCAAAGGCGTGGGGCGAGCCTGTGCCCCAGAACGAGCAGCAGGCGCGCGCAATCGCTGCAAAAGGAACGCGTCTTCTTGAAATGGCTAAACGGCAAGAAGGCCAGAAGTCTGCCGCAGACGTAGGCGGGTTTAAGATCACTACCGACCTTTCGGACGTCCACAAGAAGCTTAAGCCCGGCGACATCGTTGTAACTTCGATGGGCCGTCCTCTGACCGAAGGAAGCCTTTTAGACCGAGCAAAAGACAAGGTTTTTCGGACCTTTTCTTACTCGGTCAACAAGGATCACGCTCACACGGGGATTTACGTTGGCAAGGGGCAGGTCGTTGAAATGCTCAACGACAAGCTGCACACGCGACCCCTTGCAAAGACAGTCGAAGGGCTCGACGCTCTTGTAGTCCGTCCACAGGTAGACACAAAAACCCGTCAAGAAGCAGTTCGCCGCTCAGTAGAGCTTGCGGCTAAGGGCGACAAGTTTAAGTACGAAAACTTCCCGTTCTTTGCCCAGGTTTACCTTGCAGAGAAGGCAGGGCTAAAGCCGAGCACTGAGCTAAACAAGCGGATCGACAAGAACACGGTCATGTGTTCCAACTTCATTGCGCACGCGTACAAGGACGTAAACTTCAATCCGCAAAAGATCCGGGCCGTCATTATGCCAAAAGACCTCGCAAAGTCGGACAAGACTAAGCGGGTAGTCTTGTTTCAGAACCCCGAGCGTCATGATGCACACCGACGCTTAAAGGCGGCTGCGGCCAGTAAGCACCTGTTTGCTCCGCTGGCTGACCGGGTGCTTGAAGAGGTTCGTCGAGAAGAACAGGGAGAGGTAGAGGAAAACGATCCGGTTAGCCCGTATCGGGATAGCCAGCTATCCCGGGCGCTGTACTCGGAAAAGAACCGGACTCCAAATGCTGATAAGCCTCCCCGCGCTGAGTATGCGCGGCAACCTATGTATACAAAGTCCGCCGGGTTAAACCGAGCGGCTACTGGGGCTCTTGCAGCATACCGTCGGGAAAAGTTCCAAGAAGAGCTGGCTAGGCACCTAGAGCCATCGCGCGACTATGAGGTTGAAGGGACAGAGATCGCAATTCGGCGACCAGACTCTATCATTCCTGGGTCTACTTACCTACGGCCAGCTAGGGGCCACGGTACTGCCGGAATTGCTCACCGGGTACTTCCCAAGTACGTGATGTCAAAGCCTGAGCAGTATAAGGATCTGGACCACGTTGACTTAGAGGAAGCGTTGGGCACCGTGAGTCGGTCTGAGTACGGCGTATGACGATCTGCCCGCCGCCCGGCATTTGAGTTAACATCTGGCCATGGCCCTAGAAACCGTTTTAGTATCGGTCAACGACGACCAGGTAGTACCGCAACCTGTAAATAACGTGGTCGTCCGCGTCTTTGACGCAACGGGCACTACGTTCATCACACAGGCAACAACCGGCGCCCCGCTGCCTGGCCAGGTGATGCTAACGCTCAACGGAGACGGACCCTTCCCGGTGACGTACCAGCTCCGTTTTTACGTAAACGGAGGAGCCATCCAGTCTCCTCAGTACGTTGACGTATTTTCTCCGCCTGCCCTAGCGCCAACCGCAGCCAACAACTTTGTGGTAACAGCGTCGATGTTTACGCTGCCTGCCGCGACAAATCCTAGGCTTTGTCGGGCGTCCGGCTACGTTTGGGGGCCAGACGGTCGGGTAAGGCCCGGGGTAGACATGCACTTCATCCCGTGCTTTCGCCCGCTTGTAGTAGACGGGTACGGTGTACTGGGAGAGCGCGTATCGGTGAGGTCCGACAGTGCAGGGTACGCTTCGGTAGACCTATTCCGTAGCGGAATCTACCAAGTGACGATCGAAAGTCATGAAAACGTGCCGAGGATCGTGTACGTTCCAGACCGAAGCAGCGTCAACTTGTTTAATCTGCTGTTTCCGATCATTGTAAACGTCACGTACGCTCCGGCTACGCCGTGGATCGTCACTGCGGGTAGTCAGCTATCCGTAACTCCTACGGTATCGTCTAACGACTACCGCACCCTCACAGGAACCGCTGATGCAGACCTTACTTGGTCTACCGACGATCCCAATATCGCGAGTGTTACCGTCCAAGCCTCCCAGCTTGTCATCACCGGCAACATTCCGGGCTCCACCACGCTTAGAGCTGCGCGAAGCGACTCCTCCATCGTTTACATCCCAGACCCGGGAATTACTGGAGGAGCCATCCCCATCACCGTTGTCTGACATTCGATTAGACGACGACTACGTAGATGGGCTCCGCGGTGGCACCTCTCCGGTACACCGCCTACTTGTGGCTATCGTGCGCCGAGCAGTTTGGGACTTTGTTCTGTATGAGAACGCAGATCAAAAGAAAAACCCAAATGAGTATGAGCTTTACGTAGACGCGGTTGACTGGTTGTTTTGGGACGGCGAGGAAGAGTGCGACGGGGAGGGGCGGCTAACGTTTAGGCACATCTGCTCTACGCTAGAACTCGACCCTCGGCAGATCCGGCAGATTGCGCTCACAATGTCTCGAAGTGATATCCAGCGGCTAAACAACAACATCAAGGAGTAGCCGTGTCTGGATTTACGGAAGCGGAAATTGCGGAAGCCGTAGACCGGTACCTGACTACACAGGTAACGGTCGCCGTAACGAAGACCGGAGCCCGCGACGTTAAAAGCGCCCGTAGCTTGGTCTACGATCTGATTACCGCGACGCTGTTGTTGCGACCAGACTCCTTCTTTTACGTAGTTTGGCTAGCTTCAAACAAGCTTCAGTCACTATTAGACGAGCAGATCGCTGCGTTAAACGAGATCAACCAGCTAGGTCCTTTGCTTACCCGACCAGCAAAGAGCATCAAGTCTACTACTGAGTTAGTTGCGGCTAAGGCTGCGATTTTGGAGGTAAACGCTGGCCTAAACGCTCGTCAACAAGGGGTTCGAGGTAGCATCGGGCCGGCCGTTGCTAGGTTTCGGCGAAGCATCAACAAGTTTGTGACCGACGAGTTAAACAAAAACGTACTTGTCGGAGGTGTTGTCACTGAAACAGGCGATGAGCTTAGGGCCAAGCTGACTACGCTGTGGAGCGACGCGGTTGCTAGGCATGCTGAGATCGCCGGGCTGGCGGAGAACGTAGCCGGTGCGTTGTCTCAGCTGAATCGGACAGCGTTACCGCAATCGTCCATTCAGTCGATTGTAAAAAAGATACAAGATCGGCTCGACATTGTTCAGCAAACTCTAGAGGGCCCAAACGCAATCCAGCAAAGTCGCGAGGCAATGCTGGATCTGTTGACCATGAAGACGATGCTAACCAAGGCGTCGTCTTTCCGCAATCCGCAGCTTCTTCTGATGCCGCTGACCGGGGACACCTCTCAAGTAGCCCTTCTTGACGGGACGGGGATAGAAGCAAGCGTTGAATCGCAAACTTCTGGTCCGTACAACTACGGACCATCAACGCCGTTAGCTCTTTCAGTTAACGGCGCTCCGTATGTATTTACGCTGCCCCAGCACTCGCGAGCAGAAGTTCGAAGCCGCGTCCTAAACCCGTGGGTGCCAAACGCAGGCGGAGAGACGCCGGCGGTTCGGTATGACCTAGGTGCAGGTATCGTAGCCTCTCCGGCCCTTGGAGTTTACGTAGGCCCCCCAGCAGTTGATGGCCCTGCGCTAGCGGCAACCCTTGCGGCTTCGTTTGCTCCTGCCGTCTTAGTTACCTGGGACTCAGCCGCAGGCCAGCTGGTGTTTCAGTCGTCAAACCCCGGGGACGAGTCTAGCCTTCAGTTCTTAGTAGATACGCCTAGCAGACTGGCCTTTGTGGTCTGGGCTTTTTCTGGAGTTCCATACGAGGCTCGCGGGATTCCCCAGCAGTCTTCTTCGATCGCGTCTGCGCTTGCCGCAGTTTCACCGCTTCTTGACTTCTCTACAGAGTCTAAGACATTCGCGGTGTTTTCCGGGGTACGAACAAGCGTTCCTGGCGAAGAGGCTACACTTTGGAACCGGGTTGACTCGGGCGCCAACCTTGTCTCTGACAACACTGCTGTCGTATCAAGCCCCACAAAGAACTTTCAGGCGCTTGGTATACGCGCAGGCATGGGCCTTACAATTACGGCGCCGTTGGCGTCAGCGGGTGACTACTCGATTGTTAGTGTGTCCGGGTCAACGCTAACACTGTCCTCGCCCGTACCGGCAACCCTTGTAGGCACTTACTACGTAGGCCCTGATTACCGGTCAGTTCCGGACGGAACAAGAGTACAAGCCTCTAGCGGCGCACAGCGGGACAATACAGGGTTCTACCGGGTTGCTGTTGGTGGCGGGCAGGTGGCCCGCATAGTGGTTGACCGAAACGTTCCGTTTGCGGATCAATCCATCAGCACATCCGTGTTTTCTCAGTTTTTGAAGATTGCTGCGCGTGGAACAACTACCGCGTCAGGTCTAGGCGCTCTTGTTCCCTCGCTAGGTTCTGTGGCCCTGGGCATCCCTGTTTCTGCGTCAGAAACTCCTGCCAGCCTGTTCACGATTGAGCTTGTAGGGTCTGGTGACTTTCTGCTCCGCGGGGTTCGGGTTGGAGACACTGTCAGCCTTACAAGTCCTTCAACAAGCTACACCAGGTCTGTAGCGTCGCTCACAACGTCTAGGATCGTTTTAGACGTTCCTGTGCCCTACGAGCCGGGAACGTGGAAGTACTCGATCAGCAGCTACCGCGTAGCTCAATACAACACCGTGGCTGGATCCGCAGGAACCTTTGCTCTAACTGAGTACGTAACAAACTTTGACAAGCTGGATCAGCTAGTGTCCAGGCTAATCCGAGGTGCCCAGTACTCTTCCCAGATTAGCGGGGCCCTATCTACGTACCAAACAGACCTTTCAGCACTTCGATCCGCCGTGGCGGCATACTCAGTTCCTAAGGAGCGCGGGATCGACAATGCTGTCAAAACGATGCGCGAGCAAGGGTTTGATCGGGCGGTAGACTTATTTTTGGGGCTGGAAGTCCAGACGTTCTTTTCTATGGAGGCAGACGGGGTCTCTTACGCTACATGGCTGATGAACCGGTCTGCCCTTGTAGCTAGGAACGTGGCGCCGGTTTCAAAGTACGCCAGGTCGCTCCTTGTGCGCCAAGAGTGGCGGTTGTTGTCCTTTCAAACCCATCAGGTGGACCCGTTAAGTACCGGTGACAGCAGCCGGTAGCTTCATGGTACAGTCCTCCCGTGGCGGAAGAGCGTACAGAATCCGAAGTCTCTAGGGACCAAATTCGGACGTTTCGTCGGGTCGTCTCGGCGGCAGTCGCGGAGATCCGCAGCCAGTCGATTCGGGATTCCTACGCCTCATTGAGCTTAGAAGAGCTTATTGACCAGCACATTGAGCTACTAGATGGCACAAGCGATCCTCTTAGGAAGAGCAGGAAGTCTAGGGTGCAGAAGGTCTACGACGACCTTGTCAACAGCCTAGAAGCAATCAAAAATACGCCCCCCGAACGCTTCCGCCGTCGTGACCCCGAATCTGACGCCAACACGCCAGAAAACCCGGACGCGGAGCCTGACCCGACTACCGGAGCCGTCTGATGTTTGGCATTCAGCTTGTTCGGCTGCTCGACGTACTGAATGTAAACACCGTCCGGTCAGCCGTTGGCGTAAGTCCAAGGTCGTTGATCATCACGGGCAAAGACTTTCGAAACGTAGAAGTTGTGCTCATCAACGGAGCACCTTCTCCTGACTTTGTAGCCTATTCTCAGACCGAGCTTATCGCGCAGGTTCCAGACCAGTACGTAGACAGCTTCATTACGTCCGTGTCCGTCTTATCGTCTGGTCTTACGCTAACCGACAGGAGCTTGGTCCAGTTTACCTTTGGGACTCGACCTAAGAAAGTAGCTGGAGTAGTTCGTCTAATTCAGACGTTTCTTCGCCTTTTGCTTAGGACCCCTGGGAGCAACATCTTCCACAAACGATCCGGCGGCGGCCTCATTCGCCGGGTAGGGTCTAACATTAGTGAAGGTGCATCTGCTGATATTGTGATCGCTGTAAACAGTACGCAGCAGTATCTCATTGGCGTGCAAACCGCCGAGCGTAATATTCCTCCCGCCGAGCGCCTGCTATCGGCTACCGTAGCCAAGGTGAGCGCAAGCCGTAAGGACACCGCGGTATCCGTAACGATTGTTCTTACCAACCATTCGGGTCAAAGCGCTGCGGCGACCCTGACCGTGTAATAGGATAGGCCGTCATGTCGCTTTCCGAGACCAGGCAGTTCCTAGAAGACCTCGTACGTCGGTATGATCCGGATACGGACGTAACGGAGGGATCTCGGGCTCAGACGGACCTGATTGAGCCCATTCTAGAGCGCGTAGGTATTGATCCGTTTGATGAGGATCTTGATACGTTCGTTCGAGAGCGTATCCGCCAGATGTTTCCAACGCTGGCAATCACCGAGGCAGACGATCTTACCGACACGGTCATCGACCCGCTTCGGGTGCTGCTTGAGCCAATCGTACGCGAAGTTAAGCTAGTAAAACTCCGCGCAAGCCTAAGAAACATCGAGAGCCTTAGCGATGACGAAGTCGATTCGCTTTTAGGCAACTTCTTCGAGAGTCGACGGGCGGGCGGGTTTGCGATTGGGGTGGTGCGCGCCTACTTTGCTACCCCGCAGACGGTAAGCGTAACATCTACGTCTCCGGCCACTACACGGGATGGCCGCAGGTTCTTCTCTACCCGCCCGCAGTCCATCACTGCGGATCAGATGCAACTCAACCAAGAGGGCACTGAGTACTACTTTGATATCAACTTTACTGCGGAAAACCGTGGGGATGAGTACAACGTAGAGCCCGGTGAGATTGTATCTATTGCAAATCTTCCCACGGCAACCCGCGTAAAGAACCTTCGTCGATTTCGGGGAGGCTCGGCTAGGGAAGGAAACACGGACTTTGCCGCGCGTGTGCAGCGGGCAATCAGCGATAAGACTCTGACCGTTGAGCGCGGCATCAGCGCCACGCTGTTTGAGAACTTCCCTGCGCTACGACGGCTGTTTGTAGTTGGGTTCCGTGATCCAGAGATGGATCGCGACGTAGTCACCGGAGGTGGGTTAGGCCCTATCCCAGACGACGATCCCCTAGGAAGCTACTTTGGATCAGCGTCCGTTGTGGATGACCTAGACAGCGACCTTACGTCTCCGATTATCAGTGCTGCATCAGGGAACTTTGTTACGCGCCTTGGACCAGCCGGGTCTTCTCCGCAAGGCTGGTTCATCACACTAGTGTACGACGACGGGACGCTTCGCTGTGTAGACGCCCGCGTTGTCCAGGTGATCTCGAACACACAGATTCGCACAGACCAAGAGATTCCGCTAAGCGGCGTTACGTTTTACGCGTGGATGCTGCGTGAGCGAAAGATTGAAGTCTCTAACATTCCCGGTGGTATCACACTTCCAGATAACGCTGACGGCGAGCTAGAGATCAAAAAGGACGAAGTCCACATTGGTGGAAAGACGGACGTTTACGTTGCTGGAGAAGTCGAAGACGGAACTGCAAAGATTGACGTCCTAAGTGACGAGGGCCCGGTTGTTCGAGGGTTCTTGGCCTCTACGGCAGGCACCGACGTCGTTACTGTTGCAGACGCTAATCCAGTTCTTCCCATCGCACCGGGCATGAGCCTTGTGCTAGAAGAGGGAGTAGACGCGGGCAGCTACCTTATCATTTTGGTTTCTGGGGTTGCACCAACGTTTTCTCTAACGCTAGACACCGCGATGACTGGTACGCAGTCTAACTTGGCGTACCGAATCGTAGACGAGATCGACGTAGAACTTACCGACCCCAAAGTTCTAAAAGTCGATGGCCCCGATCTTCTTACGGCTGCCGGTAGTGATACGGTTACTACCAGCTCTGCAACCAACTTTGTAGACGCAACCGTAGCCATCGGAGACACCCTTGAGGTGTTTGATGAAGTTGGCGGCGGAGAGTTTACGGTTACAGAGGTTGGAGTAGTATCCCTTAAGGTAACTCCGGTGTTGCCGCGCACTATCGTGAACGCGGCTTACCGTGTCTTCCGCCGGTATCAAGCCATCAACCCGCCGGTAGTCCGCGTCAGCGGCTTAGAGCTGCTAGACAGCGCAGGAGCGCCTACGGGAACCGCAATTCCTTACCGCGATCCTGTACTAGTAGTCAGCAACGCGTTCCAAAACGAGGGCGGCGGAGTAGCTTTTGAGGGGCTGGTCTACGCCGGCTTGGTGTCCACTACCGGGGTTACTAGCGGAAGCGCCATTCCCGGTGTTGGCGCAACGACGCTTAACGTCGAGGTTCGTGACGCGGCTAGAGCCTGGGAGCCGGTTATCACAACAGCCTCGGTTACATTTACTGCCGGACCTTTGACCGCAGCTCAAGTTGCTTCACAGATCACGACTAACCTCACGTTTGTAGCTGCAAACGTCCGGGCCGTAGCCCTTTCTTACGGCGGCCGGGACTACGTAGGAGTTGTTGCTGATCGCCTCATTACTACGACTGCCGGTACAGCGCTGGCCCCGCTAGGTATTGCAGTAGGGGAAACAAACGCCCAGATTCGGGGGTTTGATCCTACAAACAAGCTGACGATGAACAACGTTCGTCGGACAGACCTTCTTGAGTTTACTAGTGGAAATAACGCCGGAACACGTGGCCGAGTAATTACAGACCCGTCTCTCCCATCAGACATTGCCAAGGTTGGGCAGGGCCCGCTAGGACCAGACGGGACTTCGGCGCTTTACGACAACTTGGTGCTTCGCCCTGACGTTGGCGCCTCAGCCCGAGTAGGACGCCCCTCGGTAGGCTCGTCCCGTGTGTTCTTCTTGGCGCCTACGTCTGCCGAGTTCTACTACTCTGACACTCTGTTTTCAGCGTCTCTTCCCTCTGGAGAGGCGTCCTACCGGCCAGATCCGGAGAACCAGAGGATTCTCATCCCAGCGCCTCCGCGCACTACGCTGCCGGATGCCGGGGTGACCGCGTCCGTTGGACAAACGCTAACAGACTCTAGTCAGAACTTTCTGCTGCTGAGGGTTCAAGCTGGGGACGTTTTAGAAGTTCTTTACCGTCCAATTGTTGGTACAAGCCCGCTGCCAACTCCAGCCTCTATCGCTTTTACCGCTCTAAACAATGAGCTTAAACTGCGACTAGACAACGACCCCTACATCACTGTGTCTTTCCCAACGCCGCTAGCGCGGCAGGACGCGGTCGACTATATCAACGAGCGCGTAGGGACTGACATCGCATCTTTGAGCAGCGCAGGAAACCTAGTCCTCAAGGGCCCAAGGCGCATAGAGATTGATCCCACAAGCAGCTGTATTACGGACCCATCTAACCCGCTTTACCTAGCGGGGGCGTTTACGGACACGGATCACCCTGACGCGGGCGAGTACATCGTTCGCAGCGTAGTTTCCCCAACGGTTCTACAGCTGTCAGGCTCGCCGGGTAATGTGCTATCGACAGCGTCGGTGTCTGACACCCACTACCGTGTAAAACGGTATGTGCAGCGCATCTCGTCAACGGAGATGAACAATAACCTCGACGCCTCGGGCCTCTACTACGCCGAAATCCAGATGGTATCTACGGCTCCGGGTGATGTAAACAACATTGGGTCCGGGGTTCAAATGGCCATCAGCGGCCATTACGCAGACGGTTACCGTCTGATGACGGAGAACCTGTCTACCGCGTACAGTCGCGCGGAGATCCTTAGGGCACAAATCAGCCCGTCCATCATCCTAGTGGGAAGCCCGGATAGCCCAGAAGAGTACGTTCAGCTTTCCCAGCAGAGCGTTCAGGTTTCTTACGAAAGAAGCCAGATCGCAGATGATATTCAAAGCTTCTGCGACTCCGACTACCAACGGGTCGTTGTAGAGGAGATCCTAGTAAAGCACCTCCTGCCACATTACGTGTCTCTAAACTGGGCCTACGTAGCGGGAGCGTCTGAAGCAGAGACGGTGCGGGCGCTGAACGATCTTCTGGACACAGTTGAGCCCGGCGAGCAGCTTGAGGTGTCAGATCTCGTAAACGTCCTAAGAAGGCGCGGCGCCCAGTCTGTGTACACTCCGGACTCTAACAGCTCTACCGGAAGAACCGCCCCGCTGTTTCTCGTCGTTTATCACGCCAAGGACCGCACAATCCGAGGCCTTGTTGTCCGAGACTTCGTAGACAGCGTGCGGACGCAGCGGTTCATTCCAGACAGTATTACAGTTCGTCGCGTATCAACCGGGGGTATCCGATGATCTCCAGCCGAGCACTAAGCTCGTTTTCTGACGAGATGTCCAAGGAGTCTGTCCTTGGAACGCTAGCCTCACAGCTGCTTCGAAAGGCAATGACCCCTGGGGTTCTGCGACTTGATCCCGACAACGCGCGGCGCGCTGAGTTGCGTAAGGCGCTGCTTAAGGGAGAAGCCGTAGAGGTTCGATACCAGCATGAAGGTAGCGGAGAAGGCCCTTACTACAGTAACACCGGGGGCAAGCCCTACGTGTCGGTTCGATCCTTGGAGGACCCTGGGATCCTAGCCCATGAGCTAGGCCACGCGGAGATTGACCGCAGTGGGTTTGGTAAGTTGCTGCAAAGTTCGGGTCTTCGGGGCGTTGCTACCGTCGGAGCGGTAGGCGGGACGGTCTTAGGAATGATGGGATCATCACCGTCTCACAGAACCATCGGGGCCGTAATTGCCCTGGCCTCTACTACGCCAATCTTGGGCGCTGAGGGGTGGGCTTCCGCAAAGGCAATTAACAAACTTAGGGCGGCCGGGGCTACTGAGAGCGAGGTCTCTGCGGCTAAGAGCCGGCTGCTAAAAGCGTTTGGCACTTACGCAACCGTTCCCGCTGGGATTCTCGGTGACATCGCAACCGCATCTATGCTGGGTCACGCGGCCTGATAATGGGCACCGGATCGGTAACCTTTGACGGGTCCCCGGTGTTTAAGATGAGGTTAGACACCGGGTCCCACTCTAGCCCGCACTCCGTGCACCTTGCGTGCAAGCGCGGAAGGGGATCGTTTGGAGAGAACGCGTGCTGGCTGTTTAGAAACGGGTGCATCGCGTTTTTGCACCTGGGGCATGGACGAGACTTAATCATTCCCGCCCGGCTTTCAGCCAGCGGCGTCAACTCATCTTGGATGCCCTCGATCAGTTTCCTTGCCAAACCAACCGGTAGTGGTCTAAACACGGCCATCCGCGTATCCTAGCACCGGCTTATGGCTATTCCTACCACAGCTACGTGGAACATCGCGGATTTCGACGCGCTTACGCTCGGCGGGTTGCTGTCGTTGGGTCCTGCCGACCTGACAATCCTCCCCAGTGTACTTCCGCATTTCACGTATAACGCCGACTACTCGGTGCTGACGGTAGACTCCCGGAACGGGACTGAGGCTTCTCTAGATTTTAACGTCGGCATTCCGGCTAGGTTTACGGTAGAGGTTACCGCGCGGTTCCCTTTCATGCCCAACAACGTGGGCGACCTAACCGCTCGGCGGGTAGGGCTAACGTTAGCTGACGATGCTGGCAGGGGTATCTCGGTCTACTTCTCAACCAGCGGCGTAGCCGTAAGCCGCGTAGATGATTTTGGAAGCGTATCTGCGCTCCCGGACACCACGGATACCACAGAGGAGATCAAGACAGAGTTCCGCACAATTCGGGTTGCCGTAGATAGCGGCCTTGGTCGTGCGTACGTCTTTATCTCAAACTCTGAGACTGCTGGGCTGGCTCTTCAGTACATCGTTCCAGTTGAGCCGTCTACCGTTGGCGATACCTTTCGAGTTTTTTGTAAAGGCCTAGCCACGCAGCCGAGCACGGTAGAGATCAAGGCGTTAAGGGTGGCCGGGGACTTAGTGATCCCCAACTTTCCGCCTATTGCCAACGCTGGGCCAGACCGTGTGTCTCCTGTTGGCCAGGCAGTCCGGTTTGATGGCCGCGCTAGTTACGACGTAGAGGGCGCCCCGCTTTCTTACCAGTGGCGTGTCATTGACGCTCCGTTTGGGAGCGCATACGCGCATGAGAACAGCTCGGGATCTTCAACCGATGATGGTGACGCCGACGGGTTCACCACGGTACTGTCGTTTACCCCCACGTCGCTACCTAGCTGGGTAGCCCCCGGGGACGTGCTTCGAATTGCAGACTTCGTCCACGTTATTGACACAGTAAATAACGGGCTCGGCACTCTTACGGTAACTACAGACACGATTCCGGATAATCTGTCAGACACACCGTTTCGGATCATTCGACAGTCCGTTATCGTGGGGGCGCAGACAGAAACACCCTACTTAGTTGGAGACGTTCAGGGCATCTTCCGTGCACGTCTCACCGTGAACGACGGCGAGGTTTCTTCTGAGGAAGCCGAAGTACTAGCAAACTACGTAGGGGCCCGCGCACCATTCGGAGTAGAACCAGACGTTAGGCCTATCTGGAAGGCGCTAGGCGACGAGTGGCAGTACATTGAGGGGCGAGAAGTTTTTGAGGAAGCCTGGCGCGGCACTGCGCAGCTTATTGCTGGGCGTTTGTTAGAGACGTGGCAGTACCACTACAACTACAGCATTAAAGACGCTCAACGCGTCTTTCAAAAGAAGTGGCTGCCCTACCGGACGCTAGTTACGGAAACAGCGCCGGAAGACGTAAGCATCCGTGTGAGGCACGGGGCCCTTCTTGCCTCGCACGCGTTTGAGGTAGCAAACCCCGCGGCGGCTGGGCTTACCCTAGTGGTCGAGTATTACACAGGACAGTCTCCGACCGAGATCGCCTCGGTTACTGTGACCTTTACCGGGAATACTCAGCCTCAAATTTTGGCAGATCTAAACGCTGCTCTATCGGGGCTGGGCATTACTGCCTACTCGTTTGCCATTAGGCAGGACAACCCAAACTACCGCTTTGACGATACTGGTGGATCTGGCGCTGGGACTACGTTTACGTTCACACCGGCGTCCCTACCATCTTGGGTTTCCGCTGGGGACACGCTGATTATCAGCGCTACTCGGTACCGTATCGTATCCGTCAACAATCCTGGCGGCAGCATGACGGTGTCGCCCAGCATCATCACTCCGTATTCTGGTCAGTTTAGGATCTGGAGACACCCTCGGGTTGGTCTTAAGGGCAAGCGCGCGTTTAGGATCTCTGCAACCTCAACGGCCTCCCTTGGGTTTGAAACCGACGTATTCAACTACCTAGCTGGGGCTAACGGATCTCGAATCACCGACAGAACCTATTTTGTGGGTGACGGGGTAGACCTGCTGGAGTTTGACGTCGCGAGAAACGATCTGCTCGTTATCAACAACGGCCAAAGCCTACGGGTAGACCGAGTTACCAGTTACGGGCTTGACCCTCTTCCAAACCAGCGCGTACTTCTTTTTGAGGATCTGCCGCTAGACGCCTCAGAGAGCTGGACGATCCCGTCTACGATTACTAGCAACGAAGTAGACTACGAGCTTGCGGGTACATACCCGGGCGATCTTGTAAAGTCAGAGATTTACGACACGGATGACGATTCAGTCACAAACGTATCTAGCCGGGTAGTTGCTCAGAAGTCTAAGCGTCTAGCTGTTAACCTCGACGGTGCTTTCCCCGCGTTTATGAACGCAACGCGGTACGAGCTTCGTGTTCTTGGCGTAAAGCGCCGCAAAGCTATCCCAATTGACGAGAATGTCGTTCACATCCCGCAGCTACAGGATGTGATCCCGGTAGCCAAGTCCCCTGCGGTATGGCGGGAGAACATCGACTACATCATTGAGCCGTTCTACCGAGATGTAGGCGCGGCTGCTGTGCCTATGCTCCAGTTTCGGGATTCCGTGTTTATCGACACGGATTCCGAGCCTCCAGACATTCTTTGGGCCGAGTTGACCCTGTTGAGCAACGAGCCAAACGTAGAAAACCTATTTGGCCGGCTTGTAGGCTTCTTAAAAGACGACGCCTCTCTTCTTCCAGCCGACTTTAACTACACGGCTGGAGTCGCGGGTCTTCTGTACTCTCAGCAACGTGGACCAAGCGTAGCCGCTGTAGAAGTGGGCGCGCAGATCCTTTTTGGTCAACCGTTTGCTGAAGTAGCGGGTGTTGTTGAGGAGCTTCGTACGGACTACAGCCCTACGCAGGGCCGCATCCTAATCCGCGACCAAGACGGCAACACACCGACTCAGTCGGAGATTGTTCGTAGCTACTTCTACAAAAAAGATCCGCTTGATCTAAGCGCAACTAGCGGCCTGGACGTTAACCCAAAAACGGGGCTTCCATGGGCCGAGGGAGACAGCATCTCTCAGTTTGCTTCGATCGGGGCTGGGATCGATATTGTAGACCTCTACAACACCCCTAACTGGTACGTCCCTTACGTAAAGGGCGGGCTGATTACGGAGCTAGAGAAGTTCCATTACTTCTTGGTCACGTTCAACCTAGACCTAGTAAGCCTTTCAAACCTCGTCTTACTTCAGCAGTTCATACTAAACGTAAAGCCAACGTACTCCCATCCCTTGTTAGTGGGTCTCCGCAACCACCAAGAGGACATTGATCCGGTAGATGATCTAAGCCTCTACCTGTATATGCACCTCTATGACTCGACGTGCGGCATGGGTATGGCGTTCATGTACGACGACTACCGCGGGGACGGAACAATCTGGTCAACGTTTGATACCAGCCCAACGTTCTACGACGGGCTAATAGACTGCCCCACGGACATCGTAGAGCTATGCATGTCGACTACGACGGTCGACACTGCCGCGGTACTTCAGGGAGGCGTTGACCTTACTACCGCGTCTTACCCGGCAGACTTCTTGGGGAACACCCTAGATGTAACTGTTGACGGGGTTGTTTACTCTATCTTGTTTGGCGCAGTTGCGGACCCCACGGCGGTAGTAACTACGATCAACGCAGCTGTAGGTTTTCCGCTAGCCAGCCTCAGCGCAAACAATGAGCTGGTACTAACCTCGGCGCTTATTGGGACCCAAAGTTTTCTGGGTGCCCTTGATGGAACATCGGTGGGCGGGGCCACGCTGACGTTCACCCCCGGGTCTCTTCCGGTGTGGGTTTCTTCGGGAGACCTTGTTCATTTCCAAGGTTTTGTCGGGCACATCGTTGCTGTCAACAACGGCCTAGGGACCATGACGGTCACCTCGCCACTGCTTCCCGCAGCGGTAAGCCAAGACTTTAGGGTCTGGGAACCCCTAGGCTCCGTAATTGTGAACCCAGCAACTACCCCGTCGCTCTTTACTACGCTTGGGATCTACTCGGGCCAAGCCGCGTACAGCAATGCGGTCTCCATCGATAGCCTGTGGCTGCTGGATACTACGGTCACAGATATTTCGGGCGTAGTAGGATCACTAGGCTCAACTTTTACTTCAGTGTATGATATGAGCCTTCCGGCAGGCACGTACCGGGTATGTTTCTACGCGAAGGACGGCCGCATCGTTCTGCCTCCTCCGCCACCACCCCCGTGAGAAGCGCATGAAGTTTATCGAAGACGTAGAGGTTCGATTTAACCTAGAGATCGACCTTATGGAGCGCGGTAAGCGTAAGCGACACCACCGCTCGCATAACATCGTAGTAAACACGGGTCGTCAGTTTCTGGCGGAGGTCATCACGCCAAAGGTGCTGGGTCCGGGTGCGTTTATCGAGCGGACGCAAGACACCGTAGTTCGGTACGTTGGGTTTGGTCTTGGAGGAACTAGGCAGATTTCTCCCAACGCCTTCCTAGCTCCGTACGCTAACCTGTACCCGGGCGGGTACGAGTACGCTGGCGCGCCCCACCAAGCTCAGACAGATACTGACGTCACGGTAGCTCGATTAGAGCGTCCGGCAGCCGTAGTTGATTATGGCGGACCCACGCCGCTTTGGATGCGTCAGATCTCTACGCCCGGAACGTTTGACGCGGTAACGCGGACAAAGTTTATCGCGGTGTTTAGCGAGACCGACATTAACTTCGGCGGGTTTACCTCTGTTCCGCTCTCAGAGATTGGCCTGTATAAGAGTTCGGCAGACCCAACGCTGCCCAACGGCGGAGCAGGTGCTTACCCGGGCCCCACGGGCCACATGATTGCGTACGACACGTTTGACTCAATTCAAAAGACCGGCGTGTTCTCGATCGAGGTTCGCTGGGAGTGGCGTTTCTGATCTGGAGATAGAACATGGCGTACAAGACAAAAGAAGAGATGTTTGGGGATAACGTACTGATCCCCACCCCGGGAGCTTTTGGTCCCCAGGTTCCTATCTCTCTAAGCCCCCCACCCGGCACGTACTCGGGAAACCGCGGCATTCAGTTTGGCGAGCAGCTCACGGCAGCAATCGCGAACCGCACGCATTACGCGCTTGCCCTGAACACGGACGACCTCAACTCCCGCATCGCGTCGTTTGAAGTCGGTGGCCTAGACGCTGCGTATAACAACGGGACCGTAGGTCCGGCGGGCGGTGGGCGGCAGATCACAAAAAACGCTGGAGCGGTAGAGACCGTATCTGCCCTAGCTACGCAGTACGCTGATGATCCAGCCAACGCGCACTTCCGCGCGGACGCCTTGGCCGACACCACGGCCAGCGGTGGATTTGATTTCCGTGGCGCCGTAGACCCCGCGTACGGGATGCTCTCCCGCCAGAACGTAAGCCCGTCGGTTGCTTACACCACGATGTCCACCGTGGAGTCCGTGTTCCTAAACCCGGCAGCTATCGGCGGCGACGTTGTTCGCTTCCCGGCTAACGTCCACGATGGCACAAACACAGATGTAGCGTTTGACGCCCAGGACTTTGTAGAGATCACGGGGTCTGCCACTAGTGATGGCCTGTACCGCCTCTACAATCTAGGCCCCGCCACTACAGACTTTCTTGTTCGTCGGCTAGACGGGACTGCACCGTCGTTTCCAGTAAACGAGACGGGTAGCGCGCGGTTTTTCATCGCGCATGCCATGTCTTCCGCCACAAAGGATAACGCGAGCCGGAAGGCGGCGCTTGCGCTCTCCTCCACCCAACTTGAGTCAACCACGATTCTATCGCTGGTAGGTCGCGACATTGATGGCTTGCTTGGGACCGGGCCGGAGTCAGCCCTTAGCTTCTCTTACCGTCGCCCAGACGGCTTCGTAGAATCGCGGACTCGATTTACGACGACTGGAAGGCTGAAGTCAGTTTTCAACCTAGACGCCATTCCTTCGAGTATTGGACTTGAGATCCAGCGAAAGGAGGGAAGCCTAGCAAGCGTTGTTCTAAACAAAGAAGAAGGCGCCCCCTTTGGTGTACACGAGGTTGGTGTACTAGTTACTGACGAGGGCGGTTTTGCGTCCGCGTTCTCGGGGCTTGAGACTCGAAGCCCAATCCGAGACGCCTCTCTTGGGGTAACGGGCTCTATTGACGGTACCTTTGCTGCTCCGGTTGGGCGCGTCATCCTTCACACGTCGGATGGAACTCCGCCCCCTCCGGCTGGGCTAGCTCACGGCGCTTGGGCAGACACGGTTCAGCCTGGATTTACGCTTGTTCAAATCGCAAGCCCCGGACCACACTTTCTAGAGTACTTCTTACTCAGCTCGGTAAACATCGATCCGGTAGTTACCAACCCGGATGAGATGACGCTTGTGCGACCGGACGGGTCTGCTCTTGGGGTTGGAGAGCTACCCACTGCTGGAACGTTTCAGTTTCGCTTTATTGCGCGATCTACGTTTGGAGGTCGCTCAGCCCCAGTAGCGGTAGACTCAGTTCCCGCAGGGTACGCTGTCCCTCCTGCTGGAATCGTAGCAAACACCGCTTTGTTTCCGAGCAAGCTTGACTACGTTCCGGGGCAGCAATCGGTTGTTGCTGTAGCCGGCGATCTTGTCGGAACAAGATCGCGGACGGTATTGGCAACCGGCCCGCTCACCCTTGACGTGCCTTGGGCGCTAACGCGAGACGGGTACCTTTACACTAAAGGCAACATCCGCTCGTCTAGTCCGTTTGGGCAGTATACTCGGCAGACGCCGCTAGACTTTACCGCAGACAGTGGCTCTCAGACCGGAGTCCTAAACTCGTCTGGAGTAACTGTAACGTTTGCAAGCAACCAAAACACGGTTGCAGCGTCTAGCAGCACTATTAGCGACGGACTCGGGAATACCGGTTACTCGTCAGCGACGTCAATGTCCGTTGGTAACGGGCTAACCACATCAACGGTTACTGCCGGAAACGTGTCGTCGAGCGACTTTGTGTATCCGGCTCCGCTCCCAATTAGAACAGCTTATGTGTCGGCCTCCAAGTTTAACGGAAGCACGATCACTACCAATTTGTCAGATCCAGAGATTGAGTGGCTTTACTTTGGTGCCATCATTTCTCAAGTTGACAACGCCACAGCTTGGCTAGACCTATCCGGAATCCTTAGGTCCGGGTGCGTTGTTACTAGCATCGAGTTTAGCGTTAGTCCTGGAGCTTCGCGATCATCTGGCAACCGCTTCAGGTTTAGTTTTGACCAAAGTACACTAGCTGGCGGGTCCACGGGACTGGGTAACGGGGATGACGGCGGATCGGCCGTGCTTAACTGGTACCCGCTAACCCCCGGGTCCCCTGTGTCGCTAGATTTTGAAAACTACGCGTACACCATCACCGTGTTTGCTGGAGACGACTCCCCTAATCCGCACAACACAGATGTCTTTTACGGCATTCGGATCAACTATACTGATCCGGGTCCTCGAAACCACTGAGGCGTAGCCATGAACCCGCTTGAGCTTCTCTACTCTTGGCAAGCACTGCTAATCGCAATTGCGGCCACGGGCATTACGCAGTTGGTGAAGACCGTCATTGATGTCGCTTGGGGACACAAGGACGCTGAGCCGACTCCTACGATGAAGGACGCCAAGCGAGTAGGTGAGGCTTTGCGGAAGCGGAATCTCATCATCAACCGGCTGGTGCTGCCTATGACGCCTATCTGGACGGGGGCACTAATGGCTGTCCTCATCCCGATCCGCCCGGAGGCAATCATCACGTACATTGCCGAGCAGCACATTGAAGGCGCCGGTAGGCTGTTGGTGTTTGCCGCTTGGGGCGCGGCCTGTGGTCAGTTTGCTGACTACGGCTTCAACAAGGTCAAGGCAGCCTTAAAAGGAACGCCAAGCCAGACCGAGGTGGGATAATGAACCGCGTTGTTTTTAGCTCTTTTGTTGATGAGCTAGAAAAACACGCGGTCAGCGCAGCGCGGACTCTTGCTGTCCTTGAGAGTAGAGCTGCGCAGGGCGCCCGCGTGCATCCAACGGTACTTCAGGGTGTGCGGGAGCTAGCGGCTGGCGGGGCCACGAGCACTCCCATTGCTGCCCGAAAGGCCACCTTAAACGTAGCGGAGTCTGCCCGGGGTGCACGCAGCGCAGAGCGAGCGTGGGCAGGCCCTAAGTCGGACCTCGTTAACCGGTTTGAGTCTACGCCGGTAAAGTACGACATGAGTAAGCCCCTCAAGACCCACGAGGGTTATATGGGGGGCGAGCACCGCTACACGCCGGAGTACATCAAGAGTGTCACTGCCAGCCCGGCAACGGTAGAGATGACTCCTCGCGCGCTTGCGCAAGCTGCACCGCAGCCTCCTGCTATGGCTGGGACGGCAGTGAGCCCGATTAAGGCGCGGCGTGCTGTTAGCAGCTCAGGGATTCAGCCTTCCGCAGGAGCCACTGTTCCCGGGCGGCCGGGCGCGGCCAGAGGCGGAGACACGGTGCTTGCGCCTGTAACCGGGTTTGAGAGAACCACGCTTGTTCCAGCATCTCGGGTAGCCGTATGAAGCGTTGGTGGCGAATGACAGGATACCCCTGGCTCAAAGAAAACTGGTGGGTGGTCCTACTGTCCCCTCTGCTGCTCCTCGTCGCGGTATCCGTACTAGTTCATGATCGCTTCAAGGGCGTCACGGTAGTCGACCCTCTTCGCGAAGCAGACGACCGCGCTCTAATGGAGGCGCAGACTCGGGCCCGCGAGCTTCAGGCCGAGAAAGAGCGCCTGGAAAAGGAGCTGACGGACATCCGCTCCAAGTACCAAGAGCTTCAAGACAAGTTTGAGCAACGGCTTTCAGACGAGGTTGAGGATCTACGAAACAACCCTGAGAAGTTGCGCCAAGCAATGCTGGCGGCTGGGAGGGGCCAATGAGGACTGTGCTGCTTGCGGCGGTTCTCTGGCTATTTACCGGCGCGGCGGCCGCGCAGGATGACTCTCCTACGCCCCCTGAGATTCCTCCTGGCGCAGACCGGATTGAGTCTGTGTCCGCAGGACGCGCGGCGCCATTCACGGGAATGCTCCTCGATACGGATACAGCCATTCGCTGGACGAACCGACTGCGCTGGTGGCGTGAGGCCTTCCGCTTACAGGTGCGAGAAGACCTAGAGATTCTCGACGCCACTAGGCGCAGTCACGAACTAGAGATCGTCGTCATCCGCGACAGCTACACGCGCGAGATTGACGGACTTCGGGAAACGGCGCGCCAGCTTGTTTTGAACTACGAGCAGCAACTCCAGCGCTACCGCAACCCGCCCTTTTACGAGCAGTGGGGATTTGCTTTTGGAATGGGCGTGCTTGTAGTTGGTGCGATTGTCGGAGTTACCACGGGCGTAGTGGCGTCTATGTAGTTTGTTGGCAAAGAGAAAGTGTGCGAGGGCTTTTGGCCCTCGCACACTTTCTTAGCTCACCGAGCCGCCGCCGCAGCCCGGCGGGGCTGCGGGAACTGCTGCGGGAACTGTTGCCGCATCCACTCTACCGCACGCGATTCCAGTCCGAGCCCCACGCCACGAATAGCGTGGGATCCAGCGTCGACGACACCGGCCAGGACGCTGAGGAGCAGCGCCACTGCTCCGACCAGCGGGAACCCGATGGTTCCGCCCACCGTCGTCGCCAGCGCGGCGACACCGTCGCTGGCTCCGCCGTTGATGAACCCCGCCACGCTTGCCGGTGCGATGGCAAGCGCGCATCCGACGCCCCCGCCCACTCCGACCAGAAGACCGACGGTGCCTCCGACCGTGCCCCGGAAGACCGAGGCCACCGCGTTGTACGTCCGCGTTGCCGCAGACTTGATGACGCTCCAAACCTTGCTGAAGAAGCCCATGTTCGTTTTCTCCTTGTTTGAGAGGCATTTCGCCTTCTCATGTTCTTATAGGGGGTTTTGGCCTATTTTTAGCTAAAAACTGGCCAAAATTGCCTATCAGATATTGAGGCGAATAGCCCAAAAACACGTGGACCATGGTGCAAGGGGAGATCCCTTGACAGCCCCGTTTGGCCCTGAAACAGTCCACACACCCAGGAGGCATACGTAACCCGTATGCCTCCTTTTTTGCTTAGATCAAAAAAGAAAGGGGGCGTGTGCCCCCTTTCGGTCTATGCGGGGAGTTCTTCTCCCTCTACGTCAGTAATCGCTGAGGACAGCTTAGTCAGTGCTGCCGTCCGAGTTTCGATGCCCTCAATCGAGTAGCCTAGCTGATGTAACAACTGGAGAACGTCGTCCCGGTTCATCTCTGCTAGCTCGCGCGGGGTAAGCCGAACAAGCTGGTCCGGGGTCAGCTTTAGTACGCCGGATAGGTCAGGAGCCGGAATGACGTCCTCCGTCAGCCTTTTCCCGAGTCGCTCAGCTTGCCGTAGAGCATCTCCCGGATCTCGGGGTCCTTGGCGTTAGCGTTGGTGTCGCTGTTGCTGGCCACGACCAAGCGGATGAGGTAGTGGGCGTCCTGAAGGTACTGAGCCATCTTGGCCAGTGCCTTGCCCTGCTCCAGAACAACCGCCTGCAACTCCGAGATCTTCTTCTCCAGAGCAGCGGGGGCAGGAGGAGCGTCAACCGGGGCGGCTGCCGGCGGTGAAGCCTTCTCCTTCGTGGGAGTAGCTGCCGCAGCCGGAGAAGCCTTACCCTTCGGCGCTTCATCCTTGGGAGCGGCCACCGGGGCAGGAGCGCTACCACCGCGCTCCTCCTGCGTCTTCAGGATCAGCTCTACCCGCTCCTTGCTCTTAAGCTCAAGGATCGCGTTGGGGTCAAACCCAAGCTCTCGAAGCAGAGCACCCAGGACGCCGCGCTTGGTCGGTTCTGCCGATGCGGCAAGCTCCTCAAGCTCGGCCCGGGTGCGAACGCGGTACTTATCGGGAAGGGTCTGGCTCATTTGCTTTCTCCGTGTGATTTGGGGAACAGGTTGTCGCGGTTGGTTGAAACGCACTCAACAACTTGCACGTCTGTGCAGTTGAAGCAGGCTCTTGAATCGCCACTACGGGCTGGGCAGGTAAGCATCGGCTTTACCTGCTCCCAGTGGTCTAAAACAAACTCCATGATCCGGAGCCTGTACTTGTTAACGGGTCTCTCTGGAAGGGTGCCGGTGTACCGGTCAGTCAGTAGCTCTACAAGAGCCTCTCGACTTAGGCCCCGGTGAGCCTCTACGTTGGTTTCTTGAGCTAGTGCTACTAGCTCCGTCATGTTCATATTGTCTAGGATGGACATCATCCCACCGGCTTAAACACGATTGTTTGGGTGTAACTAGGACAGACTTTGCACCGCTCTTTGAAGTGCGTGTCCATACAAAGCGCGCGTGGAACGATAGTTCTCATTCCACGTTCCACGCGAAGAAACCGCCCCTCTCGCCGGAACACACTTCCCCGTGCGTAGCAAGCGGCAAAGCGAGGATCCCCCGTGTCGTCTTTGAAGGGGATTAGCTCGCTAGACATTGTCACCCTGGCTTTGGGTAAACGTAGTAGTAAACCTCGATCCGTGGATCTGCCGGGTCGTGCGACTTTCCCACCGTAACTTCAAGGTGAGCGCTGTCGTCGATGCCGGTGCCGAGCACCACGGCATCTTCAATGATCTTGGCATAGTTGGTTGCATCCAACTTCTGATAGGGGGATCTTAGTGCTCCTGAGGGAGTCTTAGATCCGGGCCTCCAAGACTTGTTGTACATGTCTCCGCGGTAGATCTGCATAGTCATCACTACGTAGCCGCCCCGCTCGTAGATCTCGTCTACCGCTTCCTTCCAAGGTTTGTGCGCGATTGCTTGTACAACCGCGTCCTTCAAGGCGTCTTTAAAGGCGCGTCCCTCTTTTGTTAGGACGCGCCCATGGGAACCGTTGAAGTACATGTGGTTAATGCTGGGAGGAGGGGGGTCCCGAAGGACAACCCTAAACGACGCCACTTCACTCATCCGTGCCCCGCCTAAAGTCGCTTGGCATATCCAGACGACGCCTAGCTTTCTTTGCGTTGCCTGAGATCCCGCCTTCTCGAAAGGTCTGCTGGAACTCTAGTTCCCTCAGCGCAATAATCCGAGACAGCGCCGCAGCCTGTTTGTCATACGCCTTATGGTGTGCAGTAAGGATGGTCTTGGTGGCGTAGAGCTTAACTAGCTCGGTGTCGAACTTCTTGTAGAGGCCGTCTTCCCGCACACGGGACGAGATCTCTGATTTTGGTACTTCTTGCGCAAACAGCTTTGACTGGATCTCCGCAACGATCTGTTTAAGAACGTTTGTGGCAATCCTGTAGGCAGCCTCAGTCTCGGCCAGCTTTGCCCCTACAAACTGCGCGTAGGCCACGTAGTGGGCGTACAGTCCTCCCAACTCCGCGTTTGGGAGACTTTCAATGTTTTGAATATCGGCTAGCGGGCGAGGCTGCGACTCGGGTTTTGGGTACTCTTCTAACCCAAGCTCATCCCGCATTTGCTCTCGAACTTGCTCAATGATCTCGAACGCGGATTGGTAGCGTTCGTCAGACCCTTTGGGAAGAATAGCGGCTCTTGTTAGGTCTAGGGCCATCACTCCTCCACAATCCGGCGAAGGTTTGAAGACGAGGGGTCAGACAGTCGGCTCCGGATCTTTGCTAGAGAAGCGGGCTTACACACCTCTCGGTACTCGCACCGAGGACAGATGTAGAAGCTTTCTTCTCGCTCTGGCAGAGTTCCGTTGTCGGCGTGCTCTAGCCAGCCCGCGTACCTAGCAACCGCCTTTTGTAGGATGTCCTTCTGGAATAGGACGGTGTACACCTTGCGCTCTGACGTATCCTTGTTGAAGTACCAGATCCACATCACCGGGCAGTCAAACCGCTTAGCGTAGATGTGGGCCTGCATTACGTGGTCTTCCTTGGGCCCACGCAACTTCTTGAAGTTCTCGTCCTTGATGGACTTGATCTCAATGATTCCGCGCTGACGCCAGGTATCCGTCCACACCTCTAGGATGCCGTCGGTTGTTCCACCAACGTGCAGGTCTTGGTACAAGACATCGGTTTGTGGATCAAACCGTACCTCGGGGCGAAAGGAGTATTGGATGCCCTTAGTCTGCAAGAAGGCGCCCATAGACTCCAGTTTGTCCTGGATCATTCCGTGAACGGCATGGCCCATGTCAAACACTTCTAAATCTTCGGGCTCGATCGTCTGAATCGCGGGGGCCCGGATGTACTCGTACACGTTTCTTCGCCCGCACATCCCCACAGCTGACGGGTGAAAGTGTCCCTGGCGGTTGTCGCGGGGCTTGTTGCGTAGCATTTCTACGTAGGCGGACTCTACGTCAAACACGTCACCCTTACTGAGTGACGTAACGTCTGCCACCGTGCTTGCGTCTTTCACTGGATCTCCTGTATCGCGTTACGCACCTTTAGGTAGTCGGCGACAACCAGCCGGTGCTGATCGTGTAGATGTAGCGAATATGGGAGTCCTTGGAGACACCGCTCCCACGATACGGAAAACGACTTTGCGGGTTTTCTGTCCCACAAGACTGCTGGAGAAAATCCTAGCTCTAAAGCAAGTTGCTCTGTGATCACAGCAACCTGGACTGAGCCGATTCCTGATACAGACAGCTCTATGTGAAACAGGGGGTGTTCCCCACAGGACTGAGCAGCCCGATAGAGCTTGTCCCAGTCCTGCGAGGAGAGCGTGTAGCTAGGCTTGCTCGTCAGCTTGTTCTCGATCCGCAAGGTAAGCCGTACGGTTTCTTCTACGCCGTCCTCTGTCCTTACGTACCGTTGAGCTACACGTCCGTCGCCTTTCTCACTTCCAGCTCCGGAGAGGGGGATGCGGCGACCCCCTAGCTCCTGAGCTACGCGGCGTTCCTGGCTGGCCGATTTCTTCTTTGTAATAGTCATGGATAGCCAGGCCTGATAGGCGTTACCGGTGCTTGTAGATGATCCCCGCCCTTTGGAAGCAGGCGTGCCGAAGCTCATCGACCATTTCTGGCCGATCGCGGAGATACGTACGGATCTTAGCGTCCCCCTGACAGCGAAACTGAGTCTCTCCGTCCCGCTCGTACTCTACCCAAGAGCCCGAGACGCTAAAGACACCCAGGCTTTTGCACACCTCGATTAGATCGCCAATGACATCAGCGCCGGTCTCGAAGAAGTACCTGAAGACACCCTTCTTGCCTTCGTGGAACCCGAGCTTGCCCTTAAGGAACTCCCACTGCTTTTCTCGCCCGAGAACAACTTGGTTATCCTCGTCATAGAGCTTCTTTCCATTGTGGATCATCAGCTCTAGGGCTTTCCCGTGTTTCAGCGCATGGGCCTCGGCAGCAGGACGATACTTGTCCCGGTCCATCATGGGCCGTCCGGGGATGGGCCGTACGTTGTCCTTGGACCGAACCTGGTTAATGAGGATGATGGACGTCTCGTTTCTTTCCCCGTTTGGCAGGTCGCGGTTTAGCGTCATCGCCAGCTTGGGAAGAAACTTTGACAGCAGGATTGCCTCGTTACGCTGCTGTGCAAAGTCCTTGAACGACTCCTGATCTTCCTTAGCTTCCGTCTGAAGGAATCCAATGCTGTTTACAGCAACGATCTGGCAGCTGTTTGTGGCTACCAGGTCGATGATAGCGTCGAATCCCTCTTCTGCGGTTACACCGTAGATGAGAAAGATCTTTCCCACCTGCTCTTGGTAGTGCTCCCGCTCCTCTCGCGTAAGCGGAGGAAGGCCCATGTTTAGACGAGCAGAATCGATCTCGTCTAGCTCTTGGTCGCTCATAGCGATCTTGAGCCCGCAGAAATCTCGCATATACCGCTTGTCTGCCCGGAACTCGGTCAGGTACACGGCCATTGCAAAGTCTTCGCCGTAGATCCGCTGTGTCTCGGCGCACACGCGCCACAGTAGATAGTCTTTTCCGGCGCTGTCAGGTCCGACGATGACCACCGGGGCCGATGCCGGGATGCCTCCAGCGAGGGCAATATCGAGGCTAGTAATCCCCGTTGGGCGGCGGAGCAGGTAAGAAGACGAGGTGTCTGAGGCTAGCCTCACAACCGTGCGCTTCATCTCCGTGTTAATGCGGTTTACGACAGCCTCTAGGCGCTGACGCTTTTCAACTTGTAGGTCCGGAGAGATCCGGGTCTCTACCTTTTGCGGTTGAGCCTTTTTCTTTGCAGCCACTTGATCTCCTTACTTCAGCTCGCTCCACCGATGCCCAATCTGTCCGTCCGGGTCTACGGGTACGGGCAGATCGATGTTGATGGGTCCCCACTTAAAGGGTTCCGACATCAACTCCTTCTTTACCTTGAACAGATCCTTAGACGTATCTTTGGGGCACCTAGAAATAAGCTCATCGTGAACCGTCAAGATTAGACGGCCGCCTAGTTCCTTAAATCGCTTGTCATGGGCGATCCGAAGCATAGCCAGCTTGATCATCTCTGCGCCCGTACCCTGCACTAGCGTGTTGTACGCCTGCCGTTCTTCGGCACCAACAAGCCCCCGGTTGTGCTCGTTATTGATCCGGTACAGCCGGCGGATACGCCCGAGCCACGTGTGGGTGAACTCATGCTCGTGCGCAAAGGACTTCATGTCCCTAATCTGCCCAGCAATATTCGGGTACGCGCGTGCAAAATCGTTTTGGAGTTCCTCAGCCTCCTCTAGGGTGATCTTGAGTTCTGCCGCAAGTTTGGGCGCCCCTTTGCCGTACAGGTTTGCTAGACCAATCTCCTTTGAGTGGTCCCGCTTCTTTAGAAGCATCCTGTCCCGGTCGGTAAGAGGCTCCTTAGCGTCCTTCTTGCGCCTAGCCTCCATGATGCCCTCGTAGGTCACGCCATCCTTGCGGAACATGTGACCGCCGTTTGCACTATGGATGTCCCACCCCTTGCGGATGGGCTCCATCATCGCCTCTTCCCCGGCTAGATATGCCGCAATCCGGAACTCAATCTGGGGGTAGTCAAAGTCAACTAGGTCGGTGCCCGGATCCGCTACAAATACCCCACGGATCTTGTACTCGTCGTTTCTAGCTGGAATGTTCTGCATGTTTGGGTCAGCAGAACTCAGTCGGGATGTTCGGGCGCCAGCTTGGTTGATGCGGCAGTGAACACGCCCGTCGCCGTTGTCGCCCTTGCCCCACACAAGCTTGTGTAGGTTCTTTACGTAGGTGCCGTGGAGTTTGACGATGTGCCGGTAGTCTTGGACCGCGTTGATAAACTTCTGCGCCGGGGTGCCTACCCCGGCGCGCAGCGAAAGTAGATCCAGCGATTTATCGTCGGTGCTTGCTTTGGGGTCGTCGCTTGCCGTGTACTTAATGGGCTTTAGCCCAAAGCCTTTGTCTTTGTTGAACAGGATCTCCCGCAAATCATCTGTAGACCTTGGGTTGATGCGGTACCCAGCCGCCTCGTAAATCCTCTTTTCAGCAGCAGCAACGCCGTCTCGCATTGGTCCGTCGATGGACTTCACGTAGTCCATATCGACCATGAAGCCTGCGCGCTCCATATCCCATAAGACTTTCGTCAGTGGAACCTCGATCACGCGGAAATAGTCGATCAGGTAGCTAAAAGACGCGCATACTTCTGTAGGCAGCGGTTGGCTAGACAGCTGTGACCGCAGATCCTCAGCCCGCATGTACGTAAAAAACGCGTCACACGAGGCGTAGTTCTCTACAACCTCGGGGGATTCCCTAAACACAAACTCTAGCTTGTCCCCGACGCTCATCTCCCGAAACGCAGCCCGGGTGATCTTGTCTAGCTGCTGGTCGTTGTTGTCCAAAAACAAGTTTTTGAACTCACCCCACCGCACGCCGTAAGCGAGGAACGCCTGCTCTTTTAGGCCGTGAGATCTGGTGTCGTCCTCCATCGCGTCCATCACGACGATGTCCCACACGTCGCCAACCAGGGTTACACCCATGTTAGCGAGCAAGTGCATGTCGTACTTTGCGTTGGCGAGATACCAGGTAACATCTGGCCGCTGGAATAGCGGATCAAAGTAGTAAAGAAGTTCTACTGGGAAGAAGAACCGACGGCTCTCCGTCGCCATCGACCAATAGAGTACCCGGTCCTTCATGATCTGAAGTCCCGTGGTCTCTGTGTCGATGGCGACAGGGCCGCCCCGATTCATCAGATACCTGAGAATCGGGGCAGCCTCTTCCGGCGTATACGCCGCCTCTACAGGCGGAAGTAGCCGGAGTCGCGGCATTGTTTACCTCTAGCGTGAGTACGGAAGATCTTCGTCTTCAGAGTTACTGCTGTCCACGTAGGACTCAGTATCGGCGCTGGCCGCCTTGTGGTGGCTTCGCGGGTCAACCCCGCGGGCAACCTCACCGAGCCGACGCTGCTGGTCCTCCAGCGAGCTTGGAGCAAAGATCTTTGGGAGGTCGAGCGGAGACTCAACCATCTTTCGGATCTCCGGGTTATCCAGCTTCGGGAGGCGGATTCCCTTGATGCTCAGCATAGACTGCTTATCACCAAGCTTCTCACGCTTGATGCGAACGTCGAAATCCGTGAGCTTGCCCTCACGGGGATCTCCGCACTTACACTCTAGCGTGGGACGCATTACGCCCCGGTAGCCGCAGGCGTTGCAGTTGAAGTCTCGACCCCGGGTCTCTACGAGGTCGTCTCCAGTTACCGCGTCTGGGAGGTTGTATGTGGACTCGCAATCAGGGCAGACGATGGAGCTAGCCTTCATCGCGCCAGCGCAGTTGCCACAGTAGTTGCGCATCTCCTCGTCGAATACGAGAAGCTGGCGCAGATGCGTGATGCCGAGGGTCATGTGTGCCCGACGGCCAAACGAAACGGCGTGGTTTGTGGGGCCCGTGCCGAGAAGCGGCTGAGGGATGTAGTCGTAGATAGGCTCTCCGGCCTTGTTCTTACGTGCCACGCCGTTTCTATCTACGGCAGGCATGGACACGATGTTCTCCATGATCGTTACGGCGAGCCCAAAGCACTTTTGGGCGCTCATGGGGGACTCATCCTTCGGGCGAACACCCGTGCGCTGCTCAATCGCGTCCATCTTCTGGTAGAACGCTTTGTTGATCGCACACCCGTAACACGGCTGGTCGCGGTTAGGACCGGCCGAGCAGTTCATCATCTGCTTGGTGCGCGCGTAGTAGTGCTTGACGTAGGGAAACCAGCTCTTGTTTTGCTGGACTACCTCACCCGCCTCGGGGTCGTAGGCCATGAAGGTCCACGACTGGAGGGGAGAGATGTTGATCCAGACAGCCTTCTCGCCCGGGTTAAAGCGGTCAAACACACCTTCGGGAAACCGTGTAGCGGAGCGGTTCTGCTGAGTCTGAGGCGGCTGTAGAATCGAACGCCCCTGGTCTGAAAGCCGACTACCAGCGGAGCCGAATCCTGCGCGATGCTTCATTTGCGACATGTTGGTGTGCCTCTCTCCATGCTCTGAATGATATGGGTTCTTTGATCTGTTGGATGGTTTCTTCTGGGCTTAAGTTATCGGGCTGCTGACGCTCATCTGGATACGAGACGATCTTGGCATCGACTCCCTTCTCCATTAAACGTCGGGCAGCAAAGAATGAACCGCGCAGCCCTGCGGTGTTGTTGTCTAAGAACAGGACTGCTGATTTGGTGTGCGTAGCAATAATTTCGGCGTGGAAGTCTGAAAGGTAAGCACCAACCAAGGCCACTACGGCCTGATAGCCGGATTGCCAGACCCACATGCACGCCTTAAAACCCTCTACGATTACTACGGGCTCATCGCGCTTTAGCAGGTAAGGAAACACCAGGTGTCCGTGCCACATGGTGATCTCCTTTGCGGAGTCCATGGTGTACGTGGGCGGAACGTTTAGGTCTTCCCGGGAAGACAGCTCTTGCTTGTAGATCTTGTAGCGGGGTTCCTGCCCGTCTACAATAGCTCTTCCTGATACCCCAAGAAGATCTCCGTAGATGTTGCGTATCGGGAACGTTATACGTAAGTTTGACGCGTCAAAACCTACCTCAAAGTGCCGAAGCGTCTTTTTCTCAAAACCACTTTTGAGTAGGTAGGTTGGGGCCTGCCGGTAAGCGTCTAGTATCTCATCGTCCAGCAGGTACTGCCCCCGAAACGGGTCCACCCCGTCGGCAAGCTTTGCTGAGACCTTCCCTGCCTTTTGCTTTTGGTAGGACTTGTTGAGCCCGGCGTTGGCAAGGAACGTATCTACGGTTTCTTTAGATACGCCGTAGCTGCGGAACAGCCGAGAGACGTGGCCGGACTCTTGGCACGCATGGCAGAAGAACACGGGCTTGTCCCGTGCAATCGACATGGAGGGCGTCTTTTCTCGTCCTCCGCTATGAAAGGGGCACCGTACGAGTACGTACGCGTCGGTCGACCGTGCCCCTTCCGCCAAGGCCGGAGCCATGGCGAAAAGGGACGATACGATGTCACTCATGTGCGCAGGTTCTCTTCAGGGTCGGGAAGGTCGTCGTCTAGGTCGCTGGCAGGGCGCGCTTTAGCAGGACGCTTACCTTTCTTCTTAACGATCTCGGTCTCCCCCTCTTCCGGAGAGTCAGCGTCGTCGCGCTCAAATAGCGCTTCCACTTGCTTCTTGTTGGTAATGACGCTGATCTCTGAGAAGTCGTAAGACGGCTTGTTGTTGATCATAAGGCCGTCAAACGGAACCTCACGGCCACCAAGGATCGCAAGTGCGCTTGTATCAACTCCTGCGATCTTTCCAGTAATGACCCGGATGACCAGGTCTGCGTCTTGGCCAAACGCGTCGGTTAGCCCGAGGTTAGATAGCGACCCCACTTGGGCGTCCGCTCCCCGGTTCATTTGGTGAGTAGCGATCCCAATCACGTTGGCTTCCATGAACAGATCTTTCATGGACCTAGATAGGGCTGACACTTGCTTCCAGTCAGCGTCGTTCTTGCGCCCACCGTCTGGCACTTGTCGGTATAGCGAGTCCGAGACGACAATGTCGGGCTCGTACATATCAATCTTCGACTGCATCCACGAAACACCTTTTCCTGTGCTCTGGATTACGTCAAAGCGGGGACCCTTACCGTTTGCCGAAGAGGACATCCGAAACGAATATTCCTCTTCAGTTTCGTTCGCGATCCTCCCGTATTTTTTAGCGACTTCTACAAGGCGGCTAACCTCTAGTTCATCTAGGGTAGCGTTCTTGAACTCAGTGTAGCGGACTGCGGCCAGATCCGCGATCACGCGAAGCATTACCTGCCTCGGCGGCATCTCCGGCGTAAAGAACAGCACACGCTTTCCGTACGCCTTCATTGCAGTAGCTGCTACGTGGATTGCTAGAAACGTCTTGCGGGATTTAGGTCTTCCTGCAATGACCACCATCTCTTTTCTATGCAGACCGCGCGTAGCCTCTGTCATAGAGCGCCACGGCCACGGGACTCCATCCGGCAAGATATTCCCGGAGTCGTACTCCATGAGAATGTCTTGGATGGTGGTGTCCAAGGCCATGTGCTTTGTCTTAGTAGCCGCCTCAGTGATTCGCTTTAGAAGCGAGGCGGCGCGAGCAAGGTCAGGTAGGGGGTCAACTTGCTTAGCCACGATTTCCAGGTTGTGGCTAAGCTGAGAAGTGTCGGCTCGGATCTTGTCGAGCACCACTTCATGCGCCAGCGCTGAAACCGAGTCGGCAGGATCAGGGTCGGGTAAGGGTATGTCCTTGAACCTGTTTCGAACAACCACAAGCGACGGGTGTCGCGCCGCACCGTCGCTGGCCGTTCGGTAGTTCGAGACGAACAGGTACAGGGCTTTGCCCTGATCAGTGAGGAAGTGGTCCTCGGTAATCTCGCCAGAAATGATGGGCGTAAAGTCGCCCGTGTAACACATGGTAGTCAGCAGCCGAAGTTCTACGGGTACCACCAGTGCCTCCGATAAAGGGGGTTCTTTTTACGTGTCCGGGTAAGCCCGTTCAACAACAAAGTGGAGCCACTACATCTTGTTGTCGGGCTTACCCAGACCACTACGAGTTGTGTTAGGTGAGCGCCCAAAGAACCGCGCCGGCTAGTGCCGCTTCTAGGTGCTGCTCGTCTTGGTTGCTAGACGACACAAGGGAGAGCACAGAGTCGAAGGCGGCTAAGGCTGTGTGAGTCGTGTGTTTAGCCCCTCGATACTCGTTTTCCGCGAGTAACGCTTGCTTCTTTGACCCGCCCACGTAGATGATTGCCGCGCGCAAAGTTAGGACTGCTTGGTCTTCCGTTGCGTAGACAATACTTGCCAGCTGGGTGCATCGCTGCTCTACGGAAGCCCAAACGCCCGCGGACTTGTCTAGCGCCTCGTTGAACTGAGTCGAAAGCTCGCTGACACTTCCGCGGTGGATTCGCCGCATGGTGGCCTGTCGGCTAAACACAATGTGGCGCCGGATCGTAGGGAGAAACAAAACTGGGATCACGCAGAGCGCCGTGTACCCAACCTCGCTGTTCTTGACTACTACCCCCGGGAACCCGTGGATCAAGTTCCCAGGGAGCCCAATCTCTTCGTCAAGAATGATGTGTGCGTAAAACGCCCGGTCGGTCTTTGCGGAGTGGGATGCCAGCGCGTACCCCTTTGCTCCGCTAGACCGGACGATTGCCGACATCACGTCGGTGTCAGGAATGTCAGAGAAGCTGTCTGACACAACGCCCCTAACTACGCCTACGGGCTCTCCCTCAGCAGACTTAACAAGCCGAAGCCGCTGTCGGTGAAACTCCGACCTCCGGAGATTCAGTTCGTCAACTTGCCGGTCGTGCGTAACGGAGCGAAACCACTTTTCCTTCGCCCCTACGTGCGACAGCACCTGCGACCTGCTCCAGTTGCTGAACAGAAAGGGGATCGAGGCTCCTTCTACTGCAACCCCTACGGTAGTTCCCTCTGCGTCTGGGAAGACCTTTGAGAGGTCAACCTTTTCGAAGCTAAAGCCGCTGCTAGGCCCCTTGCTCCGGTCGCACATGTGGTCGGGCAGGCACCGCGACGCGTAATCGTCAACCCTGTCTTTCAAGCTCGTCAGTGTCGTCAGCAGCGCTGCGTAGTGATTCAGCGATTCCACGAGCTGTCACCCTTTCCGTGTTCGTGCTGGTGTCATGGTAGTGGACCGAGATCGCCCAGTTGCGCAGAGCCTCGTAAAGCTCCTTAGCGGCCAGGCCAACCTTTGGGTCCACTGAGGGCTCCAGTTCATGCTCGGTTACCGCGTGAACAAGCCCACTACTGTCGGTAAACTGCAACTCTACGCGGATCCGTGCGCCCGTGGTTTTTCCAAACAAGTGAACGGCACGGAGGTGAACCTCCGTGCCCTTAAACTGATTCGGCATTTACGCGCGCCCGTTCGGGTACAGGTGGTCGAGATGCTGCCGAAGCCGCTCGACAGCCACTTCATAATGACCCTCTAGGTAGGCCATTGCTTCTTTAGTCAGCAGATCGGACGCCTCTTTGATGGAGGATTCAGTCTGATCACAGTTGATTGAGATGTTCACCCGGATGCTGACGCTGCTGTAATGGGGTCCGGCAATACGCTCGTCCATGCCGATAGACACCCTTGCGTTTCCGTCGCCTAGTAGGTCTTTGTACTTTTCTTTGTTTCCCATGGGGCTTTCGTAGTGCGTGTCTTGGTACGTAGCGATGCTGCTGCCGATAGTGTAGAGAGTTCGTTTTCCGTCTTTGATCTCTACGCTGACGGTTGCTTGGTAGGTCACTCAGACTTGCGCGGCTTCATCACCGCCGGAGGAAGCCGCTTCTCGGAGGCCTGCGCCACGTCGCCGGGGATATCCCCGCTCTTTACGCCCCGGTCGTACTCCTTGCGGTCAACCGCTAGCTCCGTCTTGATGTACCCACGGGTAACCGCCTCTGGCCCAAGCAGGTCCATCAGCTTGTGCGGGTCTACCTCGATGCGCTGGCGCAAGCTGAAATCACCCAGCTTGTTGCCGATGGTGTCCGCATTCTCTCGGTACACCTCTGCCACGGCCTCAACGGCGTCATTGTAGGCGGACCGCAGCATCCCATACTCTTCTACAAACCGGGCGTTTGCGAGTTCAAAAGCGCGAAGCGTCTCACGCGCCGACTCGTACTTAGCAATAGAAGCCTGCACCTTGAGCGGGATCACCTTCATGTTCATTTCTTTTCCTCCATCCTCTTTAGCTGGTTTACGTAGTACTGGATCTTCTTCAGTACGTTTGCGGTAACCGCGACGGGTCCATGCTTAGCGGAGCTGGGGTTAGCAATGATCTTCTTGGGAGATGGGATAGGAACCAGAGGGTAAAGAACCTGGTCCCTAACCCCCTGAACGGTTGCTACAAACAGGTTTCCGCATGCGGATTCAAACGTGCTGTACTCCCCGCGATCTTTTGGACGAACAAGCCGCTCCCAGGGCACCGCGCCAACGGCGATGATGACCCTGGGATCGATGTGATAGATCACTGACGTGAGTCGGCTAGCACACGCGTCTAGCTCTTCGTCAGCAGGGTCCCGATCCCTTACTTGTTCCTGTACGTCCTCCGTTGCTGGAAGGACGAAGTACGGTCGGCAACCTACCGTGGGAGTAATTGCCCATGATCCGCTGGCAAACTCGGCGTCCTCAATAACCTTTTCGAGGACGTCTCCGTAGCGGCCTACAAGCGGAACTCCAGAGTGAGTTTCTTCCTCGCTTGGAGCGTCGTACACGAATAGGTAGTCGGCGGGTATAGCGCCCCACCCAAACACTACGTGAGAGTCCTTTGGCCGGATCTGAGAAAGGCCGCACCGAGTGCAGCCTTCCCAGTCCTTCTTCACTCGTAGTAACTCGCTCTTTGCGTTCACCGAGTACCCGGCCGCGCAAGCTGTACCCTGGGAGGGTCAAACACGGAGAGGTACCCCTCGATGAACAACTCTCGAAGACGCTCGCTCTGTTCGTGCGCAAAGAACCAATGCTGGGGAGAGCAAATCCGAACGCGCTGAACCGGCTCTACCAGATCGTACCCGGCAAGGATCTGAGGAATAGCTCCGATCTTTTGGCCTTCCGGGGTGTTGATGACAGAGACGTTGCAGAAGTAGCTGACTGCTGCGTACACCCAGAACGCCTTGCCCTCTAGCGCCTGCGCCTCATCATCCGTGCTCAGAATGCCCACGTAGCGAACCGGCGGAGTTGCCACAACCACGACTCGCTTCTGCCAGTCCTGGTTCTGTCCCGCGCGGTCAATGACGATCTCTGAGTTACCGAGGTTCACCTTCAGGCTCATATCATTCCTTTACTTTTATGATCTTGAACGGGATTGATCCGCCCTTAAACGACGGCCAACGGATTAGGGATTGACGAATCTTGTTGCACATCAGTAGCAACGGCCGGATGTGCACGTCTTCAAAGAAAACTACGATGGGCGATTTCTTTCCAGAGAATGCCCGAAGTACCCTGCCCATTGTTTGTTGAAGCGCGCCCTTTTTCGTAAACGGCTCGCATACGAACAGCGTGTCTAAGCTGGGCTTGTTCAGCGCCTCTTTGCCCAGCTGCATAATGGCAACAACCGGGTTGCACTCCCTGATATGCCGAATCCGGTCGTCCTCCTTTACGCCTCCGTGACACACGCCTGATCCCGGTAGTTTTTGCCCAAGTAGCTCACACATGGCTCGGCTGTGCGTAAGGACGAGTACCTGCCTACCGTCGTCTACAGCCGCCCGCACTTCCTTGACGATCTCGTCTGTCCTGTCGTGGCAGTCAGACGCAAAGTACGAGTAGAGCATCCCGAAGTGTAGGTTCTTTGCTACGTCGTGCGTTTGATCTACTACGTCCTTCTTCGCAAAGTCTGGGCGTGTCGGTAGCCTTTTGAAGAACACCGTCGGCTTAAGGTCTGGAATCAGGTACGAGTAGACGACGCTACCGATCGTGTACCGGAGCAGAGAGTCAAACCCGTCGTCTCGGTTTGGGGTGGCTGACAGTCCCCACCTTCTTCCGTGAAACGGCGGAACAGCGGTGTTGAAGTACGGGGCGCCCATAAGATGCGCCTCATCACAAAGAATAACCCCGAAGTGTCGGGTCATTTCCGCTGGTAGCGTTCCGCTAGACACCCGTGAGGCGATAGTTTGTACCATCGCTACCGTGATCGGCTTTTCCCAATCAAACGGGCTGCCGTCACCTCCTACACGCCCAATGTCTTCCGTGGGCACGCCTAAGAACTGAGTGATCTCGTCCATCCACTGGCGGGCCAACCCCTTGTTGGTGACCATGATCAGGATGGGCACTTTTAGTTGGGCTGCGCTGTGAAGGCCGACAACGGTTTTTCCAGCTCCGCAGCGAAGACAAAGAACACCATCGTGCGTTGCAAGTAACGCATCGCTCCCGTCTTGCTGGTAGGTCTTAGTCGGCTCCTTAGAGTCCAGCTTTACTAGGGAAGAAATGTTGACGCGCGGGAAGCTCTTAAACCTCGCGTCGTAGACAGGGAACGGCATACTCCCAAGTGCCGCGGAACTCAGGTAGTTCCGCGGCACCCGAAAGTGATGAGGTTCCTCCGCCCACGCGTTGATGACCTCCATCTTGGGGGTCACGTAGGAAAACGCGCTTCTTGCTTGAAGCACGGACATGTGGGTCTTAGGGATCCATAGCCAGTTATCTAGGTACCCGGCTCCTGGGTCCCGTCGAGTAAACCTCATCTGCTACCTCATCGGCCGAAGAAATCTACGGTCCGGGCTAGATCGAAGATATGCCAGCCGGTTGAGCCGATCATGCCCTGGGCTACGTTCTTGCCCAGCCTAGACCAGACGCTCTCTCCGTTGGCTGGCAGAAAAGTCGGCGTAATGCCGCCCGCGTGGAACGGGATAGGCGCCGCATACTGTGTTTGCATCGTCTGCGGGAACTGAGTAGGCGGCGTTATCGCCTGCGGATAGTAGACCGGATACGGAGTCGATGGGTACTGAAACTGCTGCGGGGCAGCAGAAGCTGCTACGGCGGGTGACGCAGGGCGGGCTGGCTGTGCGCCGCCGATTTGCGCTGGGCGCGCCGGGGCTGTAGTCGGAGCCTGGGCTAGTCTACGCTCGTAGTCCTCTCGCCACCTTCGGTAGTCGAAGTCCATGTTACCGGCATGCTGCGTTTGCTGCTGCGGCATGTTTGGCGTCGACGCAATGATCCGGTTTCCGCCGAAGGGCTGGGCGGGGTTCATGACCGTGAGCCTTCGCTTCTTCTCGTCAGTCTCGTTCCTACAGTGGAACTGCACTGGGCAGGGCTCGTAGTAATCCCCGTCGTAATGGCCTCCGTTACACATGGCGGCCTCGCCTGTGTAGCCTGCTTCATACTTGGCCCACGAGGAGCAGTTTTTCAGTTTGCCCGGAATTGGGCTTTCTTCCTGCGGACCCGTCTGTACTCGCATGAAACCTCCTTGCAAATACTGATAGGCCGTTGACCCCCATACGTTTAACGAAGTATCTTTGTAGGCATGAACCTCGCAGGCGTGATCCTAGACATTTACGACGACCCAAAGGGAGTCGTTCTCCGAAACAAGATGGCTGGGCGCTCGCTGCCCCAGAAGCTTGCCTCCTCTCGTCTGCTAGACCACGAGGAGCTGGAGCGTCTACCGGACCGGTTGTTTGCACTAGTAGCAAGCAATCACGGGGACACACTCCGCAAGTTTGCTATGCATGACGAGGGGCACCTCGCTACTTCCATCCTCTACTTTGCAGAGTGCGGACACCTTCTTCCGGATCATGTACGGGCAAAGGTAGCCTCAAACTTAGTAGAGGGGTGCGGCTGGTACGACCAGGACCCGCCAAGCTTCTTGAAGAAGGAAGCGCTCCTTAACATGGCGATGAACGCGCTTACCATTGGTCAGGGTATTGGGGACGCTGCGAACTCAGCCCGCGAAGAAAACGCCAAGGGCCGTGAGCGTATGGAAGTCTTCCGCGCCAATCAGATGGCGGGCGCAAAGGTAGCGTCGGGGCGGGAGATCCAGCTTACAATGGACCAGGACGCCGCCATGCAGCGTGCCGAGGGCCCAGAGTCGGGTTACATTTTTGGCCCGCTAGACCAGTTCTCCCAGCATGGGCCGACGCACCGCAAGCTTGACCGGCAAGTACAGCATGGAGAGTTTGCGGAGCAAGCGAAGAAGGTCGCGGACCTAAACAACACCGAGGCCATGAGCCACCAGCAGCGCCGGGGGCACGCAAAGGCAAGTCCCCTCCGCTCTGCCGGCGTGACCTCTAAGACATCCTCGCTGGGTGTCTCGGTAGACCTTACCCACGAGTCTTCCCCGGTTCGCCACAAGGAGGCATCGCACCAGCACTTTGCGATGCCCCACAAGGGTCTCTACCCAATCGACACCGTCAACCAGCTTAAAACCGCGTCGGCGTACTTAGACGAGCACCTTTACTCGTTCTCCCCACTAGACCGGCGGGTGTTCTCGCAGTCGGTTTTGGGCCGCGCGGACGAGCTTGGGGTTAAGATCTCCGGGTCTGCTCTTGCTTACGGGGGTGTCGAGTACGGCCCGTTTATTCACCCGGAGTTGCACGCTCGGGTCTCTAGTTACGCGGGTAGCGGACACGAAGAGGTTTACGAGTTGCTCCTTGAAAAAGTCAGCTCGATCAGCCCTAACATCATGGCAGACATGCTTCGTGAAGCAGATCACGAATCGGGTGCAGACCTTGTATACGGTCGTCCCGGGGTCGGGTTCCGCGACCCTTATGAGGCAGTTTACGGCCAGCCTAAGCTCAGCGAGGCTCAGCCCGCGGAAGAGGACGTGTACTCCTGGCGAAGCGGTGGCGACTACGTCAGCGGCGCGATGCTGAAAGCTCTGGCCTCCCGTCGAGCAGACCTAGACACTACGTTTGGGTCGGGGTTCAGCCAGTCGTTCCAGACCGACCCCGTGGGAATCTTCAAGTCCATGCCCGATCCGCAAAAGGTGGTACTATCGCGCCTCGCGTCGGATAACTCGTCCCAGACCTTCCGCATCTGATTGTCTAACGAACTGAAGGAGATCTACTATGTCCTCTCGTCATTTTGGTGCGTCAAACCCGCGTAAGCCCCACCTGATTGTCGGCCCCGGTGGTCAGGCCGCGGAGATCTACGATCTGCGCCTTGACGTCGATGCGGCGTTTGGGCTCCTTGAGTCCGGCGGGTTTATCCGTACAGACGAGTTTACAAACCCTGCCGTCGCGGATGACGCCTATTTCAAGGCCCCCTTCAACGGCTCAACGTCGGCGGTAACCTTGCGCGCGTCGGCTGGAAGCTTTCTAGCCTCCTCGACCCCCGGCAGCCTTGCCCGTGAGATCGTCATTACCCGCTCAAACACGGCGAACGCGTTTAGCACGGGTACCATTAAGGTCATTGGGACTTGCTACGGCGAGCGGGTGACGCTTAACTTTGTGCAGCCCAACGACGACGGTAACGACGTCCTTACGTCGACGGAGCGCCGTGGCCTCCAGACGATTGAGGAGGTCCAGATCCCGGCCAACCTGCTTACGACCGGCACGTTTAAGATCGGGTACGGGGCGGCGCTGGGTTTGTTTGGAGCCGTCAAGACCCGCGCGGGCCTTGCTGCGATCTTCCGCGAGGTGATGGACGGCGCCCTGATTGACCCGCCAACGGCTACCCTTGACGGCCGCCTTTACACGCCAGCGGCGGCGCCAGATGGGACGCATGACTACGCACTCTCGTATGAGGTCGACCCGGCGGGTTGACCATGGAGTTAGACTCCTCGCACTGGCGGAGCTGGCCTCCAGCGGGCGGCTCCGCTACGGCGTTCAACGACGCCCCTACTGAAGAGCCGTATGAGTGCCCCACCGTATCAACCGAGAGTTTGGTTGATAGCGCGGTAAGCTGCGCGCAAGAGTGGGGCATTCTCGGCAGCAAGACAGCTGCTGTAGATGACGTTACGTCACCTACAATTACACCGGATAACATCTGGAAGCACCCAGACGCGCACCCCATGGTGCTCGCCTTGATGCTGATTGACCGGTACGGTGAGGACGTCACGGGCTGGATGCCCGTGACGGTTCAGCAGACGCTAGAGAAGGACGGCATTCAGCTGTCTAACAGCGCTTACGCAAAGATCCTCTCTGTGTTTGTGCTGCTTGCTTCCCCGGCGCCTTGGCGCCGGTGGGAGGTGTTTCACTGGGTAGCCCGCGGACTATCGGGCCAGCAGCCAAACATCGTCTACCTAGAGTCTCCTGAGATCGGGCACCTTTTCGTGATGGCCGATCTGATGCGGCTGACGGACCCAAAGAGGTCCACCGGGACAGAGGTAGACAAGTACGTAGCAGCCGTTTTAAAAGAGGACGGGATCCATTACGCACCGGATCCGCTTCATTTTGCTCAGCGGGAACTAGACGACCCGAAGATCCAGTGCGAGCGCTGCAACACGATTAACCGCGACGACAACGATGTGCGCTGTGTATCGTGCGGCCATAGGAAGCTAGAGAAACTGCCGGGAGAGTTTGAGGAGGCAAAGAAAACCTCTGAATCTCTTTGGAAAGCCCGCAAGGCCATGCCAATCGTGCGCGCAGTAGACGGTCTTCCTGACAACGGGCCCGGAAATGCGGTATATCGCTTGCTGGTTCACTGGGACTACGCCCGGCGGGTTCGCTCACAAATGGTGCAGCAGCTGAGAATGGTCGGCGCAAGGCGATGAAACTCGAAGTCCTAGAAGCGTTCTCCGCACATCTAGCGAAAGAGGCAGCAGAACCTCTTTCGCTAGCTCGGGGTGTTGGTAGATTTCTTTCTAGGAATCCCGCCGCTACTGCTGCGCTTGGCTCACTTGGTGGAGCTGCCATGGGAGCCTACGAGAGCGACGGGGAAAACGTTGTAGGCGGTGCTCTAGGCGGCGCAGTTCGCGGTGCAGTAGCCGGGGGCATGACGGGCTATCTTGGCCGGGTTTACCGCGACGCCCGCCTGCTCAATCCTGGGATGGGTGGGGGCGAAGCTTTTGCTCGTCGACTCGGCGGCAGCGTAAAGAACTTCGGTAAGCGCACAGTTCACGGGCTTACCGGAATGCTGAACCCTGCCGAAGCTGGCATGCAGAGCACGCTGCACGCCAAGGATCAAGCGCGGCTTGTATCTAAGCGCTTGATCGACGAGATGAAGTACACTAGCGATCCCGCAGCGCGTAGAAAGCTGATGGACGACGCTAGAGAAGAGATTGCTGGGCTCTACCGTGCTGGTAAGGAAGGCGACCAGGCGATTGCCATGGGCGTCACGCACCTACCGGGCACGATTAAAGGTCTTGCTTCTAAGGAGACCCGCGGCGAGACTGCTAAGTATTTAGGAAAGCAGATGATCGGCGGCGGTGGCGCCCTCGGAACGGTTATGGGCGTTGGCATTCCGCTCGGGTTTGGCGCTTATGACGTGATGCAGGGCGATGAATCTGCTACTGGTGGACGAACGGTTCCCCAGAAGTTTGTAAACCTCGGGGTCACTACAGCTACCGGCGGGATGATGGGCGGAATGCCCGTAGGAGCGCAGTTGGTAGCTCAAACAGGTATCGATAAACTGGTGATGCCGAAGGTAATGGAGACAACGAACAGGCTTGTTCACCCGCGCACAGCTGTGTCGGGCGAGGCTCCTGTCTCCGGCGAGTCACCCGGAAGGCTTCCGGTAACATGACCTTCTTTGGTGGAGGTGGCTCCGCGTTCGGCCAAGGCCGAAGCGCGATGTTCGATGGAACCGCGTCTAGGTCACAAATCCTAGGTCGTCGGTATCAACCTTTTGCAAACCCGTTCTTTGATCAGGCAAGCACATACACCCCTCCTACGGTCAAAAGCCTGTTTGGCTTTTGCCGCTTCTACCACCTAACACACGGCGTAATTAACGCGATCAATACAAAGGCGTCGGAGTACCCGGTTACTGACCTTGTGATTCAGCACAAGGACCGCGCCGTTGTAAACAAGTGGGAAGAGCTTCTTCTCGGTGTAATGAACTACCGGGTTCACCAGTTTGAGGTGAACCTTGACTACTACGTTTACGGGAACGCATTTGTAAGCCCCAGCTTCCCATTTCGAAAGAAGCTAATCTGCGAAAGCTGCGGGTCGGAGTCGGACGCTCTTGAGAGCCGCCCCTACTGGCGGTTTATCAACCACCGGTTTTGGCTGACCTGCCAAAAGTGCGGGCAAACGGACTTTGCCAAGAGCCGCGACGACTACTACCCGAAGTACAGCGAGGTAAGCCTTATTCGCTGGAACCCGAAGAACGTACAGATCTTTTACAACGAGTCGACGGGCCGACTCGACTACCTGCTAGACATCTCTCCAGACTTCCGCGCCCAGATCCAGATGGGACGAAAAGACCTCGTGGCTACTACGCCTGAGATCTTCCTCGACGCCATCAAGATGCGCCGAAGTCTAGTGTTTGATCGGCAGGAGGTTTTCCATCTCCGTCGCCCAAGCCTAAGTTCTGCCAACCGCGGGTGGGGAACGCCGCTTTTGATGCCCGTCATGAAGGACGCCTTCTACGTCCAGGTCATGAAGAAGGCTCAGGAGGCGGTTCTTCTTACGCACCTAGTTCCGCAGATCTTCTTGTTCCCGCAGCCGGCTACCGGGGGCGCAGACCCGTTCACGGTGTCTAACCTACAAAACTGGCGCGATCACATCCGCCGGGAGCTTGCTCGGCAGAGGATGGACCCAAGCTACTACGGCATCCTTCCCTTCCCCATTGGCCATCAGGTCATCGGGGAAAACGGGAGAAGCCTTCTGCTGATGCCGGAAATCCGCGCAATGACGGAGATGATTGCCGTCGGCATGGGGTTCCCGTCTGATCTTGTCTTCGGGCAGGGCAGTTACGCGGGCACCAGTGTCTCTATGCGAATGCTGGAGAACTTCTTCCTATCTAACGTCCACAGCCAGCTCCGCTTGCTGCACTGGGTTATCCGGCGCATGGGGGCGTTCATGAACTGGCCTACCCCAGACGCGCGGTTTAAGCCGTTCCGAATGGCGGATGATCTTCAGCGTCAGGCGTTGATGTTCCAGCTTAACCAAGCCGGAAAAATCAGCGACACGACTCTGCTGTCGTACGCGGATCTAAAGGTCGAGGACGAAGCGGATCTTCAGATTAGCGAGTCGGGCTTTCGGGCCGAGGCTATTAGAAAGCAGCAGCTATTGCAGGCTGAAGTACAGGCTGAAGCTCAGACGGTTATGGCCAAGGCGCAGGCTAAGGCGCAGGCCGCCATGGTTCAAGCCCAGGCGGCTGCCCAAGCCCCTCCTCCAGACCCGTTTATTGCGGCGCAAACTTCTCAGCTTATGCAACCCGCCGGTGTGCCGCTTGACGCAGCGGCTGCTGCGCTTGCCCAAGAGGTTAAGCGTATGCCGGAGGATCGACGTCGGCAGTATTTGGAGCAGCTACAAGTTCAGATGCCGGAAGCCGTGCAGATGCTTCAGCAGCAGGGCATGCCGAACCTACCGAGCACGCCATCGGTTGGAAACGCGGGCGGTGTGCCTTCTCAGCAGCAACAACCCCCCGGGGTAGATATGCGTCCGCAACCTGAGGTTCTTCCGCCTCGCAGGTAGTGGGCAAAAGAATAAGGGGCCACGCCCCTTATTCTAGGTAACTTAGTTATCCGGCAATAAGGGGGCGCACGCGCCCCCTTATTTTACGTAACTAGATTATCCGGATCTGTAATGACCTCGGTAGCTTGGTTTGCTACTTCTGAGATCCGACGAAAGTTCCTGTGGTGGCGCAGAACACGCTCTACAAGATTCTTGTCTAGTATCTCAAACTTAGCCATCAACGCGACTGCGGCTACCACAGGGTCTTGGCACGCCTCAAGCAGCCTGTTTCGTAGGGAGCGGGACGCTTGGTACTGGTTTACCAGCCCGGTAAACACCTTTGACCAATCGCTGGTTGTGGTGTTCGGCGTTACGGTTATACGATCTCCTGCTTCTCTCCCTGCGTAGGCGCGTAGTTTTGCCCTACGATCGTGGTCTTGTAGCAGGTAGCGCTTGCTGCCAGTTAGGTGCTGTAGGTGGGGCAGGGTAAGCGCGCGAAGGTCGGACGAGTGCTCCTTGAGTACGTTTTCTAGGAGTACCCACGGCATGTAGTAGAGGAGATCTACGATACCGCCGCCCCGCACAGCCTTGATCTCGCTAATGGTCGGAGCCCTTCCGTAAAGCCTAGACATGGCCTCCCTAGCCTCTTCTGTCATTCCCGCTATTGACCGCATGCCATGTGTCATCTGGCGCGGCGTTGCATCGTCGCGGGTAATGCCAAACGAGCGCCGAACACCGACGGCGTTATCCAGCAAGGCGTGAGCCTTGTGAGGGCGCACAAGGCGTAGGAGGTCGGTTACCCAGTTGTAATCGGGTCTTGCGTGACCCCAATGGGAGCTTAGCGCAGCCCATGCTGGTATCGACAGGTCAAGCGGCCTACTTAGGTGAACGCTAACGTTGGCCGCTTCTGCGATAAACGAGGAGTCTACGTTAGAAACGAGTTCGCTCACCGAGTTTTTATCAAACCATGCGATGAACGAGATGTTGTCTATGCACTTTGGCTTTGCGAACGGGGTTCTGCCGGTACTTTCGGGCGTGTAGGGAGGAATCCAGCTTACTGAGAGAAAGTCGCTACCCCGGTACTTGTCAGCGTCGCCAGCCTCTTGGTACTCCTGTAGAAGCCAGTCTCCCTCTTCCCTGTCGTTTAGTAGTTCACTAAACGCAAGGCTCAGATGAAGTGGGTGCGAGATAAATGCGCTTCGGTAAGCCGCCCTGTAATAGCGGTTCGTTTCAAGCACGTTGACCAGGGGCCGTGGCTTTAAGCGCCCGTACAGTTCGCTTGGCTTTACGCCGTGGGCTACTGAAACTGCGTAAGACTCTACTTCGCAGGTCTTCGTAGCTGAAACAGACGAGATAACGTGCGCCCACTCGCTACCGCACGCTAGGAGTCCGATCTTCTGAAACTGGGCGGTGCCGCCGGGTTGAGCTAGCAACGCCAAGCAGCTGTCTCGTAGAAGCGCGTCCGTCACCAAGACTCCTCCATTACGTACACCTTTCCCCATGGGGGAGTTCCTGCCCCCCGTGGAACCACAAAGATGGCATCTCGGTACGGATCGTCTGGGTAGGATAGATACGCGTCAGTAAGAATCGCTACGGCAGACGGGTTGATTTCTCTGATCATGTCAAACACGGGGCGGACATCCGTGTAGCTATGCGCCCCCTGTAAGAACTTGACTTGATTCAAGATGTCTTTGGGTCTTCGCGTGTGAACCACCTCGCGGATTACCTGATCGAAAGTAATGACGATGGTTTCATCAGCCCGCAGCGCCGCCGGCATGGTGTTTGAAATAAACGCCTTCATCATCTTCTCGCCAACGGACGCCGACACGTCGATCGACAAGACCAGCTTGCGAGTCTTTGTGCTTTGGTACGAAGGCAGCGGAATCAGCGGGTAATATTTCCGGCGCGGAGGGCTCCAGGTAGCGTGCTGCTTCTCCAGCTTATCGATCAAGTCCCCACGAAGCAGCCGTGACCAAGGAACGGTGCCCCTTAACACCTCTGTAATACGAGATGACACCTTTGACCCGTAGCGATCCTCTACGCTTTGGCCACTGGACATCTCCATAATCAGCTGAGCTTGGGCAAGCTCGTTTGTAAACTGATCTACGAAGTCTTGCTCTTCTTGCTCCGTGGCTTCTTCCGCGCTCTTGTAGTCGAAGTCCTTACCGGACTGGATTTCGCTACTAGGATCACTAGACGAACTTTGAGAAGCTGACCTAAGCGGTCCAGGTGACGTAAGGCCCGATGACTTTCGCTGGTCCTGCTCAGACTTTAGCTTGTCGTAGATCTCCTCTACGGAGAGCCCCTCGGCCCACTTGGGAGGCTGAACCCCATCTTTAGGAGGGTCCCAAGCGTCATTTGGGCGGCTTAGTATTTCTGAGGCTGTCTTTACTACCCAGATGTCGCAGGCAATGTTCCACAGGCTGGGATCTCTGCTCCCACGCCGCGCGACGTGGTTGCCGAAGCAGTGAAGCCACTCATGCAGTAGGTCAAAAACGTTGCCGCGTAGTCCGTTCTTGGACAGCCACTCAGACGAAACTCGGATGGTTCTCCCATCGGTACACATTGTTTTGATCGAGTCGTCTTGTAGAATCTTGATGGCCTCTCCCATGAGGGACAGCCCCATCAGCTCCGCCCGTAGAATCAAATCAAAAACAGCGTCGTTTACAAGCCGGAGAGCCTCCTTACTCGTAAACGACGCTTCATTAATCAAGCAGACTCCGTGGGAATGAGAACTTCCATCATTTGATCTGCCGCCTTCGTAAACATCTTGGCGATCTGAGTACGTACGTCTCGCTTTAGCTGAACAGCTAGCGCCACCCGCATTTCCTTAGATACGCCGGCCTTGTTGGCGTTGTCGAACAAGGTGTTTAACCCGGAGTATTCCTTCTTCACTCCGTTGTTGTTTAGCTCTTGGGCAATCGCGAACACCGCCGCAAACTCTGCCATTCGCTTGTCAGTGGTTTTCCCGTCGTCGCCTTGAACTGCGTCGATGGACCCAGAACGAAGGACCTTCTGAACGTCAACCTTGCGGATGATCTTGAACCATGCCCAGAAGTCTTTGCTGACCGGTTCTCCGCACTTCTCAGATACGATCTGTTTCCAGTTGTCTTTCGACCCGTTGTGCAAGCCGTCCATAAACGGGTCGGGGCTTTCCGAGAAGTGGACGGACACTTCTCGCCACCCACGCGGGGTGGGGAAGCGATTTACACCCTCAATCCACTTGTGTAGGTACTCCGGCCGGTACTGTAAGAACCCGCAAACGATCTCGTGGATTCTGCCCGTACGCACACCGTAGTCGCAGAACGACAGAACATCTGGCTCCATCTCGATGATTGTGAGCCGCGTCTTTAGGCTCTCTGAGATCTGATGGGCGTAGATGTCGTCTGAAGTTCTGTTGCCCGCAGCCATGATTAGCGTGTGGGGGTGGATACTTCGATCCCGGAACTTGCGGTTGCCAATAATTCCAAGGAGTGCCCCTTGAATCGGCGGGGGCGCCTTGTCGATGTCATCGAGGAAAAGGAATACACCTTCTTGGCAGGCCTCTAGCGCGTACCGGTTAAGAACCCACTCCATGTAGGCATCCTGGGCTCCTGACTTTTCGGAGTTGGTTCCCCTCTCCATCAGATCTCGGATGAGCGCAGGAACCGGAACACCGCTCATGTCCGTTGGGTCGCTGTTCTCCCCGTTATTGATGGCACGAAGGGGAAGCTCAAACCGCTGAGCTTCGCTGCGGGCCATGGAGGTCTTTCCCCCGCCAACCCCTGCCATGAGGCAGGGGGTGTTTAGAACCTCACTGTCGTTCTGCGTAGAAAGCTTCGCCTGGATGCGGAGATTTTCGTGTACTCGGATTTGCGCCTGCCCGTAGGTCAGCCCGCGCCTTTCAACACCGCTGCTCATCGGTAGTCCTCCTCTTCGATTTCCATCCCCCAGGGGGAGTCGAACATCTCAGCGACTAGCTGCTTCTGACACTCTGCGTGCACGTGGTTGGCGGTGTGGGAGTCCACCCGAAGGGCCATCTGTCCATTTGTTAGCTGGATGATCTGAACCTGAACGTCCGGCTCAAGCACGAACATCGCGCCGCCCTCCGACTTGTCTGCCATCCACTGCCCGGGAATAACGCAGAGGGCGTCGTCCAGAAGATCAATGCTCTGTTGACAGTAACTACAGATTGGCGTATGTGCGTTTTCTACGTAGTTGGCTGCTAGAAATCTGGGCGCGGTAACTAGCTCTACCTTGCTTGCTTTCGCCTTCATCGAAGCACCCATCTCCAGAAGACGGAGGTTCGCACTCCGTCAACAAGCCCTAGACAGAGTCCGCCTAGAAAAGACCAAACGAGCCAGATCACTCGCCGTCCTCTCGGTCCATGTCTTCCTGGATGCTGTCTCTCAAGGCCTCGTCTAGCGAAGCCTCGAACTCCGTGGTGTAGTCTCGTGGGTCTTCATGAGTTTTTTCGCGGTCAGGGTCGGGCATAAATACCTCTACACTCTGATAGCCGCGTTGACCCGGTTCTTCACGAAGGGGTAGACTTCTCCGGTGCTAACTATCGAACCGCAGGCCGAGTTTGAGGAACTGAAGACCAAGCTGGTCGAGCAGATTGGAAGTACGTTTCCGATCAAGGACAAAACCGGCCGGTTTGAGGTTCGTGTGTCGGACGTATCCGTCTCCGACGACAAGGGCGTCGGAGACATCAAGGGGCAGCACGACGCCCGCATGACGGGAAAGTCCTGGGCAGCTCCAGTCACCGGACGCGTGTCCGTGGTCGACGTAGAAACCGGAAAAAGCCTGGTAGAGAAGAAGATTCAGCTAGCTTCTATCCCCAAGCTGACCAGGCACTACAGCTACATCATTGGCGGGCAGGAAAAGTTCATCACAAAGCAGTGGCGACTCCGCCCGGGTGTTTACGTAAAGAGTACGGAGAAGCCCGGGGAGTACGAAGCGCAGTTTCAGTTAGCTAAGGGGGCTGCGTTTGACATCCAGCAGGGGCAAGAGGGCTACCTGCACCTCAAGGTCGGGGGGCGGAAGGTGCCCCTTTACTCTGTGCTGCACGCCTACGGCATCTCAGACAGTGAGATGCGTTCTGCTTGGGGAGACACGGCGTTTGAGGTCACCAAGCAAAAGTCCGTAAAGGACAAGGGCGGCATCGACAAGCACCTCCGCTCCTTCCATGAGGCATGGTCTGGGCGCGCTCTTTCGGAAAAAGACGACCCCAAGCTTGCCGTCAAAGCCCTCTTTGAGCAGACCAAGGTGGACCCCGCGGTGGTCAAGGCCAACCTCGGCTTAGACTCCGCCAGCGTAGGGCCAGACGTACTGTTTGCCGCGTCTAAGAAGCTGGTAGACGTCTCCGGTGGTCGGCGTGAGCCGGATCCCATCGATAGCCTTCGTTACAAAGAGCTGTGGTCAGCAAAGGACCACTTTGCCGAGCGGCTTGCTGGCGCAAGCGACGACATCAAGTCCCGCGTCTCTGTAGCCCTAAATAAGCCGTCGATCCAAAAGAAGCTTATTACCGGCGATGCGGATGTTATCCGTGACGTAGTGCCGCCAGATCTTATCCGGCGACCGTTCTACAGCGTGTTCACGACGTCACTTGCCTCCAACGGCAAGCAGACGAACCCGATCTCCATGCTCTCTGACAGGAGTATGGTTACGATTCAGGGTCCTGGTGGAATTACAAACCCCCACAGCATCACAAAGTCCAACACAGCGATTGACCCAAGCCACCTGGGCATCCTGGACCCCGTGTTTACCCCAGAGTCTAACCCCGGGGTAAACACACACCTGGCGTTTGGCGTCGGCATTAAGGATCGAAAGCCATACGTTAGCTTGTACAACCTAAGGACCGGAAAGCTGGAAGATGTGGACGCTACGATTGCGTCTACATCCAACGTAGTTCTTCCGGACCAGGTTGTTTGGAAAGGCGGTAAGCCTTCTCCGCGAGAGAAGTCTATCCGCATGTCTGACGTAAAGGGCGAACTCAGGGATGATCTCCCATGGTCGTCTGCTCATTACGTGATGCCAAGCTCATCGCAGGTTTTTGCTACGGAGACAAACCTAGTCCCGTTCATGCAAAACGACGCGGCTGGTCGGACTACGATGTCTGCGCGACACATGGCGCAGGCAATCAGCATCGAGGGCCGGGAGCCACCCAAGGTTCAGGTAGAGATTGGCGCTGGTAGGACCTTTGAGAAACTCGTAGGCAGTGGGTTTCTCGCCCACAAAGCTCCGATAGACGGTGTTGTAAAAGCGGTTAGGCCTAAAGAGATCATCGTACAGGACTCAGCTGGCAAACAGCATTCTGTACACCTGTACGATCACTACCCCACCAACCACGACAAGGGAATGCTTCACAGCGAGCCCTTGGTAAAAGAAGGTGACCGCGTAAAGTCGGGTCAGCTCTTGGCCGACAACAACTTCACTCGTAACGGACAACTGGCGCTAGGGACAAACCTCCGCGTGGCGTACCTAGCAAACGGGTCCAACCACGAGGATGGCATCGTCATCTCTGAGAGTGCGGCTGAGAAGCTTCGGTCGGTGCACCTCAACAAACCCGTAATGATGGTCTCAGACGAAACCATCATCGATAAGAACAAGTTTATCTACAACAAGGACGTATACGGGTCGCAGCGCATGGCGAAGATTGGCGACGACGGCGTCGTAAAGAAGGGTGCAATTGTTCACCCAGGCGATCCGCTTGTCCTAGCAATGTCGCGGCGATCTCAGCTTAGCAGCATTGACGAGAACACGAATCTCAAGCTTGGTGGAAAGCTTCGCCAAGAGTTCATGAATACGTCGTTGACCTGGGATTCGGACTACCCAGGCGAGGTTATTGACGTTGCGCGGTCTGGGCGAAACATCATCGTCCATGTAAAGACCCGGGAGCCCGCACAGGTAGGCTCCAAGATCTCCACGCGCCACAGCGCGAAGGGGATCGTCACGTCGGTTCTTCCCGACAAGGACATGCCCCACGACGGCCAGGGCAAGCCCGTAGAAATGCTCATTAACCCGGTCTCAGTGCCGGGCCGAATGAACCCGGGCCAAATCCTAGAAACTGCGGCTGGCAAGATCGCAGAAAAAACCGGCCAACCCTACGCGGTAAAGAACTTTCAGGGGGGAGTAGACTACCTCAAGAAGGTTCAAGACGATTTGAACAGGCACGGGCTTAAAGAGACAGAGTCTTTGTTTGATCCAAAGACCGGTCGCAAGCTAGGTGACGTTACTACCGGGCCGCACTACGTGTTCCAGTTAGAGCACCAGATCGACAAGAAGACCCACGTGCGTAGCGGAGGTCGGGCGTTTACTCAGTTTGACGCACCGATGATCCACTACGACAACGATACAAAGATCCCGCGCGGCGGTGGCCACACCGGCGCTCAGTCTCTTGGATCTCTTGGTATCTACGGAGCGCTTGCTGCTGGGCTGCACCACAACCTTGCTGAGATGCAGACGCTCAAGGCCGATAAGGACCAAGCCCGCGAGGTCTGGGGAGCGCTCATCAACGGGGAGGTGCTCCCTCCGCCCAAGGTGCCCTTCGTATACAACAAGTTTGAGAACATGCTGAAAGGTCTTGGAGTAGACCTGCACAAGAACGGCACGTCTATCCGGATGATTCCGCGGACGGACGAAGAGACCCGAAAGCTTAGTGCCGGAGCGCTGACAAAGGCGTCAAAGGGGCGCTGGGCAGAGGGAGACGAGCCGGTGAAGGGCGGTCTCTTCGACCGCAACATTACAGGCGGTCCGTCAGGTCAGCGGTGGTCTCACATCGAACTGGTTGAGCCGATGCCCAACCCGGTGTTTTCAAAAGCAATCGCACACACGCTTGGGATCAAAGAAACCGACATCCCAGACATCATTGAGGGCAAAAAGAAGCTGCCGGATGGTGGATACGGGGGTAAGGCGTTCCGCGAGTCTCTTGCCAAGCTTGATCTGGATAAAGAGATCGTAAGGACGCGTGAAGCCCTTAAGGACCCGAAGTTAAAGGGGACCGCGCTAGACAAGGTCAACTTCAAACTCCATGCTCTTGTTGGCCTAAAGGAGGTCGGCAAGAACCCCGCTGATGCGTGGACACTTAAGGCCCTCCCCGTCCTTCCCCCGATTTACCGGCAGCAAGGAATGCTCCCTGACGGTACCGTCAAGGTAAACCCGCTCAACTCTCTTTACCGTCGTCTTGCGATGACGAATGAGTCGCTGGAGAAGGGGTCCAAGCATGTTCCGTACAACGCTACGCTGGATACCCGGCGGGGGTTGTACACGGCTATGACGGAGCTGTTTGGCACCGCAGCTAAGGGCAAGAAGGGCCTAGATCTTGATGTACGGGGAACCAAAGAGGATCCCAACAAGAAGCTGCCCGGAATCATCCATATGATCTCCGGCGACCAGCCCAAGGACGGTTTCTTCCAAGACAAGCTAATTGGCAAGAAACAAGACTACACGTCTCGGGCTACGATCGTCGTAGATCCCACGCTTAGCGTGGAGGAGATCGCGGTTCCCAAGAAGATCGCCGTAGAGCTGATGCGCCCAATGGTGTCTAGGCGTCTTCAAGCGCTTGGGTACGCCCCCGGTCAAGCAGAGACCATGATCTCGCACAAGCACGAGACGGCGCTCAAGGCCCTCGAAAAAGAGGTAGAGACCCGGCCAATTCTTCTAAAGCGAGATCCTGTTCTGCATCAGTACGGAATCATCGGTCAAAACATCAAGCTCACAAACGAGGCGGCCATCAAGGTAAACCCCCTCGTTCTACCGCCGCTAAATGGTGACATCGACGGCGACACCGTTGCGCTGATGGTTCCGCTGTCTCCTCACGCAGTTGCGGAGGCTAAGCGGGTCCTTCCTTCGCAGAGGACGCTTTCCGACAGCAGCGGAGATGTACTTTACGCGCCCTCAAACGAGTCGGCGCTGGCCCTCTACCGGATGTCGATTCCGCGTGGAGATAAGGGCAAGACCTTTAAGACGAAGGAAGAAGCCGAGACTGCTTTCCGGCAAAACAAGCTCGACCTTAACGAGGCCATTACGATCTCTGGCGTAGGAAAGACGACGCTGGGGCGGGCTAGGATTGCCCAAGTTGTTCCAGAAAAGTACCGGCATGAGGTGCTGACAAAGCTGGATCGGCCTTTCGACCGAAAGTTCCAAAGCACAGTTTTGTCCGAGGTGGCAAAGCAAAACCCTCACATCTTCGTCCCCACCGTAGACGGCCTAAGCCGCCTTGGCTTCCAGATGGCCTACGAGTCTGGCCATACCGTATCTTTGAAAGACCTAGAGCCGCTCCGCGAAGCTCGTGGACAGATCATCAATAAGACACAAAAAGAGGTAGAAGGCTTAACGGGCCCAAGCCGTGAAGCGACTACTGAGAAGTGGCTGGCCGCAACCCGGCAGCTTCATGACGTCTATAACCAGCACTACAAGGGAAACCCCACCCACATTAGTGACATGGCGAGCAGCGGGATCAAGGCTAAGCACGAGCAGTTCCAGGGCCTAGTAATGGCCCCGATGCTGGTCGAGGATCACCTAGGTCGCCCCTCCCGTGTTCCGCTTACCCGGTCGTTTGCGGAAGGCGTCGACGTTGGCGGTTACTTCCTTTCTGCTGCTGGAGCGCGCCGAGGCGTAATTCAAAAGACAGATTCTGTCCGAGAGCCTGGCTACATGAGCAAGCTGCTTGTGCAGGCCAACATTGATCAGCCGATCACCGGGGTAGACTGCGGCACTGCTTCTGGAATTGCGCTTCCGTTGACCGACAAGGATATCGTAGATCGACGCCTGGCTTCGGACACAAAGCTAGGAGACCGGGTCCACAGAGCCGGTACGGTTGTTACGCCTACGATTCTGTCTGAGGCGGATAAAGCCAGGGTGGGGCAGCTTGTTGTTCGCAGCCCGCTAAAGTGTCGTATGCCCGCCGGGGTTTGCTCTCACTGCATGGGTATACATCCTAGCGGCAAAGAGTACTCTCACGGAGAAAACGCCGGAATCATTGCAGCTCATGCTCTTGGCGAGCGTGCCGCGCAGATCATGCTTAAGCAGACCCACGGCCAGGGCATCGTGTCTACAAAGGGACAGACCGTGGCTGTGTTCGGTGACGTGCAGCGCATGTTCAACGCAGCAAAGCCGAGTCTTATGGATGCGGCTGTAGCCCACGCCGCATCGCCGGTGACAAAGGTAGAGCGGTCTCGCGAAGGTGTGTGGGCCATTCATACCGAAGGGTCTAAGCGCCCACTAGAGACCCGTCAGAAGCCGCTCCAACATGTAGTGGCCGGGTACAAGCCGCACCGCGGTGAAGTGCTTACGCATGGCGACCCTAACGTAAACGATCTGATGACTACGCAGGGCATTGACGCAACCCAGCAGCACATGGTCAACAAGATCGGCGACATCTACGCGGCGGAGGGGGTTCTCCGTAGGCACGTAGAGCTGGCCGTAAGATCCTCTACCGGAGTCGCCCGAGTTACTGACCCCGGCGATCACTCTCACTACCTGCGCGGAGACTTCGCGCAAAGGACGGTTCTTGACGAGCTGAACCGGACAGTGCTTCAGGGTAAGAAGCCCATCGAGTATACGTCCGTTATTACTCCGGTAGGCTCTGTTCCAGAGCGTATCCAGCCGGACTGGATGGGTAAGCTACAGGGAGAAAACCTGTCCAAGACCATTCGGCGGGCGGCTCAGCACCTTGAGACGGCTAACGTGCGTGGGTCACACCCGATTCCTCGACTAGCCTACGGCCAGTTCATTGCTTCGAATCCGGGCGGGCGCTGATGGCTAGGTCTCGCGACGCTCCGTCACATGCGTCTTACTCGCAGGTCCGCGTCGAGGAAGCTGTGATCACCGATGTCAACCGTAAGTCGTACACGGTTACCTGCGACACCCGGCACAGCAACAAGACGGTAGAGGACATCCAGTGTCTTGTGCCCTACCACCACTATGAAAACGGGGAAGGAGTGCACCACCTTCCAGAGATAGGTGCTCTCTGCTATCTGTTTTGGCCTAGCGACAACACGCCGCCGTTCATCCTCGGGTACATCGGGGCGGCCGGCGTTCGTGCCTCTACGGACGGGGAGCCGGAGCGGTCTACCCCAGACGGCGCTGGGTCCATGTCGAACGTGGAGTTCAAGTCTCGCCGGCCTGATCTACAACCGGGAGACATCGCGCTTACAACCCGCGACGAGAACTTTGTCGTATTGCGGCGGGGAGGGATCCTGCAACTAGGCGCCACCCCGATTGCGCAAAGGATCTACATCCCGATCCTGAACTACATCAAAGACTTCTGCGAGAACTACGAGATGAACGCCTTTGGCGGAGACATCTCGTGGACCGTAGGAAGAGTAGAGGACGACCCGGGCGGAGACGCCCCAGCAACCTGGACGTTCCACGCAAACGAGTTTGCGCAAGACGAGAAGGCCACCGTGCGCGTCCGTCACCTGCCGGTGACGGGGCCTGGTGGCGGCGATAAGGTTGCCTGGGAAGTCTACGTAGCCCCGCAGAACATCGACCGAGATACGGGAGAGGTTGCGGACGAGGTTTACTCGATGCTTCTCACCGTAGAGGGGGAGAAGACCGAGATGATCGGGACGAACTACTCTCTACGGGTAAAGGGGAACCACACCGTAGACGTAGACGGCGATCTGTCCTACAAGTCGGGCGGGTCCGCTATTCTTGAAGGTGGCTCTCAGGCTACAATCAAGGCCCCCAGTGTAATCACATCGGGGAACACCTTTTTAGGCGATTCCTCGGCGGCGAACTCCGCGGTGCTGGGGGAGCCTCTAGTAGTCTACTTGGGCCAGCTGGCGGCGGCCATCAACGCAATCGCTCCGGGGAGCGTTACGCCGCCAGTCCCGACTCAGTTC